TTTCCAACCCCTCCGGTCGCTCCGCTAAGTCCAGTCAGACCAGTATTTCCAACCCCTCCGGTCGCTCCGCTAAGTCCAGTCAGACCAGTATTTCCAACCCCTCCGGTCGCTCCGCTAAGTCCAGTCAGACCAGTATTTCCAACCCCTCCGGTCGCTCCGCTAAGTCCAGTCAGACCAGTATTTCCAACCCCTCCGGTCGCTCCGCTAAGTCCTGTAGGGCCAGTGCCGCCTGTGGCTCCGCTCGGACCAGTATTTCCGGTCGCTCCAGTAGTCGTACCAGTTGGTCCAGTTTGCCCCGTAGGCCCAGTATTCCCTACAGAACCAGTGGGGCCAGTTTGACCAGTAACTCCAGCACCCGCACCAGTTGGACCAACCAAACCAGTGGACCCAGTCGCACCAGTATTCCCCGTATTGCCGGGAGCTAACACACCAGTCAAGCCGGTTGGCCCAGTCGCACCAATAATTCCTGTAGAGCCAGTCTGACCAGTGCCCCCAATTCCGCCAGTAGCACCAGAGTTTCCTGTCTGGCCGGTTGCTCCGGTCGAACCGGAGTTGCCCGTTGCACCAGTGATTGTGCTGGTTGGCCCCGTAGGTCCAGGATTTCCTGTGAGACCGACAGCCCCCGTCTGTCCAGTCGCTCCTGAGTTACCAGTCAGGCCAGTGTTTCCTGTTCCTCCGGTTACACCTGTAGGACCAGTCACTGTGCTGGTTGGTCCAGTCGCTCCACTGTTTCCAGTCAAACCGTTGTTGCCTGTGGCTCCGCTGTTTCCTTGATTTCCAACCCCTCCGGTCGCTCCGCTCAGACCAGTATTCCCTGTTCCTCCAGCTGCTCCGCTCAGGCCAGTCGCACCGGTAGCTCCAGTCGCCCCAGAATTGCCGGTTAATCCGGTCAGACCGATGCCTCCGGACGGGCCAGTATTTCCAGTCTGACCAGCACTACCAGTTGCACCCGAAACTCCAGTTAAGCCAGTAAGCCCCACATTGCCAGTCTCTCCGCTATTTCCTGTAAGTCCAGTAGCACCAGTTGTGCCTGAGTTTCCTGTAAGACCCATTAAGCCGGTGGCTCCTGTATCACCAATTCCACCTTGATTGCCAGTTAGACCAGTTCCACCCGTAGACCCAGAATTACCCGTCAGGCCAGTCGAACCAGTCGAACCAGTCGAACCAGTATTTCCAACCCCTCCGGTCGCTCCGCTCAGACCAGTATTTCCAACCCCTCCGGTCGCTCCGCTGTTTCCTTGTGAACCAATTGCTCCACTCAAGCCAGTATTCCCAGAACCACCCATAGAGCCAGTCACACCAGTGGGGCCAGTCGGTCCAGTCACACCCGTAACCCCAATATTGACCCCCGTGGGACCAGTTGGACCAGTAGGCCCTATAGCCCCCGTAGGACCAGTGAGACCTATACCAGTCGCACCAGTAGCTCCGGTCGCCCCCTCACTCCCTCCTGGCCCCCCGGAGGCAACCAACTCTCCCCGCATGTCCACATACAATCCGCTAGTTGCACTAGTGGCTAAAAGTAGAGGCTTACTAACCTGACCATCTGCCAAAGGCTCTGTGGATGTCAATCCTCCGGGAATCTGAGCACTCAAAAAGTAGGTGATGCCGGGAATCAGGCCACTCAGACCTACGACATAACCAGAAGTGGTGATGGTGAAATTATCCAAGTCAATAACGTTTGAGACCAGCCCGTACACTTCAGAGTGAGCATCTATATCGGCCTGAGACCACGCCCATTCGGTTCCATCGAAGCGAACCGCATCCCCAATAGAAAAGCCGTGGTTGACTTGCATGATCGAATCAGACAATGCCGTCCCATTCGCGCCCAATCCTCCGGATGCAATCAATTCACCTCGCATATCTGTGAACAGACCACTAGTAGGGCTGGTAGATAGGAAAATAGGCTTGCTGATTTCCCCATCTCCGGTTGGCTCCGTGGGGGTCATCCTACCTGGGGTCACAGCACTAAGAAAATAAGTGGTTCCAGGGGTGAGACCGACCAGACCCGTAACGTACCCAGATGTGGTGATGATGAAGTTATCAGGATCAACTACAACCGAAACCATTCCGTAAACTTCGGAGTTGGCATCCAAATTAGCCTGAGACCAGACCCATCCGGTGCCATCGTAACGAAGTATATCCCCAACGGTGAAACCATGAGCAGTCTGCTGGATAGGGTCCAGGAGGGCGGCTCCATTTCCCCCACCGGACCCTCCAGACTGAACCAACTCTCCTCGCATTTCAACGAAGAGGCCACTGGTCAGACTCATAGCTAAGAAAATGGGCTTGCTAATTTGCCCAGGGGTAGTGGGTTCGGTCAAAGACATACTCCCCGGCACAGAATCGCTGAGGAAATAGGTACCACCAGGAGTGAGGCCAGTCAAACCGGCCACATACCCAGAGGTGGTGAGAGTAAAGGTATTTTGATCCGTTATGCTTGATACGATTCCATAAACTTCAGAAGTTGCATCGGTGTTCGCTTGTGCGAGAAACCAAACCGTTCCGTCATACCCCAGGATATCCCCTATCTGAAAACCGTGACTGGGTTGGGAAATGATATCATTGAGGGAGGTGCCATTGCCTGCTCCCCCACCCCCCGTATCCACATAGGCTGCAAGGGCTGTGGAAAGAGCTGGTTCGAGCGAAGCGGGAAGCTTTACAATAATGTTGACTGCGTTGAAATAAACGAATACCGAACCAGCAATTGGAGCAAAATCAGTATAGCGAATGGCCGAAAGGTTGAGAAGGAAGCCACTCCCGTTTTGCCGCAAATCTAGAAAGTAGGGCTGGGCGAGAAGAACAGTCAGCAAGGTCTGGATTTGCACCAGATTGGACGAGGTAGCGGTAGACTGTCCCCCAAAATAATTGAGGAACATGGTCTTACCATCAATCTGTACGTAATTGATCTGACGAGTATTGATTTGAATCGTCCGACCATATTCGTTGACAATACTTACATACATCTTTTAGCCTTGTTTAGTAGAAAAGAAGCTGTCTAAAATTCTCCAAGTTGGTTTCCCGATTGATCCAGAGGTAATTAAGTCCATCGTTTGTCTGAAAGATTTCCATTCGGTTTCCAAGGAGAGCTGTGGGGGCAGCATAGGGATACATGCCCGCTCCATGAATATGGTTTGTCTTTAAGTCCATATAATACATTCTCTGGGTTGCTTCTTTGGTGAAGTAAAGTCTATCCTGACCGTCATAAGCATACATTGAGCCAGTAGACAGGGTTTCCGTCTGTGGAGAGGTTGGTATCATGTAAAATGTATCAGTCGTAATATCTAGTTTATCAAACCCAACTGCTGCCCCGGCACGTGCCGCAATCCACCATTTTCCGGAGTTACTAGTATCCGATAAACCAAAAATACCTTCTATGCAAAAACCAGTTCCACGAACAGGCTGCTGGAGTAGTGCATATGAGGTGGCAAGAGTCACTGGGGCGGTTGTAATAGCTGTCATTGCAATAGTGCAATTGGTATTAGAGCCTACTGAGAACTCCTGAGATTGACCAGTGGCTCCAATCAACTTACATTTACGACCAGCAAACGCATTAACAACCCACATATAATCAAGGGCAGCATAGGTGAGGGTATTGGCTGCGGGGAGGGAGAGGAGGTATGTCCCAGTTCCACCATTCGCACCATTTGGCATCGTAGAGGTTAGCTGTTGGGTTATGACCGTGCCGACTGGGATGGCGCTTGTGGTGATGGCTTCAGCACCGACTGTGCCGGGGTAAGTAGACAGTGAATAAGTGGAAGACACAGCGTTAAGTGTCCCGGTGAGTAGACCTGTGATAGTCGTCCCTACCGGCACTGCTCCAGCCGTTACGATTGCTCCAATGGTGATGGCTCCCACGGCTGGGATTGTAGTTAGAGTCATTATGTTAGTTGCGAATGACGCCTGACCACCAAATGAGCCGGTTCCATTTGAAGCTGTGATAGCTCCGGCAACAATTGTTCCTGGTGAGGTTGATAAAGAGTATGTGGATGAAACAGCATTCAGGTTACCAGTGAGTAATCCAGTAATGTACGTCCCCGCTGGGATACTTGCAGAAGCACCAGTAATATATTGACCAACAGCTATTGACCCAAGAGTAGGAGCAACTGTTAAAGTCATCACATTGGTGGCGAATGATGCGGAGCCACCTGTTGCAAAGGTAAGATTTGAAGTTGTTACTGCCTGAGCAGCGATTGTTCCTGGTGAGGTTGATAATGTATATGTAGATGCGAGAACGTTTAAAGTTCCAGATGCAAGAGCAATAATAACGGCTCCATTTGCTGCTCCAGCGGACTGGATTGTTTGACCAATAGCAATTGAACCAGAGGTTGGAACAGTTGTAATGGTAGCTACGTTAGTAGCAAATGACATCTGCCCACCCGTAGAGCCAGTAGATGTAACCAACATTCCTGGGTTGATCTGACCCTGTGGGTAACAGGTCACTGTTTCAGCCGCTATCGTGCCAACTCCAAAGTTAGAGATTACCGATTCAGCCGATTCTGTAGTCATTGCTGCGCTACAGAGATACACAGCACCAATAGTATTAGCTGTCCCAGAAGTTAAGGACACTATGGTTGTTCCAGCAGTAATACCAGTTCCTGAAATAAGCTGACCAGGAGCGTATACACCAGTTGTGGGGACCGTAGTGATGGTCATGGAGGAGCCAGACAGAGAGCACTGACCACCTGCGGAAGCGATTGTTCCTTGGGGAGTCAATGTATATACGGCTCCAAGGGTATTTGCGGTTCCAGAAGTCAGTGCCGAGATGTAGGTATTGGGAAGAATGCCCACACCAGAGATAAGATTTCCAACCTGGATAACCCCATTTACCGGAGGAACCGTAAGGGTCATTTGATTGTTGGCGAAGCTAGCGGTGAAGGTGACGGGGTTGATCGTCAGCGTATTACTTCCAGCCGAGATCGAAGCATTTAGATTGCTTGCTTTTGTTGTGTCTGTTAATAGAGAGGTTGACTGAGTGCCAGTGGCAAGACCACAATCCATCAACCCTGGTGTAGCTCTAGGGGTGAGGATGTAGCGAGTGGTGCCGGTGATGGGAGCGGTACCCGCCGCTACAAAAATTAATGCGTTGGCTGTGTTTGCCAAAACCTGAAGCACCTGTCCGGTGGCCAAACCAGTCGCAGCGGTCACGGCTGAAACAGTCATGTAGCACTGGTACCCGGCCCACTGATTTACTGTCCAATTTTTTGTGTAATCGGTGAGAACTGTGGTGTTTTGAACTCCAGCCACCGTATCGACGGCGGGGGTTCCGGCCATCGTATAGGTGAACTGAGTGGTTGAGGGGACACTGTTGATTACGGCGGTGGTGTTGTAATTGGAATCTGTCATCCCCTTTACCGTGACCGACATACCTACCTTTAGGCAGTGTGGGAATGAAGTGGTGATGGTGGCGTTGGTGGTAGCGTGAACCGCTGAAGCAATGCCAATTGGGCGCATAGTGCTATAAGTCACCACTGCGTTACAAGCTATACCTGAGTCCTGCCATCTTCCTTCTGTCAGAAGGTCATCACTGTAGTTGTACATGAAGGTGGTGGCCTGCCCACCAATCATCAGGTAGGTCTTGTTACCATCTGGGAGGATGGAATAAGTAGATGTGGTATCTGTGGTGGTTGCCAAGGGTTTAACTAGGGTTAAAGTGGTGGCAGTATTTGATGCAATCTGCATATACTGGCCCTTACCTGTCCCGAAGAGAATTTTAACCATAAAATTGGCCCATCTGTTTACTGGCCAAGTTTTAGTTGAATCGGTTAGGGTAGAGGTGCCTCCGGTGGTGAGGGTTCCGCAATCATACCCTTCTATCACATAATCGGTGGTAGTGTCGGGTGGGGTGATGACGGTGGCAAAAGTTAGAACTGTGTTGGTGTTGGAGGCAATTTTTGATAACTGCCCTTCACCGGTTCCACCCGTGAAGTTAATGTAGTACCCAGCGAACTGATTCACTGCCCAATTTTGAGTAGTGTCAGTTAGGGTGGTGGCGGTTCCAGCGACTGTAGCGGTTCCTCTGGTCCACACAACAGCCGCATACCCAGCATGGTCACAGTTTCCATCAGTTCCAACTGCTGATACGTTTAGAGTATTAGCAGTTTTGATGTACCAAAGGTCCGAAGCAATGTCGTAGTATTGAAGAGTATAGAATGGAGTGGCCGCTGCACTAGAATATAAGGAAATGACCCCTGACTCAACCATATACTGAGAGGTTTTATCAGGAGTGATCAACCATGGTGAATCAACTGTGACAACCGAAGACTCAATCACATAAATAGACTGGGAGCCAGCGGTTGCGACAATGGCTGGTGAGGTGATGTTAGGATTACACCAAGTGCTTTGAGCGGATATGGTGGAGTCACCAAGGGTTAGGACCGTAGCCGAATTGTATAGAATTCTACGAACTTGACCCACACCCGTTCCATACGAAATACGAAGCTGGTAGCCAGCCCATTGGTCGGGAGTCCAGGCTTTCGTAGCATCAGTAATGGTGAAGGAACCTAAAACGTTATTCACAGCCGTAGGGACGCCAGTTTCAACGATCACGGGCTCATTAACGTATGAAATGATTCTACGTTGCCCCATACCGGTCCCACCAATAATTTTTACATCATAACCTCTAAAAGAGCCAGAAGAATAAGCTGGAATAGTCAGAGTGTTGGAGGTAGCCCCCAAGACAAACCCTTCTATGCCCTGACACTGTTCAAATTCTATATCCGCCCATGTGGCTGGAGCAATGGGTGGGGTTTGAAGTTGTTCAAACGTATCCGTATAGGTGTCATAACGCCAAAAGTTAGCAGCAGTAATCAAGTAGTAGATATACCTACCTTGTATTTTGTTGTACTGGCTATTATTAGCTGAGCAGGTGCAAGATGGGACTGCTGATGCGATTGGAGAGAAGCGAAGCCATTCCCAGACAGGGAGGTCAACCTGCTTGCGTAAAGTGTTAATAAGTGATGTCATATTTATATATCCTTTCTGTATTTAAGTTCTTTACTTCTTTTTATAGTATCTTTCATTTTTTGCTTAGTTTCCTCTGAGTGTTTTTTACCTTGCCAAAAAGTGTTTCCTTTTTTTCTTTCTGACATTTTTAATTTAAACTCATCTGAATGTTTGTATCCTAAACTATTTTTATGCCCACAACTATGTTTATTCCCTTTATTAAGTTCTCTCATTTTTTGCTTAGTTTCCTCAGATATATGAGCACCTAAACTTGAGCCAGCTATTGAGTTCATATTATAACAATTTATTTGATTATCAAAATATTTATTGATATAATGTTGTTCCATACCAAGTAAACAGGAAATTGGACATTCGCAAATGATCTCAAATACCATTTCTTTGTATTTATTCCAAGCATTTTGGAGATATTTATTTTTATGTATATTTTTATTTAACTGATTTTTATGGTTAGTCCAACGACTTTTAAAGTTTATAGCAGAGCCTATGTAGGTTTTGCCGTTAATGGTGATACTGTAGATTCCGCTAGCCATGATCAATTTCCAAACTGTAACTGGGAACGAATTGCAATTGCATAGGATTGTCTTGCTATATCTATAAAAGTCCACTCAGGATTGCCCCCACCTAGGGTTGCAATGTTGCCAACTGGAACTGGGTTTGAAATGGTGCTGAGGGTGGTAACAGCAGTGACACCGGTAACTGTGCTAACAGTGCCTAGGGTGAGACTTCCAGTGATTGCATCAATTGTGACTCTCTGCCTCTGTGCCACATCCTGTGTGGCCATTGGTTCTAGCAAATCACAAATTCTTTGAAGTAGGAGATGGGTGTAAGCATCGTTCATTGCAGCGTTATCATTTGGAGCAGTCGTAGGTAGGTCGATGTAAATCTGCAATGGGTCAGTGTTCAACATCGAAGTTGTGTTAAAGTCTAGAGTCAGAACATTACCCACCAGGATTCCACCATTAGGGGTTGGATCTGCAAAATTGTATATGATGATATTTGGGTTCTCATTGGTTATGAGCAGAATTTGCTCTAGTGCAAACGGAGGGAGACCATTGAAGGTAATGGTCTGTGCCGCAGCGTTGAATTCGTATTGCCCAATGTCATGACCGATAAGTGTTTTCATATTTTACCCCAATGCCACAGCCATAGCGACTGCAAATGCTATACTAGCCCCACCACCCGTAGCTCCGGTCATTCCGGTTGCACCAGTGGGACCAGTCATGCCTGTGAGTCCGGTTGCACCATTCCCACCAGAACCAGTTCCTCCAGAAGAGGGTTGCCAACTAGCATCATAGTCTGTGGTGCTGTTCTTAGTTAGAACATCACCAGTATTTCCACCAGTAGGAACCCCCTCTCCGGTGGCTCCGGTGGCTCCAGTATTACCTGTATTTCCGGGAGCTAGGACGCCAGTTAGACCGGTTACACCAGTTGCACCCTGGTTGCCCATAGAACCTGTCTGACCAGTGCCCCCAATTCCACCGGTCGCTCCACTTAGACCGGTATTCCCAACCCCTCCGGTCGCCCCACTCAGTCCAGTCAGGCCAGTATTTCCAACCCCTCCAGTCGCTCCGCTGTTTCCAGTCAAACCGATAAGGCCGGTGCCGCCTGTGGCTCCACTCAGTCCAGTCAGACCAGTATTTCCAACCCCTCCAGTCGCTCCGCTCAGACCTGTAAGGCCGGTGCCGCCTGTGGCTCCGCTATTTCCTTGATTTCCAACCCCTCCGGTCGCTCCACTCAGACCGGTAAGTCCAGTATTTCCAACCCCTCCGGTCGCTCCACTCAGTCCAGTCAGACCAGTATTTCCAACCCCTCCGGTCGCTCCGCTGTTTCCAGTAAGGCCGGTGCCGCCTGTGGCTCCGCTGTTTCCTTGGTTTCCAACCCCTCCGGTCGCTCCGGTAAGTCCAGTATTTCCAATCCCTCCGGTCGCTCCGCTCAGACCGGTATTTCCAACCCCTCCGGTTTCTCCGCTGTTTCCAATCAAACCGGTAAGGCCGGTGCCGCCTGTGTTTCCGGTATTACCAGTAACTGTTGAAGTTGGTCCAGTCGCTCCGCTGTTTCCAGTTAGGCCCGTGCCACCTGTCGCTCCGCTGTTCCCAGTCAGACCAATGTTTCCGGTGTTTCCAGTCACACCGGTATTCCCTGTCACCGTGCTAGTTGGTCCTGTTGCCCCAGAATTTCCTGTCAGACCGGTGCCACCTGTAGCTCCGCTGTTTCCGGTGAGGCCGGTATTTCCAGTCGGTCCAGTGACACCGGTTCCTCCGGTTACAGTTCCGGTAGGCCCCGTTTGGCCAGTAGCCCCAGTGTTGCCGGTTTTACCTATCACACCTGTAGAACCAGAGTTTCCAGTCAGTCCAGTTAGGCCGGTGCCTCCTGTTACTCCGGTTGGACCCGTAACCGTACTGGTCGGTCCAGTTGCTCCTGTGGCTCCGCTGTTCCCAGTAAGGCCGGTGCCACCTGTGGCTCCGCTGTTGCCAGTCAAACCGGTAGTTCCGGTTGGTCCAGTGAGTCCGGTGCCCCCTGTTACAGTGCTGGCGGGGCCTGTATTTCCAGTCGGTCCGGTGGCCCCTGAATTTCCAGTAAGCCCAGTAGAGCCAGAATTGCCAGTCTGTCCAGTTGCCCCAACTGAACCGGTCGCGCCAGAATTTCCTGTCAGTCCGACTAAACCGGTCGCGCCAGAATTACCAGTCAACCCAGTTTGTCCATTACCTCCTGTTGCCCCTGAATTACCAGTCAGGCCAGTTTCTCCGACGTTTCCAGTTGGGCCAGTTGTCCCAGTGGATCCGGTTGCCCCGCTGTTCCCGGTCAGACCGGTCTGTCCAGTTGCCCCTGAATTTCCAGTAAGTCCTATACCTCCGACTGAGCCGGTTGCTCCGCTATTGCCAGTTTCTCCGATAGCACCAGTTGAGCCGGTGCTTCCAGTCAACCCGGTGAGGCCGGTGCCACCTGAATTACCAGTCAGGCCAGTTTCTCCGACGTTTCCAGTTGGGCCACTATTCCCCTGGTTTCCAGACAACCCAGTTAGCCCTTCAGCCCCCTGATTCCCCTGTTCACCTGTCAGACCGGTGTTTCCGGTATTTCCAGTCGGTCCAGTGACACCGGTTCCACCTATGGCTCCAGTAGATCCACTGTTTCCTTTGTTGCCCGTAGCCCCAGTATCACCTTCAGGCCCCTGATTTCCAGTTTCCCCGGTCGCCCCGGTTATGCCAAAATTGCTTCCAGTTGGGCCGGTGGCTCCTGTAGCCCCCGTGTAACCATCGTTACCCCCTGTGGCCCCTAGGGGACCAGTTTGACCGGTCGCACCAGTGAATCCGGTCTGACCGGTCATTCCGGTTGCACCAGAAATAGTTATTTTCAGATTGCTAGTGCCCATCCCAACGGTTACCTCATCAAAGAATTAGGAAGTTTTATCTTGCTCGAAAGTTAGGATGAGCCATTATTTATGGCCCTTCGGCCAGAGGACTCCGTAAAGAGGGCGAATCGGTTCACTAATCGGCCCCGCCGCGATGTATTTTGCGTCAAAAGAAAGATTCCCGATGGTACCCCCATTCAAAATAGGTTTGTAAAGGGATGAGGTCATCGTATCCACCTCAGTTGAAGCAAATAGGGCTTTGGGATAGACCTGGGAAGCGGCGGGGAGGAAACCTGGATTAAAAAGAATAAATCTATTCGAATAGACAGGTATTTGAGTCATCACAGCATTCACATAGGAGAAGGATTTGGTGTAAACCCCTCCCAATCCAACGCTGTAAGCCTGTTGACTCGAAATAACTGCCATTAATCCCACCTAACTAAGAGAGACATTTGCGAGGCCCCTCCATTTGTCACCAGATTGGTGGCACATCCGACTGGCATGGAAATCCAACTATGGATTGTCCCATAAATGGGGATCGTGACGACTGAAAAAGGACTGATATCCCCCGGATAATTCACCATGAACCCTTGAATTGGGTAGTGGACGATCTGGCCAACTGGGTAGATCAACCCAACATAAGAGTTGTTCCCTCCATTAGTCCATGTGGTAGACGTATTGGAAGTATTGGCGAAAATGGTAGGAATTCCGCTGGAGTTGGAATAGTTGGCCACTGGTTGGGTTCCGGTGAAATAAAGGACTTGTTGACCATTACTGATATAAGTGCTGGATCCCACATAACTCTTCACCCATGTGAATACCAAGCCGGTGGTGCTGTCCGTTCCAGAGACGGTTTGAATCCGCTCAATTGATAAAAAATCATCATAAGCAGGTGAGCCATAATTATAGCTAAGTGCCATGGTCAATCGGGATGAAGACCCACTGATGCCCGAAATATAACCTGCTCCAATTTCTTGAGTCTGAATCTGAGAAGTTTGTATCCCTCCAATCACACCCGCTCCATTCGTGCTGGTGCCTACCTGAACCCATAAGGATGGGTAACCGGCGTTGGAGGCGGTGCCAAAGTCTACTCGGATGAAGCAGGGATAGGAGCCCTGGTTGGGATCATTAAACGCATACATCGCATAGCCAGCTTTGGTGTTAGCTAACCCTGGGTAGACTGCGGTAGAAAAAACAATCTGTCCCGTATCAGCCGTCTGCACCAGTCCAGTCGCAAGAATGGCAGTATGCACCTGAAGAGCCCACGCTTCGAAGAGAACGTTGGAGGCAATCGCCACAGTATTCCATGTTGTCAAAGTCATTTTAATCCCACCTTGTCAGAATTGAGGCTGTGGCCTGGAGATTATAGAGCGTTCCGATATTTGCACTCCCAATCGCCAGGAAGTTATGATTGGTGCCATAAATACTTACGGTGAACTGGTTTCCAACCGTTAGGTCAGCATTGAAATAGGTGAGGCCCCCCTGTACGGCTGGGTGAACCCCGAATCCTATAGGAAGTATGGGGCCGGTGCCGGTATTCGCTCCCACCACCCAGGTCGTTGCGGTAGGTTGATTGATCATCATCGTCCCGACTGACGTAGACGCATAGGGCTGTGGATTGGTGAAGTAAATAACCTGATCGAAATTGCCGGTGATTCCGAGATTACGACTAGCCTGTATAAACACCAATCCAGTGGTCGTATCTGCTCCGGCTGAATTCTGAATTCGTTCCACAGTGAACCAGTTGGCAACGGTGGTGCCCCCATTCGTACACCATCCGAGTGTCAAACGACTAGTGGAGCCACTCACACCAGAAATAAAGGTGCCTGCCGTAGCTGCGCTGCACTGAATCTGATAACGAGAAGTGCTAATGGGAGTAATCACACCCGCACCATTAGTGCCGGTGCCTACGGTGATCCATAACGAACAAGAAGTGGTGGCCACGCCTCCGGAACCGTATTCCACCTTGATATAGCAGGGGTAGGAGCCTTGATAGGTGTCATTGAAGGTAAAGATCTGGTAACCGACAGCCGTGTTAATCACACCAGAACGCACTGCGGTCGCAAAATTGATCTGACCCGTATCGGCTGTCTGGACTAGGCCGACAGCCAGAATAGCAGTGCTGATAGCTTGCATTTCGGTGCGCCATAGTGCATCAGTGGTGACGTTTACAGTGCTGGTCCATGTAGAGAGTGTCATTCTAACTCCTTAAGGGGCTTTTCGGGGCCATACGACCCCTGTAGTGGGTCGGGCGGGGTGGCTACAAGCTGAAGATTCATATAATATTTTAGTGAGACCGGGAGGAATAATAGGGGGAAAGGCACTGATTGAGATGATTTTGTCAAATGGGCTCACAATCCCCACACTATAGACAGAGGTATTAGTGATTATGGCCATCAGTCCCACCTCACTAGAAGATTGACCACTGAGGCGGTCTGATAGAGCCAGGATTGAGCAAACACGGCCCATTGATGGCTGGTCCCATATATAGAGACGGGAAGGAGGTAGTTGGGGGCTGGAAAATCGGCCAGAAAGCCCACCATGAGTCCTTGTATAGGGGGGTGAAGAGTATAACCAACCGGGTAGACGGGAGAGGTGAAACAGAAATTACCATTGGCCCAAGCTGTGGTGTTAAAAGGGAGAATAATGGGGGGTATGCCTCCTGATGTGCTATTATTATAGAAAGCCGCTGGCTGTATTCCAGAAAAATAAAGAACCTGCTGCCCGTGATAGGGGAAGGAGTTCTGACTAGCGTTGAATTTTATCCAGGTGAACACTAGTCCTGTAGTAGTGTCGGCTCCTGCGGTGCTCTGAATACGTTCCACGGAGAGAGCGGAGATGCCAGTTGATCCGGTTTGGTTATACCTAGACACCAAAGTCAATCTGGAGGACGTTCCGCTAGCCGCCCCCACAGCATTGGCCTCACTGTACAACTGGATATTGACATTAATTGTTGGAGATGTGATAGATCCGATTACCCCGGCTCCGTTTGTGGATGTTCCGACCGTCATCCATATGGCAATACCAAGGGAACTAAATCCCGTGTCGTCTACCCCATAATCAATTCGAATAAAACAAGGGTAAGAGGCTTGATAAGTATCATTAAATGAGTAAATAGCATACCCTGATTTAGCATTACGAGATTCAGAGGGAGTTACGGTAGCGAAATTGATCTGACCCGTATCTGTGGTCTGAATCAATCCTACGGCAAGAATTGCGTTGTGTACCTGAAGACAAGTGGCTATCCACCCAGTTGGGTTGGTAGGAACTCCTGCTGTGGTGTAGAGTGATAGGGTCATTAATCCCACCTCGCCAAAATACCAGCCGAAGCATTGAAATTGGTCAAACTAGAGGGGGCTGCTCCGAGTGCAAGATAGTTGTGTGGTGTCCCATAAACAGAAATAGAAGGGATGGACTGGGCCGAAATGTCTCCTTGGAAATAAAGTAGCCCACCTTGAATACACGGATGGGCACCAAACCCAAGGGGGAGTATAGGGCCGGTGCCGGTATTCGCTCCCACCACCCAGGTGGTCCCCGCTGGTTGATTGGGCATCAATGAGCCGAGGGCTGTGGTGGGAGGGGGCTGGTAACCTGAGTAGTAGACGACTTGAGACCCGCTGATTGGGGAGGCACCTGCACCATGCTGTGCATAGGCCAATACAATGCCTTGGCTCGTATCCGCACCGGCTGTGCTCTGGAGCCTCTCCACACTGAACCATATGGATAGGTAATTAGGATTGCCATTGAACAGCATAATGGAAGCAGTAAGCCTACTGGTTGAACCACTGACTCCTCCTGGTGTCAATACATTAGTCTGAGCGGAGGGTAGAGCAATTCTAGAGGTCTGGCTATTTCCAGTTATTACCCCCGCTCCGTTTGTAGCAAACCCAACTGTTACCCACAGTCCTAGCTGGGTATAATTTGCAGTCCCCGCCCCATATTCAATTTTAATATAAACTGGGTAGGTGGCCTGTAACGCATCCGAAAAAGCGTAAATGATATAACCAGAGGCGTTATTGGCCACTGATCGGGTCAGAGAAGGAAAACTGATCTGCCCCACATCAGCAGTCTGCACCAGACCTACGGCAAGAATTGCGTTATGAATTGCGAGGCAATCTGTCTGAAACGCAGCATCCGTTGAATAACTATTTGTGGTGTTGAATTGTGAGAGTGTCATTCCATCCTCAATGCATTAATGGTAACGGTAATCGGAGTAGTAGAAACACCATAATTCTCAACCGTTATGTAACTGTTCATTGTCTCTACTGCGTCTGCGTTCGCACAGAAAGCCGAGGGGGTCACAATGAGTGTGAGCGTGGTAAGAGTGGTCACACACTCCAGATACATACCGGTCGCTCCGGTCGGATCGATAGAAACTGGCCGAGAGTAATCAGATGTAGCATAAGCTAGGGTTCCGTAGAATCTGACCCGAGCAGGACTACTGGTCTGAATGGACAGAACCGCAAAGGTGCTGTATGCGGCAGCAACTGTGGTGGTAGATCCGGTATTGGGGGTCAGGGGGGCAGTGGTGAAGGCGAAAGAGTAACGAGCGTAGGCCCCAAGCCCGGTCTGACCAGTCGGCCCAATCGGACCAGTGGCTCCGGTGTTACCTGCGGTTGCACCGGATGGCCCAGCGGGGCCGGTAGCTCCAGTCTGACCGGTGATACTCAGTCCCTGAATCCCTTGAAAACCGATGCTTCCAGTCGGCCCTGTCACACCTGTCTGACCTGGAGTTCCAGTTAGAGACCCCGCTCCATAGATAACCCATGATCCAGGAATATTTGTGGCCGCACCATTCGCCACATAGCGGAAAAACTCAAACGACACAGTGGAAGGAACTGCAAAAACATTTACTGATAGTCCGATATAGTTAGGTGAAAAACCAGGAGAAAACTGAACTTCTGACCATGTTTTTCCATCGGCACTCCAAGCTTCGTAATATGTAGACCCCACTCTTCTAAGCCTGATGTACCTACCTTGAGGATCAGTTATCGTACCAGTCTGGCTAGCCCCTACTGTGTTAAAGTTGCTCCAGGTATATATGTCGTGTGTCAAGGTGGAACCATTAACCGCCAGCCGAGTTAACCACTGGCTTCCGGTTGCAGCAGTATTAGTTGTTGACAGGACAATACCCGTAGATGAGTTTCCGGTGCTATTCGATTGCTCAATACCCACTTTCGTGAATACGGTAAAATCTCCAGCAGGTAGAGCCTGGAGCACACAGGCTAGGTTATTACTCATACTGCTGGTGGCTACCATAGCAAGGCAGTCTGGGATAGAGTTATCTACATCTGTTGTGGTAAGACTTCCGAAGTTTACGGTGGTCCACTTTGCGTTTAATCCAGGAGTGCTGAACTCATCATCGTAAATGGACGGGGTGATGGGGGGCTGATCTGGGCTGTATATCGTCTGAGTAGAGCCCGTATAGCCCGTGGGTCCAGTTGGCCCAACAATACCAGAGGTAGCCCCAGAGGGGCCAGCCGGTCCAGTGGCCCCAGTGATTCCGGTCGCCCCAGTGTTACCTACGGTGGCTCCGGTCGGTCCGGTGACGCCCGTTGCCCCAGTCTGCCCGGTCTGACCGGTGGGGACACCAGCCCATGTTGGAAGTCCCAGAGCCATGGTGAGGACGGTGCCGTTCGGACCAGGAGCCAAATAACCATTGGTTGGATCCCACTCTTCTACTTCTAGAACTGCCCCAGCCACAACCGAAACGGTCCCACCACTGCTAGTGGCCATAACGTTGATTGTTATGGGTGCGAGAGAGTTTACAGCATAGAGTCCTGCTAAAGCAGTGGGGTAGCTCCCTGCCAAAGTGGCCATGGTGTAAGATCTAACACATAACGCCACCGACCCAACATACATACCCAGATTAATATTGAAACTTGAAGTAGTGGAAGATTGACCGGTGTAGTAGACTCGCAGAATGCTGGTTGGTTTAAATGGTGTATATGTGACCGTAGCGGCAAGGGTTCCAACATTATAGGCGACTGTTGCGTTAGATAGGGTGCCGGTGCCGGTGCCGATGGTGGTGAAAACATCATTGATAAGCCCACCTGAGATGACAACATTGCCTCCAGTAGTTCCGGTGGCTCCGGTTCCACCTGTCAGCCCTACCCCATAGGTAAGAAGACCGCCAGGGATGTTTGAAGCTGTGCCATTCGACACATAACGGAAGAATTCAAACGATGCAGTTCCAACTGACGAAAAGTTATTATAGGTTGCAAGACCCATGTAGGCAGGGGTTCCGGAGACAGCGAAAGTAGATTCAGCCCAGGTCTTCCCATCTTCACTTTGACCAAAATAATAAGTGGTGGACACTCTTCGAATTCGAAGATACTGGATTCCAGCATTGTAGCTGGCAGATCCGGCACCCACAGTGGTATAATTGGTCCATGTGTAAGCAAGAACGCCAGGAGCATTGCCATTTTGCAGCATATTGATATTCTGGTTACCTGCTCCAGCGGTGATTCCGTCAGAAAGGATCAACCCAGCGGTGATTCCGCCCGAAGCCGCGACCGCTTGAGCGGTTATTTTTGTGAAGATAGTGAAGTCCCCAGCCGGAATAGCCTGCATAATGGCAGAAATAGTGTGATTAGAGACTCCAGGAAGTTGCTCATAGAGGCAATCAGGGACGGTGGTGTTGACATCATAAGTTGTCAAATTACCCCAGTTAATCGTCGTCCATTTCCCATTCAAGCCTGAAACGCTAAACTCATCGTCATAAGCCGAAGGGGAAGTCGGAGGAAGGTCGGGGGTGTACACAGTTCTGGTTGATCCGGTATAGCCCGTGGGTCCAGTTGGCCCAACAATACTAGAGGTAGCCCCAGAGGGGCCAGCCGGTCCGGTCGCCCCAGTGTTACCTACGGTGGCTCCGGTCGGACCGGTTGCACCAGTGACACCAGTGACACCAGTGACACCCGTAGAGCCAATTCCCGTTTGACCAGTTTGACCGGTCATACCGGTTAGGCCGATTGCTCCGGTTGGTCCAGTTGCCCCAGTCTGCCCGGTCCATCCAGACACACCCACCGGTCCAGTGACTCCCTGAATCCCCGCCCCGTAGGTCATATAGCCACCAGGAATGTTTGTCGGGGTGCTGTTTGCTACATAGCGGAAAAATTCTGCGGAGCCTGCAAAGGTTCCGGTCTGATTTGCAAATAAGCTAAGACCGAAGTAGGCGGGGGTGAATCCTGGGGCAAATAAAATTTCAGACCAAGTTTTTCCATCTGCGGACCACCCAGCATAATATGAGGAGGCCGCTCTACGAATTCTTAGATATTTAATCTGCTGAGCGTAATACCCTGCCCCACTTCCAGCAGTTGTGAAGTTAGTCCAAGAGTAAAGCTGAACGTATTGGCCATAAATGTTGTAAATTTCTGAGGCAACATGATATTGACTACCAGAAGAAGCGGTATTAGTCGTAGAAAGAAGAAGTCCCAATGCTGCGGTTGGAGAAGTGGAAGATCCAACGGTGGACACCTTTGTGAAAATAGTAAAATCTCCAGCCGGAATGGCTTGAAGAATTGCCACTTGGGTGTTTGCAGTCCCACCGGGCATCTCCATATATAAACAATCTGGAATTGTGACATCCACATCGGAAGTGACTAAAGTGCCAAAGTTTACTGTTGTCCACTTTGCATTCAGGCCGGGAGTGCCAAATTCATCATCATACGCCGAAGGAGAAGCAGGCACCAAATCAGGGTTGTATATGGTTTGAGTTGTACCGGTATAGCCAGTGGGTCCGGTGTTTCCCGTTGCCCCAGTCCCCCCAGTAATGGATTGACCAGTCGCACCAGTCGGCCCGGTTGCTCCTCCCCCGCCACCAGTCCCACCGGCTGATGGCTGCCAACTGACATCATAATCCGTGGTGCTGTTCTTAGTCAGCACTTCACCCGTATACCCACCAGTGGGGACTCCAGCGCCAGTCTGACCGGTCATTCCGGTGTTGCCAGTCCCACCAGTATTTCCTGTATTTCCAGTATTTCCTGGGGCCAGCACACCAGTTAAGCCGGTGGGGCCGGTTGCGCCGGTCTGGCCTGCCGCACCAGTAAGTCCGGTCTGTCCGGTTTGCCCAGTCTGTCCCGTCACACCCGTAGGGCCGGTGACAGTGGAGGTGGGACCGGGGGCTCCTGTGGCTCCGCTGTTCCCAGTAAGGCCGGTACCCCCTGTGGCTCCGCTGTTGCCAGTCAAACCAGTAAGACCAGTTCCTCCGGTCACACCGGTTAGACCGGTTAGGCCGGTGCCCCCAGTATTTCCTGTATTTCCTGTAACTGTAGAGGTGGGGCCAGTGGCTCCAGTAGGACCAGTGTTACCAGTCAAGCCGGTTCCTCCGGTTCCCCCAGTCGCCCCACTATTTCCTGTGAGACCGGTTGCTCCGGTGGGTCCGCTGATCCCAGTTGCTCCAGTAGGGCCAGTTAAGCCAGTGTTTCCGGTGTTTCCTGTTACAGTTGAGGTGGGTCCGGTCGCACCCGTTGGTCCAGTTGCCCCCGTAGAGCCTGTATTTCCAGTTGTCCCACTATTCCCAGTGTTTCCCTGATTTCCATTGGATCCGAGGTTACCGGTGAGCCCAGTGGCTCCGGTCTGACCGGTCGCACCAGTATTTCCGGTGCCCCCAGTCATTGTCCCAGTCGGTCCGGTCGCCCCAGTCGGTCCGGTCTGACCCGTGGAGCCGGTTTGACCGGTATTTCCAGTGTTTCCAGTGTTTCCAGTTCCTCCGGTGGCAGTTCCAGTCGGTCCGGTAGCGCCGGTTGGTCCTGTATTTCCAGTTGGGCCGGTATTTCCAGTCAAACCGACATTTCCGGTCGCTCCGCTGTTTCCAGTAAGCCCAGTGCCTCCGGTGGAGCCGGTATTTCCAGTCGGACCGGTGTTTCCAGTGCCTCCGGTGACGGTTCCAGTCGGTCCGGTATTTCCAGTGGCTCCGGTAGTTCCGGTTGAGCCACTATTTCCCGTATTTCCCGTATTTCCGGTATTCCCAGTGACCGTTGAGGTGGGTCCAGTCGCCCCAGTCGCCCCAGTTTGACCAGTTTGACCAGAATTTCCAGTGTTGCCGGTATTTCCAGTGCCTCCGGTGACAGTTCCGGTCGGTCCGGTAGCTCCGGTCGGTCCAGTATTGCCTGTTTTTCCAGTCGGTCCGGTCGCACCAGTATTTCCGGTGCCCCCAGTCATTGTCCCAGTCGGTCCGGTCGCCCCAGTCGGTCCAGAGTTACCTGTTGCTCCGGTGTTTCCAGTGTTTCCGGTGCCTCCGGTCATCGTTCCGGTTGGCCCAGAGGCTCCGGTCGGTCCCGTAGACCCAGTTGAACCCGTATTTCCTGTGTTTCCGGTATTCCCAGTGCCTCCGGTGACGGTTCCGGTCGGACCAGTTGGTCCGGTTGGGCCACTATTTCCCGTATTTCCAGTGTTCCCAGTGCCTCCGGTGACGGTTCCGGTCGGTCCGAGCGCACCAGTGCCTCCGGTGGAGCCGGTATTTCCAGTCGGACCGGTATTTCCAGTGCCTCCGGTGACGGTTCCAGTCGGTCCGGTCGCACCCGTAGGGCCAGTGTATCCTGTAGAACCGGTGTTTCCAGTATTTCCAGTGCCTCCGGTAACGGTTCCGGTCGGTCCGGTCGCACCCGTAGGGCCGGTAGATCCAGTATTCCCCGTTGTTCCTGAATTTCCGATGTTTCCAGTGATTCCAGTCGGGCCGGTTACACCTGTGATACCAATATTTGAGCCAGTCGCGCCAGTTGAGCCGGTAGAGCCGGTAAACCCTGTCTTACCAGTGGTCCCTTGAATACCGGTGGAACCAGTTTGTCCGGTCGAACCGGTCTGCCCAGTGTTGCCATCCGTAGCCCCAGAGGGGCCGGTAACCCCAGTCATGCCGGTCATTCCGGTCGGACCGGTGTTTCCAGACCCTGTGTTTCCCGTATTTCCGGTGTTTCCCGTTGCCCCTGTCTCTCCGGTACCCCCAGTTACACCGGTATTTCCATCCGTGGCCCCAGAAGGACCAATAGGACCGGTGGTTCCGGTCGGTCCGGTAATCCCCACACCCGTCTGCCCTGTTCCTCCGGTTGAACCGTAGGGGCCGGTCTGTCCAGTTGCCCCGGTGGGTCCGGTACCACCTGTATTTCCAACAGTTGCTCCGGTCGGTCCGGTCTGGCCAGTGCCTCCAGTGCCTCCAGTGCCTCCGGTTGACCCCGGATAGCCCGTAACTCCAGTATTTCCAGTTAACCCAAACCCCCCGGAGGGGCCGGTTGGACCAGTGGGGCCGGTATTTCCATCTGTAGCTCCGCTGGGTCCGGTAGGTCCGGTATACCCAGTATTCCCAGTCGATCCTGAGCTTCCTGGAAGCCCTGCGGAGCCGGTCGAACCGGAAGTTCCTGCTGGGCCGGTGTTTCCAGTTTGACCTGTAGGGCCAGTGCCGCCTGTATTTCCAGCCGTATTTCCCGTTGGTCCGATGGGGCCAGTGATTCCGGTCGGTCCGGTTACCCCAGGAAGCCCCTCTGGGCCAGTCGAACCTGATGGTCCGGTGGGTCCAGGAACCGTGCTAGTTGGTCCGGTGGCCCCAGTGTTACCTGCGGTTGCTCCGGTAGGCCCTGTAGCCCCTGTGTGACCCGTATACCCCACCCCTGGAGGCCCTGCCGCTCCGGTCGGTCCCGTCAAGCCAATGCCGGTGTTACCTGTATTGCCAGTTCCCCCGGTCACACCTGTAGGACCAAGATCCCCAGGAACCCCAGGCTGAAGAACTATGACCGAGTTAGAAGACATGCCAAAAACTACCTCATTGGAGAAACAGGAAGCTGGGTTCCCTCACCCTCGTTTAATCTAAACCTCTAGGGTAAATCTGACCAAAAGCTGGAATATTCCCATTTTGAGCCTGATAGACAGCCGGAAAGGTGGTCACACCAATCGTCCCACATCTGGATTCAACCTCCCCCACCGGAACAGCCCCATTCAGATAGCTATGAAAAATGGGGGCCTGAGCAGAGGTAAAGGCGGTCACTAATACAAATCTAGGGACTAATATTCGAGGGTTCAGAAAAACGGGTGAAAAAGCCGCGAACATTTTGGGAGGGGATATCAAATTGTTGGTAGAGGACGGACCGTTCGTCCAAAAGGTTTGGTAACCGATTGGGGGAAGAAGATTTTTTGCAGGGGAAGTACCCATCAGAACCTCATGTTAGGTAGGTAACTGGTACCCGGCGAAGAGCAAACCGTTCTGAATCTTCACATACCAGCCCCCAATGAAAACCGTTGTACCAGGGAAGAGACCTTGGGGGCTGGTCAAATACATCCCTCTCGTGCAACTTGTAAATGCGGTCGGAGTAATCCCGTTATATTGAATGATCTCCCCATCAATAAACAGAAAACCAGTAGTGGGGAAGCCAATCGCATCTGATACGTTTATCGTCGTATCAGTGGGGAGCCCTTGAATTGTGATGGCTGTGGTGTAATCGGTGCTTGGGGAAAAAATGACTTGCTCGTCAGAAAGGGAGCCGACAAACTTATACCAGTCTAGATTTGCGTAGGCGGGGCCAGTAAGTCTAGCTGCTGTAACATTAGAAGAATTGGCAATGTTCGGGTATTGAATAGTGGGGTTGGCAGACATTCGATGCACTGAATAAATTAACCCAGAATCCCCTCCGTTAAATAGTCCTTCCCCGTCCATGGACATATTGATTGAAGCAATACCGTTAGTTGCGTAACTTGTATTTCCAAAATCTTGAATCTGCCCAGGAACTTGATGGTGGGACCAAATGGATGCGGAGTTGTACTGGCCATTATCAATAGGTGCCATACCCCAATAGGCAGTGGAATTGCTCCAGGCATTGGCAACTCCCCACCAGTGCGAGGTATAGCCGTAGGCCCCAGTCTGATTCGTAGGCTCATCTGTCCCAACAAATAAATCAATGGGGGTGCAAGGAATGCTTGAAATATCCGAAATGGGTATTTGTGCAAGAGCAGAGGGATTATCCCCATAACAAGCGTGGACAGGAGTGACGTATGAGCTATTTGTTTTAATTGCTAATGCAATTCCGCGACTACAAACTTGCAGATAGAATACAAACCCATTAATAAGGTCAATTGTAACTCCATTTACTGGGGCTAATTGAGAACCCTGAACCATTGGGGCATTGCAGTAGCTCCCCCTCAGATGTGATGTAATATTTGTGGAGGTTATTGCCACATTGGTGGCTGGAGTTATCTGTGCGGCCTGGATGTACCCACCCCCTGCGGTGCCTTGAAGAGAAGTAAGCCAAACCCAATTCCAAAGGGCGAAATCAGAATCAGCACTATTTTTTATAGCCTCATATAGCCCTCTGGCGTTCTGTTCAGCCGTATTTCCAGCAGTTCCGACAAAGGAGACCGTGTTGGCAATATGGACTGAAAGAGTGACTGCCCCTGCCGCTGGCGTATCGAACATATACATCTGGGGAAGGGGGGTGAAAAGCTCTGACACCGAAAGCATGTTGATGGAGGAGGAGTTAACAGTGATTCGAAGGACATCTCTGGCCACACTATTCCCGATAAACTCAGTCGTCGGAGGGATCATATCTAGGAAGGTAGAGTTTGTCAGCCAATTACCATTCTGGTCTTCAAGAGTCCATTCAGTAATGTAGGTATTCGCACCATTTGAGGCACTGACGTTCATTCTCCAATAAGTCTGAGCCGTTGCTCCATAAACAATGTATCTTCTACGCTCCATATTAGTCCAGACGTTCTGATTTGTCCAGGTCTGTAACGTTTGCCAAGTGGACCCGCTGTTAATACTGTATTCAAGATCGAAGCTGAATGGAGCAGAGCCGCCCCCATCGTTGTTTACCTGCACGTACATCACAGTTGGGAGAAATGCCGTGGGGGCCACACAACCAATATTGCCGGTGCCACCCCCACCCGCTTGCGTGGTGCTATTCATATCAAAAGCGTTGGCTGCGTTTGCCAACGTCCCAAAGGTGGAGTTAGGAATGACAGATTGGCGCACAACCTGCCAGCTACACGCTTGGAGATTGGACTTCAACATGGACTGCACACCGGCCACTGTGGAGCCAATAGGCATCAGATATGAGAAAAATCCAAGAAACGTTGACATTCTTACTCCTCACTGCAACTTTAGGGTTTGCATTGTAATTGTTATAACTGCTGGGACCGTCCCGGTATTCTGAATGGAGATATACATATTTTGGTTTACCGGAGAGTCCTGGTTAGCCAGAGTAGGCATCGGGGAATTGATCCAACTCAAAACCCCAGGTATCATGACCATTTCCAGGTAAAGACCGTTATTTCCCGTGGCTTTTATAGAAGCGGGTCGGGAAAAATCCATCGTGGCTAATTGTTGTGTCCCGTATATTCGGAATCGACAAGCTACGTTTGAATAGACATTCCTGATCTGGAACTGGTAAGCCTGCATTGGGACGGTGTAGACGGCTCCCTGTCCTACCCCTAGAGATCCGGTGGTGTAGACGATGGTGAAGGGTTGCATCAACGCAAACCCCACCCCTACCTGGACCCCCACCTCAATTTTAATGAGACCTGAAGTAGCTGAATCTGCAACAAAAAGGGGTTTAGATACTTCGCTTTGTAATGCGGGGCGATTCAACATCATCTGACCCGGAGTGGTATCAGATAAAAAGTAAACATTACCTGGGACCAACCCACTCATACCTGAAATATGACCTTGAGTTGTTAGAATGAACTGGTTTGCCGAGGGAACTGATGTAACCATCCCCTCAACTTCGGAAGAGGCGAAAGCAGTAGCGGATGCTAGAGCCCATATGGATCCATTAAAAAATAGCCACTGTCCTGCGAGAAAGCCATGGGCCGTTTGATTAACAACGAAAGATCCACTCCCAGTGATATTGGTCCAATTTATATCAAGAATACCACCCTGCAACTGCCATGTCTGTTGGTCACTGGCCGTATAGCAAGTCATTCCCTCGCGTCTACGATTAGGGGGAATCGCATTACGAGCAGTCTCACCCGCTACTTCATGCCCACCACCCAAACCGAACTGGGAATCGTGAGTCGGGTACATATCCGTAAGGCTACTTGGGCTCATATACCCAGTGACTTGAACACCACCAGGAAAATCAGACATCTAACTCTCCTTTTTTAACTAATAGTGCAAACTCATAATAATCGTTTGCAGTAAAATGCTTAAATCCATAAATATGGTGGAATTTTTTGTGTACATACCCCAATTTTTTATAAAATTCCTTATTACGACCCACAATTGTCACTGAGGCTGTTTTACTTATAAGCATCAAGCCTCCTCATGATATCACCACGTTAAGTGCCCCACCAATTTGGTAATAAGTCCCAAAAACATTATAATTTATAGAGATGCCATATGAGTTTATTACTGTAATTATGTAGGGGATGCTGAATGGTACGTTCAAATTAGTGCTTTGATCTTTGAAAGCAATTGGGGTTCCCATAGAAACCGGGAAACAAAGGTACTTAAACTCTCCTGGTGAAGCAATAAAGTCGTAGATTCCGGGGAAAGCAGATTGTAGTCCGCTAACCCGAAGTCCCGTGATATCAGAAGCAGCTAGTAAGGAAGAAGAACTTTCTCCATAATATACCCTGTCATACCAAGAAATGGTGAAATTAGCGGAAAATGTATCACTTTCTGAATCAATTCCGGTTATTCTAAAGTTTTCTGAGCTTACAGAGGTCTTAGTGACCCCTGCATATGTTGCGGAGAACGGAGAAGTCAGTGAGAGTCCGGTCCCCAACGTGACAGAGGCGGTAGTGTCTGAAATTGCAACCGTATTGGCCACCGCATTGCTCAGATTTGTAACGGACCATGCGAACACTGGGTTAGCAGAGCTTGTGGCCCCAACTTCCAGAGAAGTGCTCTGAGATTCGATAGAAAATCCTGAGAAAGCTGGAGTTTGATAAGGATTCCCCCCTCCCCCACCCCCTCCTCCGCCAATTTTGACATACCCAGAAGTGGGGCTGTCCGCGACGAAAAGGGGCATAACACTTGTCCCCGAAACGGGGCTCATCCCACCGGGGGTACCGTTGGAGAGGTAGTAGAGGGCTCCGGGGGATAAGCCGGTTAGGCCAACTGAAGAGTCCACATAACCTTCGAGCGTCAAGACAAACACATCAACCGTGGCAACCGCACTAACCATACCGATAATCACTGAGGAACTGGCGTTATTTGCCTGCCCCAAAGCGTAGGCGGTGCCGTTAAACCAAAGCCAGTCCCCCACAGCGAAGCCATGAGCAGTTTGGGTAATTTGCTTTACGCTTGCCTGAAGGGCACTTAATTGATTTGGATTATTCACCTGACTCGGCTCCCTCAACAAAGGGTTGAGAAGTGAGAAAACCTTTGTTATGAAGCGTGAGCAGTTCCGGCAGTTGGCAGAAGGAAATTTAGCACGATGGTTCCGACCCCATCAAACGTCAAATCACGAGCCACATCATTCCCATTTGTGTCAATGACAGAAATATTGACATAATGACCTGTGGGATTGGGGAAAGTCCAAGTGAGTGCCGGAGTTGTTTGGATATATTCGAAGTATTTAACCAAACGCCCCCCATTTCCGCCCGTATCCATGGGGATGTTTGGCTGGTAGATGAATTTATCCACATCAGTTGCACGACCTACCGCAATAATCCATCGGCAATTAGTGTTAACGTAATTGAAGTCATGAGTCAGTAAACCACCAGGGCCAACATAAAGAATTTGACCAGGAAGGAGGTTCCCAGAGGAGGCCAACGGAGTTGTATTGGAACCTGCCACCCCGGAAGGAGAAGCACTGGCCTGTATGGGCATGACCGTAGAGGTGGTGATCTGATACTCCTGGCCATACATCAGGGCTGTCGAAACCGTCTGATTGGCCGCAGCGTTGTTCAGGACCACCCCATCATAGTAAGGGGTATCAGGCTGGTCTATCTCCGGAGTAATCGGAAGGGCCTTTCCATCGGCATTTGTGTAGACTGCGGTCAACGAAACCAATGGAGTGGCGGCGGGTTGCTGCTTAACCCCACTCCCTAGAATACCCCATGTATATTTTCCATACACCGGTTCCATATCTGTCCCAGATAGTTTGAGGTTAGAAGTGATTTTTGATATTAACTGGTCTACTGAGACCGCCGCAGTGGACTCAGAGGTGTCTGAGGTGGTGGGGATGGTGCTGATGCCACCAGATTGAATGATTTGACCATCGGCGGAGACGGTAAATCCATAAGAGGAAGTGTCCAATGTGAAGGCTAGGCACTGGAAGTTGAAATTAGGTAAAAGTGTAGCGGGGCTTTGGCCATTTGTGGAGGCGTAAATCTGCACTGTGTCATTTTTATTGAAAATTATCGTCTCATTCAATTGAATCGTAACCTGATCAATCACGTTATGTGATGCCTGCGTGAAGACAGGGACTCCGTTAATCCAGATTTGAACCTCGCGTACGGCTGGGACGGTCAATGCTCCAAAAATGTAGGTTCCGGTCAACAGATAACTCCCAGCGGTTTGAATAGTGAATAGTCCGGAAGAAGTGACGTTCCCAACGATGTCTAAAGGGGTGGTATCGAAGCGAAGTAATGATGTGGTCGATGGACTGATGGAGGCCCCAACACTACTGGAAACCTGGAAACCCTGAATCACTGAATTCGCAACGATGGCCTTCAAATTAGATATCTCTTGTGAGGCGACAGCGATAGATTTGTTTCCATTATTCAACGCAGTGGCCCAGGCGCTGTTTAGGTCCAGCATAGTAAGTTGAGTGGTGACAGGGAGGGACTGAATGTCTGGGCGGCTAAGGAAAGTCTGGGCATCAAACGTTAAATTAGGGGAAATTCCATTCCAACCTGCTGATTGGTCGTCTGGAGGAACCCAAAGTCCCTGAGCATTGGCACTTGTATCAATTGCTGTGGGGAGATTGATCACATCAACCCCAGGAACCCATCCGGAGGAACGTGTGATTGCATCCGTATAGAGATAAGTGTAGAGAGCAATGTCCCCTAGTGGATTGACAGCCGAATCTATGGTCTGCCAATAATTCATCACGTAGGGCAGTGCCGCTGGGCTCTCTGAATTTGAATTGCTGGAAGCTACCAATGTGTTGAAACTTGCCGCCCACTCACGCCAGTATTGACTGTACCGATCCACTTCAGTTGCAATGGCAAACTGGTCGTATATGAAACGATAGCTTGGATTTTGGGACTGAAATTGTGAATTATTCTGAATAGCGGTCTGACCAACTGCGATTGCGGCATTAACTTGCTTAGTCCAAGCGGGGTCAATCATAATAGTTGAGGGATAAGCAGCTAGCCCATCAGAATTTAACGTAATCGCTAGGCTACGAGTGCCAATAGTGGTTTCCGAAAAGTCTAATGCCCCATCCGTATAGCCAAAAAATGAAGAAATGGCTGAAGAATCCCATGTGGTATTGCGCGTGTACCCTAGAAGAGAGGCTTCCACATAGGATAGCTGCCAAAGAAGAACGCTGAGTTCTGGATCTTGCATACTATTAAGGACAGCAAGAATAGGGAGGTCGGAAGGCCCACTAAGGATATTATTTGGATCCAGACCGTTCCATGGGGTGGGGGTGTTCTGCAAATAAGCAATGGAGGGGGCAATATACTGCTGGTAAGTAGCCTCATATTCTGGAATCCAAGAACCAGCCCGACCCTGACGGCACAGGTAGAGATAGATGATCCATGCGGCAGAAATGTTAGAGTCTCGGTTAGCATTTACTTGTCCGAGGTTGATAGCAGAAACTATATCAGTCTTAAAGATGGCTGAATCCACAGTCGGGGCAATCGGCAGGTTAGCCGCAGAGGCTATGTTTGCAATATACACCGCTGACGGCAGGTTATAGTTGTTTATAATGGATGCTGGGGCTGGCAGGGAGCCTTGGAAGTCAGTTGTGGGGTTGAATGAGGATGGGTAGAGGGGGGTTGTGGTAGTTGGGGGGTTTAAGAATAGAGATTGGAATTCAGGGTCAGCCTGTTGATCCGAAGAGACAACAAAGCCAGCGAATGGACCACTACCAGGAGCATCCGGAGTGCCTAGGGCTGGGTTGACGGGTAGGGTAACCGAGGGGGCCACTGATCCTGCGGTTACGGGGGTTGGGGAAACGAATGAGGCCGAAGCGATTGGTGAAGTCGCATTCGTAATCGTATTTCCGTATGGGGATATGGCAATCCCCGGAGAGTAAAATGGTTTGGGAGACTGAATCGAGCATTGTGGAAATGTGAAATGTAAATTCATTGAAGGGAGCCCAAGTTTCAGCCCCTTAAGATTGAATCCCTGGAAATTAAATAGATTTCCGAGCAAAAATGCGAGAGATGGGAGTTTCGGAAGATGAAAATTGCAAATCTGGCTCAAAAGCAAAGCAATGGCGTTAAGAATCGACTGAATCATCGCAACCATGTTACGAATCATGGTTTCGATCAGAGCGATGATATTAATGATGGCTTGAACGGTCTTGATTACATTATCGATAAACGTAACCATCTGTTTGATGAACACAATGACTTGGGCAATGCAGGCCGGAGGGGCGGAGGTTGGTGGTAGAGCCGCCAACATGGCGTTGATAATATGATTCAATTCAGATTTAATCCATTGCATCAATTCCTGCTCCATCTTCTTTACTTCATAGATGAGTTGACCGATTTCCTGTTCAACCATTCTCCCATCAGTCATGGCCGTATGATACTGGCTTTCAATCCAGGGTAGGCATGGAACATTTGCAGGCTGGCTTACACCAGCCGGAGCGTTAATGGGGAGAAAAGTAGAGGCAGGCATGGGTTAATTACCACCAGTCGGGGAGAGGAAAGAAGGGGAGGAGGGGTTTGTCGATGGGAGAGAGTCATCTGTCTGATTGATCACATCCGCACCACCCTCATATTGCTGAATTCCACCTGTTCCGGACTCTCGATAGTTGATAGAATTGCCAACATCCAGAATAGCGGTTGCTCTTCGAATGTCAGCCGTGTGGGTCAGAGCGAGTCGATGATTAGTTTCAGAAATTATGTCCCCCGTAACATTGAGGTGGAGATTTCCTTTAATTACAATGTCCACATCTCCGTTAATTTCCAATCGGATCGCCTTGGTGTAATTTGAAGCAGAGCTTGTCTGATTTGAACCAATCGTGGCCTCAATCGCCCCATCCAACTGTGCGATAAGCGAACGACCCATGCTATCCGCCCCAATGGCAGCAAGAATAGCCCCAGCTAAATCGAATGTGGCAGAGAGGCCCACATTATCATTCTTTCCGGCTCGAACGAATAGATCCCGAACCGCATGGATATCGGCAGAACTTCCCAGATAGTCCACAAACCCCCCCGTTGCATCCCCGGCCCATGAATCATAGGGAGAGATGCCAATCGGTGGGGCATTTCCAAGCAGGGGTTGACCAACTTTGGTCAAATCGTGAAACTGGTAGATCGTATCTAGGGCTGCGCCTCTGGTTGCGGTTGAAGCAAGCTGGTACACGGGGCGATTGGGACTACGGGAGTCTAGGCGATTTGAATCTGTGATGGAGTAAGGGGTTTTACCTTGACCATCTTGATAACCGTTAAAGAAGTGACGGCGTTTTGAGCCCTTGTTCCTACCACCAAGACGGAGAACCATACCACCATCCAATGCGGCTCTGAGACTCACATTCTCTGCTCCAGTCTTCGCACTAAGATTTCCTGCGTCTCCAGGATTCAGCTTCACTCCAGTGGTTGTACCCGTAAGGGGATTTTTAAACTGAGCGCCCCAATATTGAAGAGAGCGATCTGTGACCATATCCTTCAGCCCCCGAATTTGTGTCTGAGATACACGGCGGAAGTTGGGAACGGAAGCGTCATCAGCACCAAGACGGAGAACCGCACCCCCGGTGGTTTGAATGTCCAAACTTTCTTCTTCATCCCGGTTTTTACCAACCACCAGCTTGACCGAACCAGTGAAATTACCTTCAAGAGAGCGACCCGCACCATGAGGATGCTCATATTTGCCTGAATCCCAGACGATATTCTCTTTAGGGAGGGTTGAGCCAATCTCAAACAGGGCCATCCCCTCTTTGGTGACTTCAAAACGAGTCGTATTGTATTCATAGGGAAACCGGAGGGACCAAGCGGAGGCGGCTAGACGGGCCTCAGACTGGTCAGTCATCTTGGTGATCGCAGAGTAGCCGGACATCGTATCCGCAGCAAAGCGGCCCGCTGTGGTGAGCGGAAACACCATCGGCTTGAGCACCTTCCCATAGGTGGTAGCATCAAACATATTGGATCCGACGACCGTTCCTTCGGCTTTTTCAATAATCCATCCTCTGCGACGAGGGGTGGGGCCGTCATTCAAGGCTGGGCCGACTCCAGGGTTCTCAATGGGGTTGTTGGGGTGATCCCATGGTTGTGCGAAGGGCCATGCCTGATCTTCCACATACATGCTTTCTGGAGTAGAGGTGTACTCCGACTCATCAAGCACGGTGGTGCGGCTCCACCAATCCGGATTGGGTTGTACGGTGCCGAGAATCTTATCCCACATGTCTGTTTCATAGATTTCATGGGGAACCGGATAGTCCAACCCAAACTCTTGAATTTTCTCCACATGTTCAACAAATGGAATCATATCCTGGACAAGGAGGTCATTCTGCCCGTAATAACGAGCCGCCCAGTCAGTTACGGTAGGATTCAGATACAAAATCCATTCCTTGGACCCATCTGGAAGGATGTGTGGGGTGATATCAGGTAGCACACCGGATGGAGATGTCTTGGAAACCGCTTGAGGACGATGCACAAACCCAGTGTATTCGAGGGAGGCATCCGTTCTGGTGATTTGCCGTCCGGTGCTGGATATACGAGTGCGGCGGAACGGATCCAATTGGTCACGGCTCAGGTCCATTGCGGCTTGATCCCAGCCGTTGGCGAACTTTGCTGTGTAGCCGTCTGTCTTGGCAATCGTGTGTTGACCCGGATAGGCTTTGCGATAGACTCCACGGGATCTATCCGTCCATTCTCCTAGGGGTTCGGTAGCAGTGAGTAAGGCACGTTGTGCGACCGCATCCTGAGAAGCCGTAGTTGAAGAGAGGAAGTAAGATATAATAACATGTTGAGAGAACCCCTTACTCCACTCCACCGTTGCAGCGAGACAAGCAGTACCTTCTTCAGGCATATCAACGTCAGTGCCTTCGACTGAAGAGGAGTTTGCAGGAAATGCCGAGACATCTTGGTAGATTTGATTGTGCCGGAGGTCGCGTATTGCTACAACTTTGCGTTCATAGTCAACCCGCACTATAATTGCAGGGAATATTTGGTATTGTTCATCAGAGCGGGTGGCCTCAGCTAATGTAGGCTTGGCTGGTGCTTTACGAAAAGACTCTAAAACCATTTACTACCCCCCACCACTTAGAATATTTCCAATATTTGTTAAGGTTTGCCCCAAAGTGTCCCCAGTATATGTTGCGTTTGTACCAGTTGTGTATGCTGGATTTTGTGTAGCCCCAGTTGGTCTGAGACCAAGAATTGCTCCGTACGGGGAACTAACAAAGGTTGCACTCATACTAAGTAATACTCCACTGAGAGGACCATTTGGTGGGGCATACCCTCCAATATCAGTATTTTGAGTAAGGGTGGAAACCGCGTAAGGACCAACATTGTTGCTATTGGTTGGGCCTATGAACCCTTGAAGGAAAACTTGTAGTGCATCCACGTTATTCGACCATGTTTGCAAACCAGAGGAATCAGAAGATTGGGGAACTGATGAGGCGGCTCCCAAAGTCCCTGAGGCTGCCCCGGAGGCTGAATGATTTGGATTTGACCAATTCGGAATGGCAAAACTGGTCTCCGTCACCCCCATATCACTGGCTGAGTAGGCAAGTTCAAAATAAGGAACATTAGTTTTATCAAACTTCTGAATCGGGAAATCCTGAGTAATCAGTGTGTCTCCATTTGGTAAATTAGCCTTAACTTTGGGAGTGGAATTATTGGCTAAAAGCTCTGTTGCTGCATTTGATGAATTAAGATGAGTGGTCAGACCAGCAGTCAAAAATGCTGACACTGTAAAATTAGCGGGTGAAGATGAAGAGGCGGAAGAATCAGTGGCTGATGATGGCCATGCATCTGTAGTGAAAGTGATTAGTGCATCAGTTAAGGTGGCGTAACGACCCCAAGGAAATGGGGAAATCACTTCGTAACCTTTCTCATTTGTGTAAGGCTGTACCATGGTAGTGCGGTCAATATAATTCCCATCTGCCACTTTTGCTTTAGAAAAAACTGTTCCAGTTGCCACATCCAACCCACCATTATACCATGTGCCCGTTCCATCAGGAGGGGTTTCGTTCCCAAAGGGAACTTTAGTGCCATCAAGACCATATGCCCCATCTCCCCCATCATTCTGGATTCTCCATGTAGAAATATTAGCACCAACAGGCATATCATTACGAGTTTCGTATATACTTCCCATTATTTGAGCCAAATATTCTCTCACTGCTACCTGATCTGGGCTGCGAGTTTCAGTAGCAACCAGAGGAACTGAGGAGATAACTCCAGCCTTAGCAAGGACATTCCCACTTTGAGAATCATATTGAGTCGCAGAGGAAGAAGTAAAAGCGTGAACTAGATTTGGTTGGGCGGCATATATTTGAACTGATTGAGAAACATCTTGTCCATTAATGTTCTGTGTTATGTTTTGTGGTTGAAGGAAGAGAGGACGTTTTCTCACAAAATTACAGGTGAGACTAGTCGTCGCCTGTCCTCCCACATTATAGCTGTGTGCGATGCCCGTGATATAAGCATACATATCTTTGTGAGGCATATAAACAGTAAACCCAAGTCTAAGCTCAGGACGAAGTGGAATAGATGCAGAGTACGTTGTAAAACCTATATTGGCCCTAGCCAACTCAGCAGCACAAAATCCATAAGCAGCCCGTAAGTCGTTATAGAGAAATCCACAGGGTTTGGCTTGTTCTTGGCGAACCCCAAACTTCCTAACTAGATTGACATCAGTAAATCTGACAATTTTGTTAAGTTCTGTAGGGGGAATTATTTGAAATCCACCAGGGGCACAGAAATTGGTGGCAATCAGCATAGAGGTTTTTCGAATGGCTGATTCCTCTTCCTGGTAGTTTTCGGACAAGATTTCCGACATATTGATGATATATGGGTTAGTTTGTGGAGTAAGGTTCACCTCTGATAGCCCTGAAGAGGAAAGAGCGGGTGAGTTTGAATTACTTACAATAGTGCAGTCCAGGTTGTATAGGGGTGGTTTGATAATGATTAAACCATCAACATCCTGATAACTTTCAAATCCCATGATATCAACCAAGTGTCTTATTCTCTCCAATCTGGTGACCAATTGATTGCCAAATAATTTAACCCCAGAAAGAACCATGTCAAAAGCATATTCTCGAAGAAGACTTGATATCCCGGCATTTTCTTTACACATATCTGTTTGGGTGAATAATGGTGGGGGTTTTTCCCCAGCTTTAGCCGCAACAGGAGAATTGTGTTTGGCCACCTTTGTGCTTTCAGCAATTGGGGAAGAAATTGCCTTATTATTTGATGACCATCCAAATAACCGCACATCTCTACATAAATCTTGAAGTCTGGTGGTCCATTTGGTGCAATATTCTTGATTAATTGCTTCCTTATCCCTATCAGATGCCAAGAAGTTTTGCTGGTACGCCTCATGAGTAAACTCACTGAAGTCCAATGCCTTATGAAAGGTGTCGTATACGGCAGCATAAATGTTAAAATCGGATTGATTGGTCCTCATGATAGTAAATGTGGAATCGGAGTTACCTATGAGAGCTTTATTCAATTCAATTTGAGTCATCTCTAGGAGACGACAGATTCCTGCAATTCCTATGGTGATCTCTAAACTGGTGGGAGTCTCATTAAGAGCCACAGAAGTAATAAGACCGTTAAATATACGCCGGAAAATGGTATTGCCAGCAGCAGAGAAGAAGTAACCCTTGGCATAAATACGAATGGCACTCATAATATCAATTATAATGCTACCCCCAGGAGCCATAAATAACTGCTTAGAACCATTAGGCACAGAAAGATTGATAGTCCCAGAGGGGATCATAGAGTTAATATTGTAGGAGGTGGTGATTGCGGTAATATAATCGTTAAAATTAACTGCTACAAGACTTGTATATCCTTGACTTAGATAGGGGTTATTAAGAAAAGGCAAGGAATCAATATACACCACCATATCAGGGGCCGTTTTAATAATTTCACGTTCCTGTGCGGTCTGTATGATATTGCGAATCTTCGCGGAAGGCTGCGGGGGGGTAGGGGGAACAGGATTTATTGAAATAGGTTGAGGATTAGAGGGGGTTAACATTTAGGCTGACTCCACAATCTTCAGAACACTGGGGGCAATGGGAGTGTAATCTGAGGGGGTGAGGGTGGTTGAAGTGGAACCAATTGGGGTTTGAGTTTGGGTTACCGAGGACTGAGGAGAAGTGGGGGTGGCAAGAAGCACTTCTTTGGAGTGACCCCTGTAGATATTGCTTCGAATTGAGGAGAGCCAAGGAGAGCCTGAAACAAATCGCTCCTTCCACGCAATGAAGCCAATATCAAATGTATTATAAAATGGATTTTCAGCGGACTGAACAAGAGTCATATTAGTAAACATTCCACTCCACATGAAATTTCCCACTGAGATTACAACATCGCCATGACTTTTAATCCGCTTTCGCATATAGTCAGGGGCATTCCATGCGGGGTTAACCTCCTCCCCCTCAAACCAATAACCATTATTCAGGACTATATTCTCCAATTCCATCACATTACGATAACTAAGACTATACTCTTCCCATTGATCTGTGAGCCCATTCTGGAAATAGCCCCCTGCCGTCATTCCTGACATATGAAGTTCCACTACATCTTCACCCCAAATACCAAATTGCCACCCACCCCGAGTCATACTTTGACTATCGGCAGTTTGGTGAGTAACACTTAAGGTATGTGGATTAATCAAAAAACGAAAGGTGAAATCCGGCTCGTAGTAGTCAGTTTTGGAGGAGTTACGTGATGGAATGCTCACAGTCATGTAATCAGTGAAGGTAGATTTTGCGAATGAGATGGCTTCATAAGCTGTGGGGACTTGTGAAGAATCATCTTCCCCGGAAACAGTAAGTTGGGGAGCAGGAGCCACTGAAGAAGCCAGCATGGGAACAGGTACAAGTCTGGTTTCTCCACGCACGGGCAGCATCCCAACTTTGGTGACAGAAGTTAAGTCAAAGGAGGGGGTGTTCCAAATAGGATTTAGGGAGTCGTCTGACATTTACTTTTCCTGGTTATAACCCATTTGCTTGGAATGGGTTAGCTGCGTAGTTGGCAGCCTGAGCCGCATTTGAAGCCGCCTGAGCCGCAGCCGTGCTTTGTGTATAAAATACGTAGTTGATAGTGCGTTGAACCTGGAAAATGAAATCAAACTTCCACTGATAGGGTGAATTGGCATCCATCGTCCAAGTAAAGGACTTGAAATACCCTTGGTACACATTCCCTTTGAAATTCATAATAACCTGCCCCTTTACCATAACATCATTATTCCTAGCATTTCTCTGGAAGGTATTGGCTCCAAACTGAGCAGACCATATGGTCGGAGATAATTGGGTTCGGTTGTTAAAAGGAGAATCTAAGTCAGAGGAGACAAATCGGGTTATTCCATTATTTTTAAACAAACTTAACAACTCAATGAATGCGTCTTGTGCGGCAACCCTAAATCGATGTTGAGGGTACATTCCACGTAGTTTTGCTAGAGCTACCGGAGATGCATCTGGCCCAGTGTAGGGCTGGCCATAAGCACCTAGGGAAGACTGGCCGTAAGCTGATTGGTCAATAGTTTGCTCCAAGAAATCTGTGTCATTCTCCAAAGACATAATTTCTGTGATGCCATATCGATTCATGAAGAGACCGGTAGAGCCTGAACCAGTGATGAGGTCGGGTTCCATGCCCCAAAAGGTCAGATGTAGGCCAGATCTGGTATTGGCTTTATTGATAATGTGTTTCATCTGATGCGAGACCTGAGTAAGACTGCAATTGAGTCTTACGGTTAAGGGCTGACCAACCTGAGCGCCTGGAAGCATGACTGTGGGCTGTTTCTCATCAAGACAAACTTGAAAAGTAACAGGAGACTTTAGACGTTTCAGAGTGGGGTTTCCGGTAAAACCAATCTTCCACCAAGGAGCATTTTGCAAATTGGTATAATCAACTAAACTAGTCAAAGCCTGACCCACTGCCGTGGTGGCCTGAGCAGAAGTAACAGAAGATTGCACGGGCTGCGTCTGCGATAGTGTGGGTAGGGTAACGAGACCTAGATCAGCGTTGGGATTAATGGGGCTGCTCATTGATTTGTCCAAGGGCTATAGGGTCGAGCGTGAGCGGGAGCGGGTGCAGTTTCTCCTGCATGTCCAGGAAGTGGGTTACCTTGATTTGTGTTTGCAGCTATTTCAACGCTGTTATTGGTTGTAGTAATATGATAGGTGTTGCCAGGAAGCACTTTGTTCAATTCACTTTGCACCATTGAGAGATTTCCATGTTTAGCAAGAGTCGGATCTGTGGCTGCTTCAGTCAGCCAATCCTGATGTTTATCTCTAGCGGACGCCAAAACTGCGTCCATTTTAGTCCCACCTTCAGCATAGGAAGCAAGCTCATAAGCAGTTTTATGCGGCCCATGTGTGTAGTTTGACTGCCCCTCTATTTCATCTAAATAGGCACTCGCAAGTTGCCTTTGGTAGGCAATTGATTCTGCGGGGGAGTGTCCAACTCCTAAAAATAAATTTTTATCAAATGAGTGCCCACCCACCTGATACTGATTACCCAGCTTTTCAGCAACATTAGGCATCATTTGATACGCCCCATAAGCTTGTGATGCTGGTCTATCCTTTGTAACAACATTCTTTTTATTATAGGCTTGATCATCCGTTAATCCTCTTGTCTCACCCTGGCGTATAGTGTCCAACATATCTTTTCGAAATGGTGGGGCATCAGTGTCATTTGAATCATAGGACGTAGTAGTTTCCCCAGAAAATATTTTTTGATCTTTTTTAATAGAGTCAGCTTGAGTAGCCTTGGCATATCCCATTTTTAGTCTTAAATCTTCAAGAGTCGTATTAGATGGTACTATTGCCAAGGCATGAATGTCCTGTGCAAGAGTATTGTGAATTTCCCCCTGAAGAGCATTACCTTCTTGCGTACCAGTGAATCTGCTTTTGGCCACTGTTTGTGCCTCTTCAACTGTGTCAGCTACCTCTGTTAAATTTTTCTTCTCTTCTGGAGTTCTAGCATTGGATGCTGCATCCCTAATTTTATCTATGGGGCCTTGTTCTGCGGATGGCCCGAAAGCTGCATATTTGTCCGCTCTATCCTTTTGTTCCTGTAGGGTTTGTTTATCAGTTTTGAACAAAGTAAGATTAAAGAAGTTAACACATTCTTCAAGCAAGGTAACTATGTGTTCTACTAATGCCTTTAAAGCCTTTTTAATGTAATCCAATGGTCCGGTTATATAACTTTGATTCTCTTCTGCGGTTTTTTTAGCAGCTTTCACATCGGCATCAGAAATAACATCCGATAATCTCTGAGAAAATAAGTTATTAATTGTATCTTGAACTGGTTTCATTTCTGTAATATCTTTACCAGTATCCAAATTTTTATTAATATCTTTCCATCCCTTTGAATTTATATTTGAAAACTGTGCTCTAGCTGCCTTTCCTTCTTCAGTATCAGGATTCATTCGTGCAGCCTCTGTAATGCCTGCCAAAATTTGATGACCCGCTTGCCCCAAATGTGTAGTAAGATCTTCTGGATGAAGATTGAGATTCTTTCCAACTTCTAAGAATTCCCCAGTCTTTGACAAGGATTGAACTCTGTTTCTAGCTGAATCAGAAGCTTGAATAAAATCTGAAAGCTTAGCATTTCCATGCATAGCTACTTTTAGTAGGGAAAGTTGTTTAGCTATTTTGCTTTCAGGAGTTTCACCGGTCAGAGCCTCTTGAGTGGCCAAACCAATTGGTGAGTGATCCTTTATTGCAAGTTTACCTTGATTTCGTTGCTTAAGAAACATTTCCATTGCTGCGGTTTCTTCAGGATGACCAGGAGTTACCTTATTTCTTAATGCCTCATCCGTAGCCTTCTCCATTTCTTCTGCCGTGGTGTTTTTTATTGTACCATCAGCAAGTAACTTAGCCCCTGTTGCTCTATACTTAGCCTGCTTACTCTCTGCAAACCCTAGACGCCCCTTATCACCCATCTGGATATAAGCAAAAATACTCTGTTCGTACGTCTTTTTATCCCCTTCAAGACCCTTGACCATTTTTGAGATATCATCTGTAGTATAAGTAGCATTTTTACCTAAAAGCAGCATTAGTCCGCAGGTAAAGTTTAGAGATTTATTTAATTTATCAAACTCACTCGTAACATCATCAAGTAGTTTTAAATAAGATACAACGCTAATCCCAGTAGACTGAACAGCTTTCCCAATATGGACAAACATATCTTCCACTTCACCCATGGAAAGGCTAAATTCATGCAGTAATTTCATAGTTAGTTGGGTAGATTCAGTGGTGTCTAACCCAATATTTTTTCCAAACATCGCGCCATTTCGAACTACACCACTATATATATTTGAGGCTCTAGAGGCACCAATGGCGTCATCCGGAGTCATCCCGTCATTGACCTTGCCATACTTAGTTTGCACAGCTTGCCCGGACTCAACTACAGTTTTCATCATATCTGACATTTTTTCAAAATCAAGGTCATAGTATCGAGCTGCCCCCTTCCCCTGGCCACCCATGCCGTAACCTCCTGGTTCTAAAGCCCTACTCCATTCGTTATAATTTGCTCCCATTTTGCCCCCACCCTGAACAATTCCACCTTTGCCAAGTTTTGAGTATATATCCTTATTTCTATCAAATCCTTGCTGAAAAAGTTGTAAAATACCATAAAGGGCGGCGGCTGGACCAGCAATGGCTCCCATGGCTCCACCTAACATTGAACCACCCCCTTCTGACATCAGCCCCATTCCCATTTTTCCGAGCATTCCTCCACCACCGGAAGCGGTGGATTTTAGAGCCCTACCCATAAGGGCACGATCCAACATCCCTGCTACACCAGTTTTTCCTGAAAGTTGGCGAACCACAGCGGATCTGTCCCCCTCACTCATCCCCTTGGCACTATATACACCCTGAAGTTTGGCAAATCCTGCTGCTCGTTTATCTGCATTAAAGCTAAGTAAGTCAGCATGTCCTTTTTTTACAGCAGTATTCTCCCCCGAACGTTTCTTATCAAATAAATCCTGTTTCATTCGTTCCTTGCCAGAACTTATAGTTTCAGCTTTAAGCCGCTTGACCTGAGCCTGCATATTAGCAAGATTTCCAAACAACCCCTTGAACCCAAAGTTGTCCAAAACCTTGAAGGCTCTGATTGCCCCACCAATAGAGTCATCGAAAGCCTTACCTACCCCCTTTGCTTCAGCCACCTGTTTGCTAAATGAAATATCCTCTATAACCCCTTTGGCCTCCTCTACACTTTCAGTTACTCCTTCAATTGCCTTAGTAAAATCATCAGCATTTTTAATATTTGCTTTCATTGCCTTACCAATAGCCTCTTGAACTTTTTCAATTTTCTTCAATTCTACTTCATCTTTTTCATGAAATTTCTTTGCTTTTTCATATTCTTTGTTCAATTTTCCTAAATAACTCACAACTTTTTCTCGTTCTTTTGCATCTGAAACATCTATTCGATGTAATTTAGTTGTGAGAGTCAAAATTTCTTTGTAATTATTAATTCCCTCCTCTGTTGAAAAAATTATATCATGCAAACTATCGCTCCACCGTTTGAGGGACTTATTACCCTCTTCAATAGGTTTCCCCATCCCCGCTAATGCTGTTGTCAGGGAACCAACAGTAGTGGTGAGTGAACCCATCAAGGTCTGCATACCTTGAAGAGTTTTAAGGGTTTCTTTTTGACTTGATGCCATTAAATGTCCTCATTAGGATTTACAATTTCCTTGATTGCATCCTTGTAAACGGTCTGCTGGGCTTCCTCAATTTCTTTCAGTGCCTGACCAATAAATCTTTTTTCTACCTCGGTCATAACCTGATTGTCAGGGAGGGACTCAAACAGGCGATCTTCAATCTTCTGGCAGTGGACCATAAGGATTTTCCACAAAACATTGACTACCTCTTGCCCCCATCCCATGATAAGGTTGCGAATCACCACCCTAAGAGTTGACTCCTTATGAGTTGTGGGATCCAGGATAAACTCATCTTTTCTATCCTTTAAATCTATCCCATTGACCCAACTGATCGCACGAGAGAGAATTTCTGCCTTGATTCTTGAGACCCAGGCATGACCCTTATACTCCTCAACTGCTAAGAGGGTTTCAATTTCTTCCTCTGTAGGAATGTTAGCGAGTCTGAGCTGTATTTGTTTGCCACCAGCCCCAAAGCTGATGAGTTCTGAAGTTTCCTCAATTCCAAATCCTTTCAAATCCGCAATGATTGTCTCAAGAGAGGGTTGAGGAAGAGACTGAATTTCAACCGGGGCCTTTTTAGCCTCACTGGTATGGTTAGTATATTTCCGAGTCATTGAAGCTCCTGGTCTACATCAGAGGGACAGCTACCCTTCTCTTTCAAAATACTTTGTGATTCTTTCTGAACTTGAGGGCATTTCATCTGATTGATTTGCTAGTTCAGTGATAGATTGTTGCACCAATCCTTGAGACCTAGCTCGAATTTCCCGTTCTCTCCGTTTCACTTCTGCATCCGTCACCACCACCAGAGTGTTGCTATCTTCTAAAGTGGCAAGTTCAATTCTACGTTTCTGTACGCGAATTTGAAGCTCTCGCTCCTTCTCTTGGGCTTCACTCACTTGTTTATTATAAAATTGTTGCATAAGCTGCTCATGTTTATCCCCGTGTATCATTCCATCCATCTCTCTGAGCAGACCCTGCACGGTGTTATCTTCATGAGAATGCCCAAACCCATCATCAAAATGGGGGGCATCGGACTGAAGCTTAACGTAATCTACAATTTCTGTCCATGGCTCAATCTGATCCATCTTAAGAGAATTAAGCTCTCTGATAAGTTCTTTTACATATTTATCTGCGTTCTTTCCTACATGAGCACGAACAATTGCACTGAGATTTAGACTTTCTTCCAATCTCATAATGGATCGATTTCGAATAGAAGTAAGTAAAGCCCACAGGTTAAGATGACTGGAAGGAGCAAATAACTTCATCTCTTTTCCATCAGGAAGGAGAATAGACTTCTGCTCAAACATATGGTCATATTTAGACTCCCATAGAAGTTGACTGGTTTGAGTAGAGCAAAAGGCTGAAATGTAAGGAAATAGGGAGATGTCAGCAACGTTGGCAGAATAGAGTCTATGAAGTATTGAGTTAATTTCATAAATATCTAGATTATTTATCTCATCTTCAGAAAAAGTGGTGCAGTGGGTTAATATTAATACAATTCGTTCATCATTATCTTCTATCATTCTATCCAAAATTTTACGCTCGGATGAAGCTAGGGGTCTAATCCACCCCACTCTTTTACCACTTAATTTGAGAGGGCGGACCCTGGCTCCTATGGTGATAATTTCTTCCATTGCGGAAGAAACCTCTTTTTTAACCTCAAGGGCAATATTTGATTGTTGATATTTCAGTTCACCAAGGTTGATTTGATTCATCATATCAACCCCAGAAGTTGAGGGACTCATTGCCACTCCTCCTTATCCACACGACTTTGTTTGGCTTTGAGCATAAAGTCTTCTTCCATCTTCAGGGCTCCTGCATAACCAGTTCCCGCTACAATTTTTTGAGCTAATGCTTTTTCTTCCTCAACTGCCTGCCTGCCAAATTTCTGAGTTAGGAGTTCTTCCACCTCATCCATTTTTTCGTCAGTCTCTGCCCCCTCCTCATCTAGCTCTTGACGGTAAGTGGCAGCGTCCGGGGCTTTCCACCAGGGAGACACCTCGAACATCCGATGAGGGTCAAGACTACCTTTGTAAAACTTGTAGACCGTCTCCAGAGCACCCCGAGGAATTGAGGTCAGAACTTTCAACGCCTCCTCCGGAGTCACATCCTTCCCAGAAATATCATAGAGGGCGTGAGCGGTGATGGCGAGGCGGTCAGCCATTTTATGTTTTTCAACCCACTCGCTCACCGGAGGCATATCCTTCCAGGTGAGTCGGCGGAAATGAAACACATGGTTCAAAACCTTCATCTCTAGCTCATTCTTAACTTCAGGTAGGGTGGACATCATAGCCTCTAACAGGGGGTGGAAAAGCTGGGGACTTGGAATGACCTGAGAAGACCAAAAATGAATCAAACGGGAAAAGTTCCAGTTTTATGTGTTTTCGAGTAGTCTCAAATATGAAGAACCGCATGAACACTCAATTCCTTGTTTCACTGACCCTAAAATTCCCTATATAACTCCAGTAAAAAGAAGAAGAGAATGTATATATAATATTATTGTACTCTTTATCTCTAAAAGGATTTTGAAAAAGGAAGGAGGAAATTTTGTTCAGAAAATCTTCGAAGGGAGTGGACTTCCGGTATCAACCTAAGATGAAGAAAATTTCCAGGACTGTCCTTTTGACCTCCCCAGGTAGTTTTCCGGCACTGCCGGAGCCTGCCGGGTACTTCCGCAAGGGGGAGAAGTGGTTCTGGTACCAATCTGCTTCGACCGGAATCAAATGCGAGGGTGATTGGATGCATGATCGCCGCAGTAATGCGCTTCGCAGCACTGGCTCTGGTGGCATCTTTCAGGAACTTCGCCAGGAGACAGACTATCAGGATGAGGGGGGCAGCATCGTCTTCCAAGCACCCTTTGATGAGTCGGACTACTCTGAACGGACTCTGCGGTTGAGAGAAGTGATCAGGCTGCCCCTGGGGGCTTCGAGAGCCCTCTACCATTATTTTGACACCTATCAGGATGTATGGAATTGCTTGGTTCATCTAGACCGTTCGGGAGTCCTCATCAAAGCTAATACCGGAGACCCCTCAGAGAGAAAGATTCGTCGGGATTACGTCAACCGCCGCAGTCAATCCACTCACCCACTTCGTCTGAAAAAGCAATCCAGGGTGGGGTCCATTCCCATCAGTTCTGAAATTCGAACGGAACTTAAGCAGATGGTGGGTTTAGATTGGCGGTGCGTCATATCCATGCGGCTTCTTCGATGGGGGAAGAGGGTAATCTTAGCCTACACCCATAAAGAAACTAGGATTCATGAGGTCAACTTGGAACACCGCAGTATTAATTCCTGCCGTGACCCACGCTTATGTGATATGGGTATATGTTTCAGCCCCAATGGGATGACTGTGCAGATTCAGAATCCCACTGAAGACCGGCAGGGGAGCTTTGTTCCCAAAGCCAAACTCACCAAGCAATATATCAATCAACTTGTAGCTCAAATGGTTGGAAAGATAAGGGTTGTAGCAATAGACCCAATCTGCCCTAGCGGTTTGAACGACATTAAGACTTACCTAACACGTAAGCTCAGGGCTCTACAGGCGGAAGGTGCCATGGAGTTCCGATCACCCAAGCTGGTCTCGTTGGGTGCGAAGTACAAAGACCATCCTCAGCATCATCCGCTGCACTTACATGTGTGGCAGAGGAATCTGATGAAGGAATGGTTTGACTACTCGTTAATCTTGGGACTAACTGGAAGGCCCGTTCTGGTTCGGGAGGTAAATGGAACTCTGATTGGAGGAGACAGCCAACAGGTTATAAATCCGCTTACCCGAGCGAATCACGCCATCCAAACGGCTTTGGCTAAGATGGACTTGTGGCACGGTGCCACATTCCTACGTAGCAGAAGCTGGCAAAGAGTGCGATCAGCGTTCAACCGTCAACTATGTAAACTCCAGTCAAAAGAAGAAAATAATCATGAGGATAAGTAGCCCCGTTCCTCTCGCAGAGTGTTACCGTATCCCCTTCCGGGGGTAACACCGCATCCCAACTCGGACTTGCAGCCCAGTCTAGCTATGAAAAGGCCGCTCATTACCACGTAACACCCGCAACACTTACCGTAACGTTCGAAGAAATGCTGAAACCCCTCCTTTAAAGGAGGGTAGAATGAGTATTATCTAGGTATGCCACAAGACCTGAACTTAGAATGCAACGAGAAAATCCGAATCAACACGGATATGCTGAAGGACTACAACTTCTTCCACTTTCGGGATCTCGTCGCACTCCCCAAGATGAACGACCTGATATTTCGGAGTCGGTTGTTCAACACCTCTTGGCTCTCCCGCAAAGAGGCCCTACAGAGGCTACAAAAGTTTTTTCTTGAGGGAAATCAATTCAGCCAAACTTTGAGTAAGAAAGAACTATCTCTGGAACGAGATTATCATATCTTGTTTGATCCGAAGGAACAACTGGATTTGATACTAGCCGAAGAGGCAGACTTCCTTCCACAAAACCAGACGCACAAAGCACATGAGGATTATGCCCTACTGGCCGAACTATCCCGACTTCAGGTCAGGGATGCACTCCCAGAGGATGGGGAGGCTATGTTCAAGGCAATCAACCTTACCCTTAGTAGGAAACTTGTAAAAGTTTCTCCAACTTGGCTCCCCTGTTATCTACAAATGGATGATGGAACCCTGGTTGGCCCCCAATTTTTTGCCCCTACGGCGGATGCGGCTGAGTCATTTGCTAAGATTGTTGATGATGCCTTATCCCAAGAATCTCCTTTGACTGAAAAAAAGACAGTTGGGCTGTATGCCCTTGGATTCCTCCCACCCGACCCCACTCTTCTGACTCAAAAAGTCATTGATGAAGAGTTTCAGATGGTTGAGAAAATTATTATCACAAAACGAGCCCGAGAAGTTCGGAGTGAAGAGCTTAACGAGCCTAGTTGGAATCCTGAAAACATTACAACCGACGAACTGTGACGTAGGGAATGTTTTTGCATTTCTTCATCACTGGCGGAAATCCAGTATTTGTAATTTAGGAGTAAGGCGTGATTGACAAAGTTTTGACCTATGAGGAACTCTATGACGACTACATCACAAGCAAAGGATTTGATGTAAGTAGTGCATCTGACTCAATTAAGAGTGAAGCGAATGCTTATGCCAAGTGTTATGATTGGTATATTGAGAAGATGAAGGTTTTACCAGAAAATGCAACTTTGGCATCTCATATTTGGGTAGATAAATATGCGCTTCACACACAATCTGGGGTTTGTTGCGAGCAAACTCCTGTTGAAATGTGGGATAGGATTTCTATCGTTTTAGCAAATGAAGAAATGAAAAGTTCCTCCAATACCAAGGAATTCTCCTATTGGAAGGACAAGTTTTATGGTATCCTGGATGGTTGGAAATACTCACCACAGGGCTCAGGGCTGTTCGCCTTGGGAAACCCCTATGTGAAGGCCAGCAGCTCTAATTGCTTCACCCTACCCCCACCAGAGGACAACCTGGAATCCATTTTTGATACGGCCAAGAACATGGCTCGTATTTTTGCTTTTCGTGGCGGGGAGGGTCACGATATCAGTAATCTTCGCCCCCGTGGAGCCGCAACAAACAATGCAGCCCGGTCTTCCACCGGAGCGGCTAGCTTCATGGACTTCTTCTCTTATACGACTGGGATGATTGGGCAGTCCGGTCGGAGAGGAGCTAATCTCCTGACTTTGCGAATCAACCATCCGGATATTGAGCTTTTCATTGAAGAAAAATCTGATATGAAGAAGCAACCCTTTTTTGATGAGTTGGCTTCGGTTGGGATCAACATCAACGATTACAAGTGGGCTGCGGTCGCGGATCGTCTCAAGTCCACTTCTCACTCCAATGTCTCGGTTCGGATCAACGACCAGTTTATGAAGGCGGTCAAGGAAGATGGGGAGTATGAGCTTTGGTTTGAGTTCAGGGATAACGCCTACTCTCGAATTTCAAGAATGATTAAGGCCCGAGTCCTGTGGGACAAGTTGATGTACCATGCGTGGAGTTCGGCTGAACCGGGAATTCTCAACTGGGACCACATCATCCGAGAGTCCCCAGCAGACCAATACACTAATCTTCCAGAGATTGAGTTCACCGATCCTGCAACCGGTGAGACCAAATGGGTCACCTATTCATTTGAAACCGTTGGACTTAATCCCTGCGCGGAGGAAGTATTAAGCGCTTATGACTCCTGCAACCTGGGTCTCTTTCTCCTCCCCACTTTTGTGAAGAATCCATACACTCCAGAGGCAAGCTTTGACTTCCAGGCTTATGCTGAAGTCGTTGCCATGGGGGTGAGAGCACAGGACAATATCAAATCATGGGATCTCCCGATTCTCCCACTTGAAGGTAATCGTATCGCTGGGGTGTTGGGTCGTCGCATCTCCGTAGGTAACACTGGATTGGCTGATGCGCTGGCCATGCTGGGTCTTCGTTATGATACGGATGAAGCAATACAAATGGCCGAGTCCATCTATGATTTCTTGGCCAATACTGCTTATCAAACTTCTGCTCTGTTGGCCGAGGAGAAGGGCAGCTTCCAGATTTTTGACTGGGAGCGTCATAAGAAATGCCCCTTCATTCAACGTCTGAGTAAAGAAACTCAGAAGATGATCCGGACCAAAGGTCTGCGAAATATTGGGTTACTCACTCAGTCCCCTGCGGGTTCCTTGAGCATTCTTATGCGAAACTGCACCTCTGGAATTGAGCCGCTTTTCTTGGCAGCAATGAATCGTAGCGTGAAAGTTCCCGGATCTGGAGATACGGTTCAATACATCGTCTATCACCAGGGAATCCAAGATGCGTTGAACATCAACCCCAATTTCGATATGTCTGTCTATGTGGAGGCCAACTCTATCGATTACCACAAGCGAATCAAGATGCAAGCAGCTATTCAGCAACACATTGACCATAGCATTAGTTCCACCGTTAATCTCCCAAATGATGCCACCGTTGAAGATGTGAGCCAGCTTTACATGGAAGCATATGATAACGGACTGAAAGGAATAACTGTTTATCGAGATGGATGCCGTTCGGGAGTGCTAAATAGCATCAAGAAGGAAGTTGTAGACCCGATTGTTCGAAGAGAACGGCCTAAAACCACTGATATCAAGATTCACAAGGTCAAATACAAGGATAAACCCTGGTCCGTGCTGGTGGGGCTGGTTAATGGCACCCCCATTGAAGTATTTGCTGGAGTAGAAGAGGACACTCCCCTTCCCAACAAATACTATAAGGCAGAACTTGTTAAAAAGTCACGAGGCCATTACTCTCTCACTGTATGGCTTAGCGAGGATGAAGAAAGTGATATTGTAAAAATTAGTAATATTGGCGCTCGTTTCCCTTCCCCGGAGGGTTTAGCACTTACTCGGTTTATCTCATTATCTCTTAGGAATGGCGTGATGGTTTCAGATATTTGTGAACAGCTTCAAAAATCTTCAAACTCCCTTTTTGATTACCCCAGTGTGTTAAATCGAGTACTAAAAAACTACGTTCCTGATGAAGAGGCTATAGCTAAAGAACTAGCTAAAGGAGAAGTGTGTCCGCTTTGTGGGGCGGAGCTAGTGTTTAAACGAGAGAGTGGGTGTTTAGTTAAACTCTGTAGTTCTTGCAATTTTATGGATTCTAAGTGTGGGTAGGATGAAAAGTGGGATTAGAGACCTAACAGGGTTAATAGTGGGAAAACTGACGGTGGTATCCCCATCTTCACGAAGGAGTAAAAATGGTAGCTGCTACTGGGTATGTCAATGTTCCTGTGGTAATCAAGTAGAGATTCAGAGCCAGCGGCTTACTTACTCTGGGAGAAAGACATCTTCTTGTGGGTGCTCACGAGTAGCCCCCTTAGAAGGAAAAACATTCGGAAGGCTCACAGTCTTGGAACGAGCATCTAAAGTAGGAGGGAGGGACACCTTTTGGAAATGTATGTGCTCCTGTGGTAACGAGGTCGTTGTCTCAACCTCTCATTTAAAAGCTAGCACTGCTTCGTGTGGTTGCTTACAGAGGGATTGTGTAAGAGATTATTTTAGACACTACAGAAAATCTTCTGGCAGAGATGAGAATACCCTTCTCACTTCAATTGATGAGCAGCTAAGGGGGGTGATAAAATCTTCTGGAGTTAAACGTAAAGTCTTACTACGAGATGGGTTTAAATGTCAAATTTGTGGGGACCATTATAATTTAAGAGTCCATCACATTATCCCCTTAAGTAAAGATAACACAAAGGCCATTCTTATGTCTAATTTGATAACTTTGTGCCATTACTGTCACAAAATATCTGCACATGATGGGCACAACCATAAACTAAATCCTTTTGTTCAGAAATTCTTTATATCAATTACCACGAAGGAGAAGTTATGAATGAAGCATTGCGTGTTTTTCGATCCGCCCCTACGGCTAAGTTGCCCTCCAAGGCAAATTTTACAGATACAGGTTACGATTTGTTTGTGAACCAGGAATGTCTTGTAACCGAGGCCCCCCATGCCTACCCAACAGGTATCAAGCTCCTCATTCCTCCTGGATATTGGGTCAAGTTTCTTGAAAAAAGTGGTAAAGCCCTGAAGGGATTGAAGATTCACGGAGGGGTAATTGATAATGAGTATACGGGAGAACTCAAGGTCATTGCCTCCGCTTACCCCCCACTTCATCTTCAGGCCGGTGATGCTATTTGCCAGTTTAGTCTTGAGCAGCTTACGCTTATGCCCTTGACTGAGATATCCGAAGAAGAATTTTTAGAGGGGCAGGAGAAGAGCCAACGCAAGGATGCTGGCTTTGGTTCCACGGGTCGCTGAAAGTTTTTGTATACAGATTCTCCTGCCAACCGGTATCATAGGGTAGGAGGCTCTGATGAGCAACGAGCAGACTCACCATGAAGGCGGATTTTGGGGTGGCATCACACTCGTCAGCATTCTATGGACTGTGCTGACGTTTGCTGTTTTCTTCATCTGCTTTAGCCTCATCTACTTTCTGGTGGTCTTCACGGTCTATGCAATTTGGTACTACTGCGAAGAGTTTGCAGGATGCCCTAAACAGTTATTACAATCTTATAACCCAGAGACCGGAAAACTCCATGAAATTATGGTTGATCGCAACCCGGCTGATATTATTTCAGTTTTCAACTTCTTTGCTGGAGTAATTTATTCAGTCATTGGGCTTTTTCTGCTTTGGCTTTTTCTCAAAGCCCTGACTATGTAATACCTACCCACAGCCCTAAAGGAGGGGTCATATGAGTCAAGAAACATTTTTCATCGGTTCCGCTCCCTATGAGGAGGACTGCGCCCAAACCACAGACCCAAACTTCACTCAGCAAAATATGCTTGAGTGTCGGGTCTACATGGAGCAACTTCTTCGTGTGTTTGGGGTTTGTTCCGCCAAAGCCTTCCTGGCCATCAAGGCACAGAGCCATGACTTCGGAACTTACCGAGAAGTGGTAGTCAACTTCAACCCGGATGACCCGGATGCTGAGAAATACGCCATAGAGGTTGAGGGTGGCATCCCCAAGTGGGACGAGACCGCCCTGGAACAACTCAAGGGCGAAAAAAATTAAAACTTCTCCTATACAAAACCCTAGTCAGTGCGATATACTGATTGTGGAGGAGAAAACATGAAACTGCAAGAAACCCAGAGTGCGGTGATGACTGGTGGGCTGGAAAATGCCCCTCATAAGTTCACCATTCAGGCAACGGCCAAGGCGTTTCAGATCCTGTCGAGTGGGCTCTACACCCACAAGATCAAGGCAGTGATCCGTGAACTGTCTTGCAATGCCTATGATGCCCACGTGGCGGTCGGATGTGTGGACAAGCCGTTCGACATTCATCTCCCTAACCAGTTTGAGCCCTTCTTCCGGGTCACCGACTATGGTCCTGGTTTGTCCGAAAAAGATATTTATGATATCTACGTCAGCTTTTTCACTTCCACAAAAATAGAATCCAACGATTACATCGGTGCGCTGGGCTTGGGCTCGAAGTCCCCATTCTCCTACACCCAGACCTTCACCGTCACCAGCCGTTTTGACGGGATGAAGAAAATCTACACCGCCTTCCTGACCGATGAGGGAATGCCCAGCATCGTCAAGATGTCGGAAGAGGCTTATGACGGTCCAACCGGTCTGGATGTCCAGGTGGCAGTCAAGTCCAACGACTTCTATACCTTCCAGACGGATGCGGCCATTACCTTCGTCTATTTCCCCGTCACCCCCAATTTCACCGGAGCCAAGGTCCGGATCGAGAAGCCAGTCTACTCAACCAAGGGGACCGGTTGGGCTATTCGTAAGGATGCCTACGGGGATGGTGGGGCCAGGGCCATCCAGGGAGTGGTCGCCTATCCGGTTCCCCACACGAACGATGCTCAGGCCGATGAGCTGCTTCGCTTGGGTGTGGATATGTTCTTCCAGATTGGTGAACTTGAAGTTTCGGCTTCCCGCGAGTCCCTGTCGATGAACAAAGCCACCTCCAAGAATCTGGCCGACCGGATCAAGATGGTCGCCACCGAAATTGGTGCGGAAGTCAGCAAGACCATCGCCAACGCTCCCACTCTGTGGGAAGCGGTCACGCTTTACAACGAACTGATGAAGAACAACTCCATCCGCTACGCCCTCAAAAACGTGGACATCATGTGGAATGGCCAGAAGGTTCCGGACTACATCGAAGTCAAGCCCCAGGACCACCCCACCCTGTCCCTGTATGCCTGTGAGAAGCGGGGTTATCGGCACGGTGTGAAGGAGACGAGCAACCAATTTGTCAAACCCCAGACTCATATTCTGATCCGGAACGACCTCACCAGGGGTTCCAAGGGTGTGCTGACCCGCTGGATCAAGCAGTTTGGCCAGGGTGGTCAAGGCACGGTCTGGTACCTGATCGGCCCTGGCTTCGGTCAGAAATTTGAAGCCGTGCAGGAAGACATCAATGAGTTCATTTCCAGTGTGTTGGGTGGACCGACTGAAATCAAACTCCTGAGCACGATGAAGGCCGAACTGCCTAAGATTGTTCGGACCGCCTCTGGCAAGCTCAAGAACTCTTTTCAGGTGTTCCAGATGACTGCTACGGCCTGGAAGGGCGCATGGGCTGAAGTGGACGAAGATGAAGACTTCAGTGGTGATCAATACTTCTACATCCGCACTTTCAAGAACCAGCCCGGTCTCAAGGATGGCATGTCCTGCCCTGAAGACCACATTTCAGAGCCCCGCAGCCTGTATGGTCTCTGCAAGCTGATGGTTCAGTTGGGTCACATGACTGCCGATGACCAAATCTTCAGCGGTAGCCCTCGCTTCATGGCCGAACTGAACCGGATGGACCCTGAGGAGCGGGAAAAATGGGTGGACCTGACCGAGGTGGCCATGAAGGCTTTGGCTTTCACTCCCACTGAACTGGAAGAACTGAAGCAAGCCACCACCGTCTCGTTCTACGATACCGGCCTGAAGACTCCTCGCCATAACCTGGAGGACACTCTTCAGTCGGTCGGCATCAACGATGACAATCGGACCATTCCGGCCATCGCTGACATCGAGAAAGCCTACAAGACTCACTTCATCGCTGAAAAGATTGTTTCCTCCCATAAGGTTCGTCTCGAACTGGCCAGGGTGTTTGGCAAGAGCCCAATCAGTCAGAGCGGCAAGGCCATCGAGATGCCCAACCTCTCCAAAGCTACAGAGAAGTTTGGTCTTCTGGCCAGCGCCTTCACTCACTATGCTGAGTGGAGTCAGTTGAAGGAAGCGGTCAGTCTGATTGAAGCCCTGTTCCTTACCGAAAAAATCTGAAGTTTTCCTATGTAGTTCCACCCAATAGTGGGTATAATATTCTGAGGAGAGAACTCACATGACCGCAGCACTCGCAAGCCCCAAGACCGGTGCTTTCATCATTGCCGGTGATTCCCTGGTCGTCGTGATCGGTGGGGTCAACTACACTATCAGCAAGACCAGTTGCCTTTACCAGCAAGTTAAGAACTGCGTGGTCCGTGGCAACTGGGAACTGGCGGCTTCCTACCTCGAACAGGCCGTCAATCTCAAGGGCGAGATTTGGTGGAACACTGAGGAGTTCATGGTCTACTACGGCCTGGAGCCCTTGCATCACAGTCTCGCTGACCGGCTCCCCCGGATGTTCGCTGAGGGGTTTGATACGACCCCCATGCTTAACTTCCTGAAGAATCTCTTTGCCAACCCGGCTGTTCATGCGATCAACGAACTCTATGAGTTCCTGGAGAAGAATGGGCTGCCCATCACCGAAGATGGCTGTTTCCTGGCCTACAAGAAGGTGCGGGAGGACTATCTGGACTGCTACAGCCAGAGCATCAGCAACAAGGTCGGTGAGAAGCCCAGCATGGATAGGGACACCTGTGATCCTATCCGGACCAATCACTGCTCCACCGGCTACCATTTCTGCGGCCTGTCCTATCTGACTTGCTTCAATGGGGAGCGGGTGATGGTCGTGAAGATCAACCCCAAGGATGTGACCTCCATCCCCAACGACTACAACTTCGCCAAGGGTCGCTGCTGCACCTACGAGGTGATTGACGAGTACGGCGGGACCGATGTCCAGCGGTACGAAGCTTTCTCCACCTCCGTGGCTCCGGGTGAGTTTGAGGAAGAGGAGTTCCAGGAAGGCGAGGATGAATTCTACTGCTCCGAATGTGGGGCTGAACACTCCGAGTGCTGCACCTGTGAACAGGATCAGGATGAAGCCGCTGGCCAGGAAGAGGTGGAGGAGCCCAACCTGTTCTCCGCTCCCAAAGAGACGGACCTCTCTCCCATTCATAACCCCATCACCAAGGCTCGTGTGCTTCGGGGTCTGACCCAGGAACAGGTCGCTTCGGCCCTGGACATGCCCCTCCGGATTTATGCGGAACGGGTTGAGGTTGAGGGTCGCCCTTTCAAGCCCTCTACTGTGGGTCGCATCCTCCAGGTCATCGAAACCCTGGCCGGGGAAGAGTAAGCGTCCCTCCTCCTAAGAAAGAGATGCGGGGGCCGGTAAATATCTGGTCCCCATTTTTCTTTTTGTCTCCCCCATGGGTGAGTGGATTGAAACTGTTATGGTTAGACAAGTCTCAGAAGCATCACCCTTCTGAGTGGATTGAAACTAAGAAAGAGGCTGCTTTGCTCATACCACTTCCTCACCACAGTTTAAATCGTGAAACTTCCGAACGTCTCCTTAAGCTCAGGGCATTGCTGCTCAAGATCCTTCAGGAGGCCCCCGATTCAGTTAGAGAAGAGGTATCCGAAAAGGCCCTCGCCATTTATTCCGCAATTCAGCAAGAAATTTTCAAGGAGCAATCAAATGGAACGTAAACTGGCTAGTATCCAACGCATCCTCGCTCTGGACCCCATCGAAGGGGCCGATAGGATTGAGGTGGCCACCATTCAGGGATGGAAGGTGGTAGTGCAGAAAGGACTCCACAAAGTAAGCGATCTCGTGGCATATTTCGAGATAGATTCATGGGTGCCGACTGAAGTTGCCCCTTTTCTCACCAAGGTTGGACAGGAACCTCGTGAATACGAAGGGGTTCGGGGTGAACGACTCCGCACGGTAAAACTGAAGGGGCAGGTATCTCAAGGGATTATTCTTCCCCTCAGCGATTTTGCAAATCTTCCTCTCCCTCCCTACGATTTTCTCATGGGAAAATGGAATCAGGAGGGACTGGACATCACCGAGCAACTGGGCGTCATCAAATATGAACCCCCAATCCCTGCTTGCCTCGCCGGTCAGGTCAAAGGTATGTTCCCCAGCTTCATCCGCAAGACCGATCAGGAACGAATCCAGACCCTTCCCGAGTTCTTCGAGGAATATAAGGATATGGGCTTCGAAGTCACGATCAAACTTGATGGTTCGAGCATGACCGTCTACCACCGGAATGGAGATACCGGAGTTTGCAGCCATAATCTAGATCTCAAAGAGGACCAGAACAACTCCTTCTGGAAGATTGTCAACCGTCTGAACCTTGTTGAACTCCTGAATCACCTGGGACTCAACGTAGCTATCCAAGGGGAATTGATTGGAGAGGGAATCCAAGGAAATCATGAGAAACTCAAGGGTCAGGAACTCTTTGTCTTCGATATTTGGGACATTGATGCCCACCGCTACATGACCCGCCAGGAGCGTCAGGATGTCCTCCAGGCTCTCGAAGCTCTCCTCCCCAAGGGGGAGCACATCTATTCCGTCCCTGTCGTCCACGAGGACATGAAGGTCTTCCAGACCTACCCAACAATGGAAACCATCCTCGTCTTTGCTGGAGCAGGCCCAAGTCTCAACGCTCAGATTAGAGAGGGGCTGGTTTTTAAATCCACCTCTCTGGTTAACGGCGAAACGGTAAGTTTTAAAGTTATAAATAATAAATATCTCCTGAAAGAAAAATAAATATCAAACACTCCTACAAAGGTCTCTCCCACGGGAGAGTGGATTGAAACAAACCAAAGGTGCAGCCATGACGAGTGGTAGTAAAAAATTTCACAAGAAGGCACTGGGGGATCAGGTGATCGCCGTCGATATGCACTTTATGCCAATGATGGCAGTTAGTCGTCGTCATGCTCTCAAGGCTCTGGCCACTGAGAGGGCTGAAGCTCTAGATCTGGAGACCTGGACTCGCAAGGCTCTCTATGAGATCACCGACATCCACGATTTTGCCTGTATTCTCTATCCAGGTGTGCAAGCGATCAAGGATACGAAGCTGAAACTCGGAAAGGGTTACAGGGGCATCCTTGAACGGGATGAGCACATCTGCCAGTACTGTGGTAAGAAGGCCAATACTGTTGACCATGTGATGCCCAAGTCAAGAGGTGGGGGCTCTGCTCCTAACAACCTTGTAGCTGCCTGCCTCGCTTGCAATCAAAAGAAGGCTGATCGAACTCCAACAGAGGCCGGAATGCCTTTAATTCACGCGATTCATGCAACCCGGTGGAAACTGATGGAGCAGTTCCATGAACTGACCGTTAGCTGGTCATATCGCAGAAAGAAGATGGACGAAGATGTCAAGATTGCCTAACTTTACTGCCTCCCTGCTTCATCATATAGCCTATGGGCTAGATATTGGCGGGGAGGTTCATGATTTTGAACCACAAAATGCCAAAGATCTCCGCTATCGGAACAGCCCCGATGGCGGATTTAACGGTGGGAGCCCCAATCCACAGCAGTATACGCAGGGGCCAGAGGCCCAAACCCTCCCCCCTGATGCTCCGTTGTATCATGGCACTACCTTGAATGATTGGAATGAGGGTGGGGCCACCAAACTTAGAGTTTCCACCAATATTGAAGAGGCAAAAGCTGATGCAAAAACCGCTGCTGAAGGTGAAAATGCCCCAATTGTGGTTATGATCAAGTTTGGAGACCTGGGTGAGTATGAATTGGAGCCTGATTCAACCCATTCGGAGGTTCATGAAGGGGTCTCCTGGCAGGAGTGCCTGAAGGATACAGGGGTATTTTGTATCGTCGGAGACATTGACTCCTTGAAACCCAATTTTAAACTGGTCAACGGTTGACATCCTCCCCTCCCTAAACGGAGGGGATTCCTAGCCGTAGAGTCTGATGTCCCAGACCGAGACGGAGTATATTTTGAGCAGCGTTTACATCTCTATTATGAGACGCTCCGCATTCAGAGCATACCCAATCTCTTACCGACAGCCCACTTAGTCCTTTCGGGCCGGTGAGGGCGGCACAGCCGCCACACCGCTGGGTTGTCCAAGCTTCATTAACGATTCGGACTACCTTGCCAAGCTTAATAGCTTTATAAGACAAGAAGTTCAGAACCATACTGATACCCGCATCCAAGGTAGATTTGCAAGCTTTCAAATGTAAATCCCCAACTATGATTAAATCATAGGAATTAATCAGATTTGTGGTCAATTTGTGCAAATAATCTTTGCGTTGATTTTTGATTCGGGCGTGAATAGATTTTGTTTGATTCTTATGTTTAGCTCTCTGAGCGGTTGCAAGCCTAGCTTGCGATTTGTAATAAAACTTTTCATTAGAATAACTGATCGAATCAGAGCTAGTCGCTATGGATTTCAAACCTAAATCAACTCCTACTTGAGTTTTAAACTCTACCAGTTGGGAGACTTTCCCAATCTCAACTTGCAAGTTTATGAACCAATTCCCCTTGGAATCCTGATTAAAACTACCAGTCCTGATATCAGCTTCGCTGAGATTAATGGCGTTATAATGAGAATCGAAGAATTTAAACTTATGTTTACAATAGATGAACAAGTTATTTTTAAATCTCAAGGCGGAAGCTTTGAATGGTATCCACCCGAGAACGCATTTATAGCTCCGCCAGCGAAGCTTTTGTTTCTTGAATTGTTTGCGCCTAGTAATATATTCTTTACATATGGATTGGACGGTTGTAGAGTTCAAACCCAATTCGCCCGCACAGCCAGCCGTCTGGTTGTCAAGTTCATACTCGCTGGCCCATTTCGAATACTTCTTGAGTTGGTTATAACTCTGTTCATTACAATAGTTCCATACCAGATTGACCGCAGAACTCATCCGAATCAAGATTTTTCTTGAAACGGAGTCCTTGAGTCTGTAATGGAGAGTAATAATCATGTGTGTATCTATTTAATACTCAGAAAGTTTGATTTTGCTCATGGCACAAAGTATCCGGTAATACATCTTCTGAATCCCTTATGTGAGGGTTTCAGATGTCCATTATCGGTCTTTTTCTTGATGAAACAACAGGACTTTTAGTCCCAGGTTTTCCTCCTGGTGCCACCGGCTATACGGGCGGGACAGGACCAACCGCAAACACAGGGCCGACCGGCTTAACCGGCTCAACCGGGCCGACCGGAAGCTCTGGGAATACCGGAACAACCGGACCCTCTGGCCGAACTGGTAATACTGGTAACACAGGTTACACCGGGACTACTGGGTACACTGGGTACACTGGGGTAGGAACGACCGGAAACACCGGAGTTACTGGATCCACTGGTGCAGGGTTCAACGGACTCACTGGAGCGACCGGAGCGACCGGGCCAAGCGGAGCGACCGCAGGTAATACTGGTCCAACTGGTCCCGTTGGTGGGCTTGGAATGACTGGGAATACGGGGAATACCGGCGCTGCTGGCGTGACGGGTATGACGGGCATGACTGGGTTTACAGGGCAAACAGGAGTTACTGGAATCGTAGGAAACACAGGTCTTATTGGTTCAACTGGTGCAGTTGGTAATACTGGTGTAGCTGGACCGACCGGGCAAACTGGTCAGACTGCTAATACAGGCTCCACCGGATCAACCGGGTTTTCCGGAAATACGGGCTCAACAGGCTCCACCGGCCAGATTGGCCCCATCGGACCAACCGGACCCCTTGGAATGACAGGGTTTACAGCCAATACAGGCTCCACTGGTCAGACTGGGACGACTGGGTTTACTGGGACGACTGGGTTTACTGGCTTTACAGGAGTAACTGGGAATACTGGTCCCACTGGTGCCACCGTTGGTGGAACTGGAAATACTGGCCCCACTGGTGCAATAGGTAAAACTGGCCCGACTGGTGCAACAGTGGGAAATACTGGTCAAACCGGGGCCACTGGATCAACTGGTAACCCCGGTTCTAACGGTTTTACGGGTCTTACAGGCACAACCGGGCCAACCGGACCCACTTCAACCGCTCCCGGACCAACCGGTCAAACTGGCTCTACGGGGCTCCAAGGGTTACAGGGTAATGGTCTTGCATTATTCTCTAACACAGCCACCTCCACAGTCACGGTGGCTAACGCATGGACCCCCATCACCCCCACTTCCGGAGTTGGTTTTTGGACCGGGGTGCCAACGACAGGATCTGTTGGGGCTCCGGCTAACTTCTTTGAAGCGGGCATCTCGGTTAAAATCACAGCAGCAGGTTATTTAGGCTCCTCAGCCTCACTAGCTATTAATTTCGCACTAGTCTTTGGACCTGACATTTTATGCAACACAGGGAACATCACCCTTCCCATATACTCTACAAACGCCATGTGGTTCGCTGAAGTGCTAATTTCATGTATGGAACCCGGCAATCCAGGTCAAATTTGGGCTCAGGGGCACATCAATATCAACGGGACAAATTATTTGATGGGAATGAGTGTTGAAGACACTCTAAACACCACCTCAACTGCCAATGCTGTCTGGCTAGCAGCATATAATGTGTACACAAGCTCTGGTATGACAGTTATTTGCACCAATGTCGTCTACGAGAGCCCATCTAATGCCACCTCTGCCACAATAGGGGGGCCGAGTGGCTCAACTGGAGCGACTGGAGTGACTGGGCCAACCGGAGCGACCGTAGGAAACACTGGCTCAACTGGACCTTCCGGAGCGACTGGAGTGACTGGGCCAACCGGAGCGACCGTAGGAAACACTGGCTCAACTGGACCTTCCGGAGCGACTGGAGTGACTGGGCCAACCGGAGCGACCGTAGGAAACACTGGCTCAACTGGACCTTCCGGAGCGACTGGAGTGACCGGGCCAACCGGAGCGACTGGGTATACAGGCAGCACAGGTGCAATTGGAATCACTGGCTCAACCGGACCTTCTGGAATCACTGGCTCAACCGGACCTTCTGGAATCACTGGCTCAACCGGACCTTCTGGAATCACTGGCTCAACTGGACCTTCTGGAATCACTGGCACTACAGGAACTACTGGCCCTACCGGGGCGACCGTAGGAAGCACCGGAGGGACGGGAAATACGGGCTTTACGGGAAACACCGGGCCATCGGGGGGAAACACTGGCCCAACTGGACCAACTGGAGTCCCCAACCAGCTTTATCGTAACCCCCAGTACGGGAGCTATGTGATCCAGCTAACTGATTATTATGTTCCCTATCTGGGGTCTGGTGTGGCTGACACTTTCCTCCTCCCGGCTGCGGCTTTGTATGCCGGAACCTCTCAGCAGACCTATATTTTCAAAAATGTAGGTACCGGAAACGTATCTCTCATTGCCGAGGGAGCTGATACAATTGAATTAATTTACAATTCTCTACCCATCGGCTCAGGATCCAACGTCCAGGTCGTCTCAGATGGTATCTCAAATTGGGAACTCATCTAAGTCCGAGTAATAGATAGGGGAGGCCGTATGGTCCGATCTATCATCAGCTACAACAAAGATTTTTATGATGTTCTTGCAGAGCTAAAACGAAAGGGAGAAGAGTTTACTCCTTTGACTCTGCAAGAACTTCAGTATGACCAGCTTATTCTTGCTGCATCTGGGAATGCAGGGGCATGCCGCTGCTCATTATCTGAGGTTATAAATGAAAAGAGGGAACGACGAGCCCTCTTGCTTGCCCTACCAAAAGAAAAGTTTGAAACGTTCAAGTTAGATGATGTGCTGGCTGGAGATTTACAGGAAGACCGGCTCGTGATTGACAACAAATTGCCCTCGTGGAACGATTTATCCCCCATAGGTAAGTTGTATTTCAAACTGGCCTGTTTGGAAAACCACCCCCATGATGCCATGAGCCGACTAACCGAAGTGGTGGGCCTTTTGCACGAGGTGGAGGGTTCTATCCCTCAGCAAATCGCGTTCAGCTTGAGGTTGGAGTTTCAATCAGCCCTCCTTTCCAAACCCTCCGAGGATTGGGTTGGGGATGCCTGCACGAAAGCCAGTAACATGTTGTATGGGTACGTGACCGGCCCAGAGGTAGACATAATCGACAGGCTAGAGCTTTTGGATTATGTTTGCACTGCTGGCTGCTTCTACCCATTGAGTGAATAGGAGAGGTATGGAGTTTGAGGAACTAGAGGGGTTCTTCCCCTTTGATGAGATGCGTCCGAGCCAGAGGCAAGCGTTACAAAAGTTTGTTGATACGACAAACAAGGGGCGGAAGTTTACCATCCTTGAGCTTCCCACAGGGATTGGAAAATCGGGCGTGGCGGTTGACTTGGGCCGTTGGGCTCAGAATGGTGGAGCCTACCTACTTACAATTCAGAAAATATTGCAAAAACAGTACCTGTCTGAGTTCTCTGACCTTGTGGAGATCAAAGGTGGCAGCAATTACCGCTGTGGGAATTACCCGGTCAGTTGCGATGAAGGTGCAAAGATTGCTAAGGCTCTGGGTGAAGGCCCATGCAAATGCGTCTGCCCATATAAGGAAGCGAAAGAAATCTTTCTCAACACTCCCTTTGGCCTCACCAATTTTTCCTATTTCCTCACTGTTATGACCTATCAGAAGGGCCTGTTCCCAAATCGAAAGCTACTCATTATTGACGAGGCACATAACACCGAGTCCGCCCTGATCAATCACTCCAATATTGAAGTGACGTTCAACCGACTTAAGGAGCTTGGGATTGATTTCCCGAAGCCTCCGCTAGGTCCAAAAGAGCTTGGAAGGGCCAAAAAATGGTTAGCTGATGCGGTGTTCCCAGCTTGTTCGGTGGCCAGGACTGGAATCAACGAAGCATTGATTAAGGCCCGAGCTCAGGTGAATAATGAGAGGGAAGTGATGGATATTCTCAAACAAGAAGGGTCTTTGGACCAATTTGAAAGAAAACTGGAAATGTTTGCTCAGTCCCCTTCGAATATGTGGTTCATCGGACAAACTGAGAAATTGGAAATTAAGCCGCTTCAGGGAGACCTGTTCTCTGAAGACCTTTTATTCAGCAAAGCCGATCATGTCATCTTCCTATCCGCAACCATCTTGGACCCCCGAACTTTTGTTCGCAATCTGGGAATACAGCCTAGACAGTGCGGCTATCTGGGTCTCCCATCTGAGTTTCCAAAAGAGAACCGCCGCATCATTTTCACCCCGGCTGGCTCCATGTCATACAAAAATTATGATACGACTCTCCCTAAATTGCTCAAAAAGATTGATCGCATCCTGACAAAACATGTTGCAGACAAGGGAATCATTCATTGTCAATCATTTAAAACAATGAAGCATATTATGGACTACTTTAGAAGCTCCCCTCATGCGTGGAGGCTCTTGAGTCACGACTCTAGTTCTCATTCCAAGAATGGGGCCATCGCTGCTCATATGACTCGTGATGAGCCAACTGTTCTGCTTAGCCCTTCAATGACTGAAGGCTTGGACCTCCGTGATGACTTGAGTCGATTTCAAATCGTAGCAAAGGTTCCGTATGCCAGTCTGGCTGACCCATATGTAAAAACGAGAATGGAACTGGACCCCGATTGGTATCAACTTCAGACCGCTCTGACTTTGGTTCAGGCTCTCGGACGTTCGGTTCGTTCGAAGGACGATCATGCTATTTCCTACATAATTGATGGGGATTTTGCTCGTTTTATGTCTCAAGCGCAGTCAATACTTCCCGACTGGTGGCTTGACTCAATCGAGATCAAGTAGAGTATTAGAGAGATGGAGGCACTAGGTAATATATGAGTTTTTGGCGTATTTTTCACAATCTGATCCGGCATGATGACACTCCGGACGAGGTTCAAAGGGCTACGTATGCCTGTGAATGGCTATCAGAGAACGGTATACGACTAAGGAAAATCTGTTCGCCGCAGCAGACTGAGATTATTTCTTGCATCGGTCAGTTTTGGTTTAAGCAGAAGACCGCCCCGTCTTATAAGATCCTTCGAGAAACCTTAGAGCGAAACTCTATAGTTATGGGAGTGGTCGATGTAATTGCCGAATATGAATCTGAAGAGGGTCTTCAGCTTCACGGACTGAGCGATTTGGGTCAACTTCTCACCGACTTCCAGGAGGAATGGAAGCGGGAACGACTCGCTGGGGTAATTAAAACCGTCAGAGCTATAAACAATAGTTCGTGGACGGACCCAACTTCTAAGAAGGTGCATTCTGGAGCCTCAGATGCCCTAAAATATCTTTTACAACAGATTGAGACTGGGGTCATCATGACCAACAACCAGTCTCTCAGTGGGGCTCTGAACGACATGGCTGGGGAGATCATGAGTATTTACGAAAAAAATAAGGCGGATCGCATGGCAGGAAGCATCAGAATTATGACCGGCATCGCCGCAATCGATATTTGTGTGCCCATCAAACGTGGTGATTGCGTGGGGGTGCTGGGGTACGCAGGACAGCGCAAGTCTACCCTTTGCCGCACCTTCGCTTACAATGCAGCCGTGCAAGGGTTTAACGTTCTACACGTGACGCTTGAGCAGACTTATGATGAGGAACGGATCATTTATGCGTTGATCCATTCGGCTGACAAGAGGTTTGCCAGCTATGGTATCCAGCCCACAAAAAAGAGGTTTGATGACGGGTTGCTTACCACAGAAGAAGAAAAGTTCTTAAAGGAAGTGGTGCTGCCAGATTTGGAGCAAAACCTCCTGGGGCGGCTCATCATCCGTCAGCCCACCGATGGAAGTTCCTGGAGCAACATCAAGATGATGGCCGAAATGACCAATCAGACCACTCCTCTGGACATGCTTTTCGTGGATTACTTGACTATCACAGCCACGGCTTCAACTTATGATTCCAAAGCGGAAATGGAGATGAACATCAAGGATGCAAAACAGACAGCCCTGCAATTTGATAATGGGCGCAGCATCGTCTTCCTCACTCCAATTCAAGGAAACCGTAAAGGGTACGACGAAGCCAAGGATACGGGGGGTGTGTGGGACATTACTGGTATCAACCAATACTCTGAGTTTGACAAATCTTTCGACACCATCTTTACCACATTTCTCGGTGATGCCCTCCCAGGCGATGTGGGAAATCAGATGGCCGTATCGACCGTCAAGACCCGCAGATGCCCCCCTATGCCCCTTACCAACCTCGCAGTCGATGTCGATGTGGGTCGGGTGGGGGATATGGAGGGTTCGAGTGGTGAGGGTTCGACCTATGATGAGTTGGCAACAATCAAAGAACAGCACCTCCGCACAGAGGAAAATGCGGTTCCATTTGATTAAGGGGTAAAATGTCAAGAAAGGTCCGAGAACAGGATGTTCTATATGTCATGCAACTCTTGGAAGAGGGCCTAACCTTCGATGAGTCTCCTAAGCTATCAATCAGAGTAAACAATCAGTTCAGACAATGCATACGCTGTGAGGCGCAGACGCAAGGAAAGGAATGGACACTGGATATTTATGGCAAGCACTTCTTCTACCTGATGATTCCCCCATCCGCCCCTTGTGTGCAAGACAATGTTCGATCCTTGCTGTTACATATGCAAGCTCACCTGTTGAGGTAACGATGACACTCCTACAAGTTCAGACCCTAGACGATCTTATGAAGCTGATGGCCAAGCAAAAGACCGTCAGCACTAAGGCTGTACGTGACCTCAACCATGAAGTGGAGAGCGTGGCGTTTATCTATAAGCCTGATCATACGTTGTCAGAGATGAGCAATCTGGATCTCTCCCGCAAGATCACTACTCTCTTGGCAAAGTATACGGAGCAGCCCACCCTGTCTGAATTCTACCAGCACCCTTCTTGGGACAGCGGATTCGTCTATGGGGGGAGCTTTGGGGTCAGTGCGGTGGTTGGAACGGTCTTCATGAAAAGTTGGTCTGAAATATTTCCAGAGTTTTCAAAAATCATGCGGTCGGTCATGATGCGGGTGCTGGAAGAGCAAAGCAAGGAAGCTTTCAGCGATGAGCCAGCAAATGAAATGTCAATGATAGACCGAATCCTGCCAGCGATGAAATTCACCATCAGGGATCAGAATGGTATTGAGATTCTTGGCAAGCAGCGGGACAAGATGATGTATGACCGAGTAGCCAGTCTGCTCCAGCTTATGGCCCAATCGTTCCTCACTTATGGGGTGCTGGAACTGCCTGAGTCTACAAAACTGGAGCCTGGGCAGCAAATTGCAGCCCGTCTGACTCCTATGGGAAACCGAGCTTACCTCCACCTTCGAGACGTTGAAATATATATTTCCGAGGTGGCGGAACTCTACCCACGGCTAACAAAAATCAAACTTGAATCGGAATCTAAAACTCCCCAGTAATACATAACATGGAGGTTTTGTGTTCCGGACCAAAAAAGTAGCCGTCATTTTTGATTTTGATAAAACGTTGTCCCCTGACTACATGCAGAGGGTGGTGTTTGAGCGGTATGACATTGATGAAAATAAGTTTTGGGGGGATTGCCAGGAATGGTCTGAAGAAAATCTCCGTAATCTTGGCTCCAATCACCCAGAATTAAGCTACATGAACATGTTTCTTCAGTATGTTGAGGACGGTCGGATGCCCGGTCTGAACAACAAAAAGATGAAGGAACTGGGGGATCACATCCGTCTTTACCCTGGAGTAGAGTCCCTCTTGAACACGCTATTCTACATGGGAGCAGAAATATACATCGTGTCTTCAGGTATCCGAGCCCTATTGGGTGGCCTCCAGGAACGAATCCGTCTCTGCACGAAAAACCCCAATTTCAAAATCCAAAAGATATATGGTGGGGATTTTCGTGAACGAAATGGATTGATTCATGCTGTCGCCTCTGTGATGAGTCCATCAGATAAACTCCGAGCCATTTATGAGATCAGCAAGGGCTGTGACTTTTATGGCTTTGACTTCACTGTCAGCCTTCCAAAAGAGAATGGACGGAGGGTGCCGCTGGAACGGATGTGCTACATTGGTGATGGGCAGTCGGACGTTCCGTGCTTCAACCTCATCAAAGATTCGGGCGGGTTCACTCTTGGGGTATTCAATCCTGCCGAACCAAAACAGTTCGAGCAGATTGAGCAGATCAGGCAAGGTGGCCGACTCAGCACCATTGCGGTCACAGATTACTCCCCAGGCAGCACCGCTGAGGCCGTTCTAGTGAGCAAGGCCAAGGAGTTCCTATACAAAGTTTCCGAGAACTATGAGTTCAGGCAAACGCTGGATGAGCTTAAGGGGAACAGGCCGGTGCCGATTCACCCTTGGACCGCCCAACCAGACTTTTCTGAGTAATATCATCTAAGGAGATATCAATGGCCAAATCGAAACACAACAAAACCGGTAATGGAACTCATAGGGAGAGAACCCGAGCGGCTCGTGAAGCCCTTGAACTCAGCCGTAAGATGGCTGAACTTCAGGAGCTTCAGGACAAGTTGCAGAAGCAGCTACAGCAGACCAAAGTAGCAGTTGGAGAGGCGAAGGAGATGGTCAACACCCTCACCAGCGAAATGCCAATCATGCCTGTCATGGCGGAAGAAGAAGTTGCTGCTGAATGAGTGAGGCTCCGTGGGCTGTAGCTATTTTGCTGGGAAAGCGCAAGCCAAAATCCAGAAATGTGCTGCTCGGTTCCGATAGAGCCATCATCAAAGCCCTGGAGCGATCCTACAATATCAAAATTAACCCCTTTGATATGGAGGACCCCCAGGTGTTTTCCGTGGTGGATCAGGAGTCCCAAGTCCCACTAGCAGAGCAAGCGAGCTGCACATTTTGGAGGAACCCTCCGATAACTCGTAATGAGATTCTGCTCACTTATATCGTGTCCTCGCTAGCCCCAGACCTAAAAGAGTCCGAACAGAAGCCCATTATAAAGAGTTTTATGTATGATGTGGAATCAGTCAGAGACTTTAATGTTTTGTATTGGAGAGTCAAGACTGCTATGACTAACAAAGTTCTAGGCGTCTGGGACAAACAGCCTTGGGAATCCCCTTTTGGTTGGTTCGGAACCACAGATTTGGCTCCCCGCCTCTCTCGCTTATACCACGATTTACGCTCTTATGTATATGTCAAATTGGGTAACAAATCAGAAATCAAAACTTTAGGGCTCTCATCGGGGAAGATAAAGTATTTGAATGGGTTGAATCTGAGTAATAAAAGAATAGCTGATACGCTTAGTATATTGGCCCAATGGCGGTATCAATTTCTAAGCGACCAACAAGCTGCTTTTTTGGTGTCAACCAAGTGGAGTAACAAATGACATATCCAGAAACCTCGCCAACCCGCAGAGCCCTTCAAGAAATCCAAGGTCCGGATAGCGAAGAAGTCTCTCGTCGCCGCGAAATCTTAGCACAGGACGACAAAGAACTTGACGCCCAGCTAGCCGAAGAGGCTCTACTGATACAACAAATGATGTGCAAGAGGGCTCAATAATGCTGAAGTCCGGGAGTAAAAACATCGCTTGGTGGCATCCACAGCCCAATGTAGTGATTGACGTTCGGGACATCTCTGGGTTCACCGTCTCCACTGAACAGTATTTTGATCCAGACGGGACTGCATCAATTATTGGACTTCGCTACACCCTTCTTGTCAGCTTCTCGAATAAGAGCAAGACAGACAGTGTGGCGTTTACCTACAACTCTCTCGATGAGTTAAATGAGGTGTTATCCCCCTTCGAACTCTCTTGGATTCCGGATGAGGTGAAGGCATGAGCTTGGAAATTAAAACCCTACTGGGCCTCAGAGATACAGAAAAGCGGATGTACGTCATCAATACTGATGAGGTTACCGAGTCAGAATATGAGTATTGCCAAGTCCTGTGCAACGTGTTGTGGGGAGATAAAGGGCTAGTTGAGTCTCTCGGACCCACTTGGAGCATGGTTCACGATGCCAGATTTGAGAATCTGGAGAGTAAGTTTGTGGTGAATCGTCCAGCCGTATTCGGTGGAGATGCTCGTCTGGGCAAGCAGTATATTGACGGAGATGGGCTCCTCAGCCACTCAATGGTTGAACTGGAATCCTATGCGGAAATCCTGGGTGAGGGTCGCCATTTCCATGAGATTGTCAAGGCAGATGGCTTAGACCCCAGAGAGTTTTATGGGATGTCCGATGATATTTTGTGGAAATACATCAAGCAGGAATGCCCTAACTACTTTGACAACAAGGGCGGAGCCCCCAACACACGAGCCAATAGACTTTGGTTGTTGTTCCGTGGGGACCTCCTAGGGTTGATCGAAGATTACAGTGAAGTCCCGCTCCTTCAGGATTGGATCAAGCTGTCCTCTGGGGATCAGGCTGAAGAGTACGACTTCCTCCATGTTGCAGAAGAGCCGGTGGTCTGGGCTGAAGTCGATTATTTGGAACGTGCGCTCACGCTCAGAGCTTCGCTCAGAGTCTCAGCCGTCAAGGTGCTCCAGCGTTCCGGCCTCATGGCCCTGCTCCAAGAGAAGTATGAGTTCACCGATCAAGAGATTGACGAAGTGCTGAAACTGGTGTATCAGACTCCTTACGAGAAGTTGTATGAAGTTCCGGCGAAGGTCGTCAACTATGCCAATCAGGTCCGTCAGACAACCGCTGATACGACAAAGCGTATGCTCAGTCAGTGTAAGGCCAACTCCAAGGCTAGTAAGGAGATTGTTGCTAAGCTTCAAGCCGGAGATATCAAGCCAATCAACACCACTGATGAAGAAGTCGAACGCGACTTGTCTCCAGAGGAGAAGCAGGTTCTTGCAATCCAGGGGAACCCTTATCGGTTGGAGCTTTTCCTCATGTTCGTTGAGGCAGAGCAGATGGGAGACTTGAAGACTCAGGATATCATCAAGCCCATTCTGGAAGACACTGACCTGATGGTAGACTCTTACACGGTCTTAGAGGTCCGAGAGAAGACCCTAACAAATCGCACTAGCAGTGCGGTTAGGGATGCTCTCTCTTGAACTACACCACCCCTCACCCAATAGTGCTCGAAACACCATTGCAGTGGAAAGATATGACAGCAGAAGAGCAGGAATGGATTATCACTGGGATTCGAACTAATACTTTAGCAGATGCTGCAAAGAAGTTTGACCCAGTGATGCCCATGCTTTTAACTGTCCAATTCCCGCTGTCTTTGGTTGACCCGCGCCATCCTGCGGGGGCATTCGGGCAAGCACAAATCTTAATAGAGCCCCGCGCTTCCAATGATGATGCGGGTTTGGAAAAGTTGTAGTTCCACGATAGTTACACGGCGTCAGGAAAAACTGAGTATCAGGTATAGTGGCGCGGTATCTCGACTATCCCACGCTGTAATGAAACATCCTAGGAGAATCAATGGCAATCACTAAAGAACCTCGTAAAACACAGAGAGCCGAAGCAATTCTCTCTGAATCTACAAAGAAGTATGACCCTAATGCCACCATCGAACAGTTGGTTGCAGACCTACGGCGAGTCCAGGAATCAAACCCTGAGACATTTATCTCTCGAAATTTTTATCGGATTCATGGTAGGTACTCAGAGAAGACTTGGAATAGCCTCTTTGGTACCATGTTGGAATTCAGGCGGCAAGCTGGCTTAGAATTGTCTCGGAATCAGGCCCAGCTTGAAAAACATATTGCAAAACATGCCAGTCTTGATGTTTATCGAGAGTTCCAAGAGGCAGAAATTTCTCCGTGGGTGGGTAAATACACAAAGCCCAATGATGGAGGAAGAACTAAAACTATTCTGGTTGCCAGTGACTTCCATGACAAGGAGGTAGATCCTTTCGTCCTCTCCGTGTTCATTGATACGGCCAAGCGAGTTCAGCCTGATATCATCGTCCTAAATGGCGACATCTTTGACCTCTATGAGTTTTCTAGATTTGATAAGGATCCCAGACTTGCAGATCTAAAGGGCCGGTTCGATTTTGTTCGAGAGAGTATCTTCCAGCCGCTTCGTGATGCTTGCCCTAATTCCCAGATTGACTTCACTCTCGGAAATCACGAACAGAGATTGCTGAAGCATCTGGCAGACAAGACCCCGTTTATGAAAGTCCTAATGGATCTATGCGGTAGCACTCTAGCCTCTTTGTTTGGTTTGGATGAGTTCAAGATTAATCTGGTTACCAAATGGGATTTGACAGCTTGGAAGCCAGGAGAACTCAGGGATCAGGCTAAGAAGAACTATATCGTTTATTACAACTGCTTCGTTTGTAACCACACTGGCAACGAGGGCTTTGGGCTTTCAGGAACCTCTGGTCATGTTCATCGCCCTGATGTGAAAACATCAGCCAATGTCAATGGTCCACTGGTTTGGACAACTACTGGTTGTATGTGTCGCACCAATGCAGAGTACACGACTACCATGGAGAAGTGGCACAACAGCTTCCTCCTCGTTCATGTGGACACTTGGAAGAAGCAAGTCGTCCCCGAGCACATCCTTTTCACCGACTTTATGACTTGTGTCGGAGGCAAGTATTACTTTAGATAAGGGATGGATTGATGACTTGTGTGGTAGGACTTAGCGCAAAGGGAAAAATCTGGATCGGCGGAGACGCCGCTGGGTTTGATACTGAAACTTACAGATGCGTGGCGATGCGGGATACCAAGGTATTCAAACTTGGAACTGAGTATTTGGTTGGGTTTGCAGGATCCTATCGGTTTGGCCAATTGCTTAGATACAAATTTGTCCCCCCAGAGAAACCCGAAGGTCAGGATGACTATGAATTTTTGGTCACAGATTTCATGGATTTGTTGAGAAACACCATGAAAGACGAAGGCATTGTCAAGATTGAAAACTCAATAGAAAGTCTTGATGAGGCCGGTGCCCTCGTTGGTTTCAATGGGAAGCTCTACAACATTGAGGAGGATTTTCAAATAGGGGAGATGGTTCTTCCCTACTGCGCGATAGGCAGCGGAGCAGATTATTCCTATGGAAGTTTGGACACCTCTTTCAAGATATCAAAACGGATGGCCCCTCGTAAGCGAGTTCTGATGGCCCTAGAAGCAGCCTCTGCTTTCTCCTCTGCGGTGCGTCCTCCTTTTACAATCATGTCCTCGTAGGACTTCCTATCCCTCTCGTAGAGGTACGAATGGGAACTTCACAGGTAATAGGGTTCATGCAAGCTGAGGCCGAGGCCCAAACCGGGGATTTGGCTTTTTTTGATGGGTCAACACTTATAGATGACATTATCAAATGGGACACTAGCTCACCCTGGTGCCACGTTGGAATTATTATTGAATTTGGTGGTCGGAAATGGCTGGATGAGTCCCTCCCCTCAAAAGGTCCACATCTTGTTCTCCTTGCCGAGCGGACCCCACAGATGATTGTGAATCGTCACTCATCTCTCTCTGAAGATGCACTGAATTACGCTTTTTCAAAATTTGACCTAGACTATAGTTACGAGAACGCCATCCTAGCGGGCTTGGGGATGAAGACGGTTAATGGCGGGATGATGTGCTCAGAGTATGTAGGAGATGTGTTAGAGCGGGATGGGGTCAGGGGAATCCCAAGCAAAGGTTTGACTCCTGGAGCTTTGTTTGCTGTGTTCCAGAATTGTGACCAGACTCTTATTTCATAGGTGACATATGGCTCTGTTGGATCGTGATCATGTTTTCGCTGCGCTTGAGGCGGTGAATGAGGTATTAAAACATAAATACCAAAAAGAAACCGTCATGGTTACCGGGGGAGCTGCTCTAATGTTCCTATTTGACGATTTTTATCGCCCCGTGAAGGACATAGATGCCTGCGGGATGAGCCAAAATCTCGCCAAAGCGATTGAAGAGATTACTTGGGAGAAGGATTTACCAGGAAATTGGTTTAACGATGAGGCGAGTGAGTATTATTACCCCCGAGAGACGGCGGAAGGCCCCAAGTTTTCAAATTTGAGCATTCAATGCCCCTCTAAGATGTATCTTTTGTGCCTTAAGATTCATTCCAAACGTTCTGCGGAGCAATCCCACGACCCTCAGGACGTAGAATTCATGATCGAACGGATGCCTGAAGTCCAGACTGACCAGGATTGGCAACTTTGCTATAAAAAATGGTTTGGAAAGACCGATTGGAGCAGTTTTTGTGCCGAGTCTGTTCACCAAGCACTAGCAAAACGCTCTCCCAAGGTAGCAGCAGAGGCTCCACACACCGATAAACCCCCTGAACCCCTGATGATTGCCCTCATTAACCAAAGTGAGTGGAAGAAGAATCCATCCGGAGATGGGAAGGTACATATTTTCACTGAGGAACCTGAAGAGCCCCAAGATTCCAACAGCCCCTTTCGTGTCAGAGCGTCTGGAGAAGACTTGGTTGAGAAAGCGATCGAGTTTGCAACAGAAAAACACAAGGATCAGAGACGAAAATGGACCGGAGAGAGCTACATTGTCCATCCAGAGGCCGTAGCGGATACCATCAGAGCCATCGGGGGCTCCACGGAGATGGTTTGTGCTGCGTGGCTTCATGATACGATTGAAGATCAGGGGGTTCGACCGGAGGAATTGACTGAACTTTTTGGGCCAAAAGTGTCTAAATTGGTCGTGGAATTGTCCGAAATCTCCAAATTAGAAGACGGAAACCGCAAAACTAGGAAGGAAATTGACCGAAAACACTACAGCAATGCCTCTCCAGAGGGTCAGACGATAAAGTTGGCTGACATGCTGAATAATGGTTATGATATTGTAGAATCCAACCCAGGATTTGCCAGAACTTACATTCCAGAACTTGAGGCACTATTTGAGGTTCTCACCAAAGGTAACCCCACCTTGAGAAACAAGGTAGCAGAGATGATAGCGATCTCAAAACGAAAGTTGGGTCTGAACTGACATATTGGCTTTCGCTCTCTAAGTGAGAGGGTAGGATGCTCACGAAACGTATGGTAGAGGTTTTAACGTCCCACAAGCTATTGAGTCCTCAGATTAAGGATTTAATCAAATCTAATGCGTTAAATAACCCAAAAACGGCTTATTTTTATGCAAGATATGTCCTTAACGGGCCTTTTTCAGAGGGGGAAGCAGCTATTTCCCAGAGTCCCAAGTTTAGTTACTACTATGCTAAGGAGGTTCTTCACCATAGGTTTGAGGCCGGGGAACCTGTTCTGGCACACTCTAGTGGATGGTGGTTTGATTACTGGATTGATATTCTTGATGGTAAATGGCCAAAAGAAATGTCTCAAGCTCTATTAGAAGCCCGAGTCCTATGGGGCAAATCTGGTGGTGGAAGGTAGCAATGGCAATTCGTAAAAGGTACACGTTCGATCTGACAGAGTTCGAAGTTGAGGCCAAACGAGGGCATGTGGACTGCGCGGCGGAGGAAGGTGACTCTGAATGGGTATGCGATATTATCCCTAAGCTGGACATGGACCTCCCAGCCAGTGTAGTGAAGGCTATCATCACAGAGGCGAGGAAGCAATTTGAGGAAGACCTCAAGCGGGAATATGCAGCCCAGTCATTCCACTGGAAGGGGGATAGGCGGTCCCCTTTGCTTCGATTTGTCAAAGGGGACCACGTGACCTTCAAGGGTGGCGAGGGCGAGGTGGTCTATGCGATTCCTGAACAAAAAAAGTTCGGAGTAAAGACTACAGATGGTAAGGTTCTCAATTTCGATCTGAAATCTTTTGAACATTTCCTATTCAAGAAGGTGACTTCCTAGTACTAGATTATAGGAGTTCACGATGCCACAAACCCGCACACCTTGGGGGTTAGATGATACAAAAAAGCTAGTAATGCTTTACCCCGTAGGGACTAAGGGTGAAATTACAGCAGCATTCCCCAATCGTGCTTGGAATACCATAAAAGGTAAGGCGAGGAGGCTCAACCTCAAGTTGTCTCGCGCTTGCTACAAATGTGATTTATCTATACTTTTAGACAAGTCAGATGTTTCCTTTTATTGGCTAGGGTTCCTCTGTGCGGACGCTAACTTCACTGAACATACTGTGGGGCTTGAAATATCAGAAAAGGACGTTGTGCATCTTAATACTTTTTGCAATTACATTAATTACCCTGAAACTGGTTTATTCCGAAGAAGTCGTAAGATATTTGGGAAACAGCAGAACGCGACCCTATGTGCCTATGCAAATCATAAAGAGGTAGTTCAAAAGTTAAGAAACACTTACTCCATATCTAACAATAAGATGAAAAATCCCATTGACATTTCTAGTATGTTGGACTTAGAGCTTATGTGTTTTTTCATTGGGTTTATTGATGGAGACGGCTCTATCTGTTTTCGTAAGAATGGATCCATTGTAGTCAGTATTGAGATAGACAAATCTTGGTTCTCCATATTAAAATCCTTTGAACTTCTTCTTCCTAGATTAAATATAATCACTTCAGTTAGAGCATTGCTCTATACTAGATCTGATACTCGGCAAACTTTCGCTCGTTGGCAGACTTCTAGTAGACCTGTTTTTTATCAATTTCGGCAATTTGCCGTGGAGCACCATCTCCCAATTATGCATAGAAAGTGGTTTTCCAGAGATTCTTCTTGCACGATTTTCTCAAAACCAGTAATATGATAAAGGGAGGCTCTCGTGAACATGTGGTTTACAGCAGACCAGCATTTTTCACATGAAAGAATTATAGAGATGACTGGTAGGCCATTCGCCTCTGTAGAGGAGATGAATAGTGTCCTGGTAGCTAACTATAATGCTCTAGTTCAGCCGGAGGATGTGGTTTACTTTCTCGGAGACGTTTGCATGGGCAAATTAACCGAATCTCTCTCGCTTCTCTCTCAACTAAAAGGTCACAAGATTTTGGCTGCGCTGGGTAACCATGATCGCCCATCCCACCTCTACCATCATAAGACGGAAGAAAAGCGGCAAGAATGGCTAGCAAAATATCAAGAATATTTTGAAGCCATCCATGAAAGTCTCAAGATGGAACTGTGCGTCCCCCGAGTAGGGATGCAACCCACAGCTAGACTCGATGTGATGCCAGTCCTCCTACACCACCTCCCCTATCTGGATGACACCTTTGTGGATCATGCCTATGAGGGTCGATACAGGGAGTTTCAGCCCGTCAACGATGGCAAGACCATCTTGATTCATGGTCATGTCCACGGAGCATGGAAGCAAAAGGGTCGTCAAATCAATGTTGGTGTGGATGTCTGGGACTACAAACCAGTCAGCCTCCACCAGCTTTCCCAACTCGTTTTACCCCCAACAGTCTAAAGGAGACACAGATGGATAATATCATCGCAAGTTGCAGTGCTCACGTTTCTTACCTCTATAATAGCAAGGTTAACGCCTTGCTTCCCATGATTCATGCGGAAGTCGAAGTTGTTAAGGGCCGGGGCAATCAGCCCACCGAGACCCTGAACTTCTGTGCCACTCCCGCTGGGATGAATCAGTTGATGGCGTCTATTCAGGACGCAATCCAGACTACTGAGATGGCCAAGAATTCCAAGCCTCAGTTCATGACTGAGGGAGAGTGGTTTCAGTTCTTGAAAAACCACCCGGAAGATGCTGTCATCAATGGAGACGATCAGCCCCCAGTTGAGGGTTAATGATTCCAGCAGCGATTGGTAAGTTTTGTATATACAAATCGCTAACTTTCTGGGTATACTAACTACATGAAGACTGTGTTTCTTTCCGACACCCACAATTACGAGGTCGCCGTCCCCGAAGGCGATCTCGTAGTTCATTGTGGTGATGCCACCGAACGGGGCACCATCCAAGAGGTTTCGAAGTTCGCAGAGTGGTTTGGTAAGCTGCCCCACCGTCATAAATTGTTCATAGCCGGTAACCACGACTTCCTTTTCGAGCAGAACCCCACGGTGGCCCGTCTGATCCTCAAAGACAACGGAATCGCCTATCTGGAGGATGACTACCTGGAGTTGGAGGGTCTGAGAATCTATGGGACTCCCCAGCAGCCCTACTTCCATGGCTGGGCGTTCAACCGGGAAGAGGAAGACCTGATGCAAATCTATGAGAGGATCCCTGAGGGACTGGATATTCTCATCACCCATTGCCCTCCTCGTGGCATCCTGGATGAGGTCGCTCAGGAATTCAAGATTCGTTACATCGGGGACTTCGACCTACTGCAAAGAGTGAGTCGTGCGAAACCCAAGTTTCATTGCTTCGGCCACTGCCACGCAGGATACGGGGCCAAAACCGTCATCGATACCTTCTTCATCAACGCATCAATCTGCAATGAAAGGCAGCTTCCGGTTAATAAACCGTGGACATTCGAGGTGGAACCGTGTTAAACTATTCACTGGCCCTCTGGGGTGCGCTTTCGGCTGGGACTTTTCTCTTCATAGGGCTCCTCGCTATCAGTGCCTTCTTTCAGAGTGGAGTGGCTGGGTTTAAGGAGTTCAAAGTAAGTTACCTGACCCTTATTCTAACTCTCATCTTCGCCAGTGTGTTTTTCCCCATCGCATGGACAATGATCCATAGCATGATAAAGGAGCGGTGAGGCAATTTTTTTTTGTAGACAGAACCCGCGCAATCGAGTATAATAAATTATGGAGGTTAGAATGGAAAAGCGTGTCACCATCCTGGTCGGACCTTCCGGCTGTGGCAAGTCCACCTGGATCAAGGAGCAGGAAAAGTGCGGAGAGTGGGAGGTGTGCTCTGCGGATCACTACTTCCTCCAGGCGGATGGAAGCTACCAGTTCAACCCCAGTCTGCTGGGCAAGGCTCACGGTGCCTGCTTGGAGAAGTTCAAGCAATGCCTCGCTTGTGGCTTGTTCACCATCTTCGTGGACAACACCAGCACCCGTGAGTGGGAGCGCAAGGAATACGTGGAATTGGCCAAGAGGGCTGGCTACGAAGTGTGGCTGAAGGTCTTCCAGGTGGATCCGGAGGTCTGTGCGGCCCGTAACCTCCATGGTGTGCCGGTCGAATCCGTCCGTAAGATGGCGGAGCGGATCGATGTTCCAGAAGGATTTTATCCCGTATGAGCATTCAGGAGCAGTATCCCCGCATGTTCATCCCTCAGTTCTGGGGGATTGAGGTCGGTGACGGCTGGAAACCACTGGTGGATGAAGTAGTCACCCGGCTGGCCCAGCTTCCCGATCCTCCTCAGATCACCCAGGTGAAGGAGAAGTTTGGGAACCTCACCATCTATCTCACCTCTTACAGCCCCGATGCACAGGACATTTTGGATGAAGTTGAGGAAAGGGCTTCCCTTATTTGCGAATACTGCGGAGCCCCTGGAGAGGAACGTGATACCGGGTGGATAAAAGTCCTCTGTGATGCGTGTGAAGAAAAGCGGAGTAATAGGTAGTATGAGCATGAAGTTCGAATACACCCGAAACCCCATTCTGACTCACTGGGATGCAGACTATGTTGTGTCCTTTGACAGAGTCAGGACCATTCTCTCTCGTCAGGGCAGGCCAGCCAAGGTTGGTGAGGCGGATGGCTGGGCGTTTGAAGTCCCCGCTACTGAGGACATCCCCTGGCTTACTTCTCTGCTGCGTCATTTTTTCACGCAAGCTATTGAAAAGGCTTGCTTTCCCACCGGTCACAATGTTCTTTTGATTCAGCTTCCCGAATGGGCTCCAACCAGAGTATTAGTCTCTGTCTGGGGAGATCTTGCCAAACGAAAAGTCTGGGAAGACTATGATTGGCACAACTGCAACAAGGAAATACCCCCAGGTCACAAGTCTTTGATGAACATCCGGCTACTTTGCCCCAACGAAGAAGTCTTCAACGGGATGGCTGCCTTCTTCCAAGGAACCTGGGAGTTGTAGGAAGTCTGAAACTTTTTGAAGAAAAAGGTATACAGAACCCCTCAATACACGGTATAATAGTTCAGAGGGGTAAGAACACGACCCCCCGAATACCCCGAAACTTCTTCCTGAAAAAAGTCTTTACAAAGGTTGAAATTCCGGGTATCATTATTACACAGGGTAAGATCACGGTCCTCCCCTGAAACACAAAATTGACAACTGAATAGTGTTTTTAGAAATGACTTGCTTAGTGCTTTAGGGCACGAAGCGGAAACCAGCCGCAGGGTTAGCCCTGTTCTGATTAAGTGCTGGTGGGTGGGCAACTAGTGAAGGCTCACAAATATCTCAGACGCTTGCAGCAACCAACCCTGGGGGAAACCCCTTTGCCAGGAGTTCTCGCACTCTTCTCCACAAATCAAGAGGGCAAAGGCGTCTAGTTCTATCGCGTGATCGGCGTCAACCGGTCATACCAGTTTGACGGCTGGCAGACAGTCAGGTGCTACACGAGTTGACAACAACTTGAACTACGCTGCAAAATCCTGACAAGAGTCGTAAGGCATAGAATGACTTGAGTAGGGGGTCTCACCAAAACCTCATCACGATTCGAGTCACTCAAACAAATACCCTTAGAGTCTGTGGGGCGGCAACATCAGGTGCTCTAGAAAAGCAGAATTGGGTATGATACGGAAATGATTGGGTTCTGATTTCACCGGGAAACCGGGAGCAGAAGACAAAGCCGGGTTAAGTGAGCGACTCATACGAGCCAGGACGTTTCAGGCCAGCCCCCTTTCTCATAAATGTGGGCATCCCAGCCATAGCGTCACCAAACTTCTGGCACGGGGTGGGCATATGTGATCCCACCCACAAATTTCAGCAGACAGCCATCGTTTCCACCACGCTCTATGAGGAGGTGTGAACCCGTGAGGAATGGCCCCAAGAGGAGAACATCAGTTTTGTCTGCGAAACCAATTGAAAGTGCCGAGTAACCAGTACCTTCCCAACGGTGGGAATTGGCATAGCCTTCACACAACACGGGCCGCACCCATACACTTTCAATTAAATCGGAAATTGGCGCAGCTTGGTAGCGCGTATGTTTTGGGTACATAAGGTCGAGAGTTCGAATCTCTCATTTCCGACCATGCAGAAGTAGCTCAGTGTTAGAGCGCCTCCCTAAAACGGGAGGCGCTCGGGGGTTCAATTCCTTCCTTTTGCACCAATCTAAGGCGATGTGGAAGCTGGGGGCATGGGGCATTACCCCTTGTAGTGGTCACCCGGAGACACATAGCTCAATTAGCAAGCCCCTAAGACGGGAACGAAAGTCGGCTGTAGCGCGGATTCGGCGTAGCGACAGTGCTTCGGCAAACGATGAGTAGCGGTCGCTGAAAGAGTAAGGACCCTCCCGATGAGGAACCCACCTAGTCAGAGTTGCACCTGACCCTTAGATTCCATACCATTCAAACCCATGGCGGAGTAGCTCATCTGGTTAGAGCGACTCGCAGGAAAAATTGGAAAGAAAGACAGGGACGAAAATGAGGTGAAGCGCGACGATCCTCTCAGTAGAAACTGGATGAGTAACTCCTTGAGTATTCTGTGAATGAGGTGGCACGGTTCAAGTCCTGCCTCCGCTACCAATGACCGTGAGGACTAGCCCCCTCACACTTGATATTCCGATGGAAGTCCGAAGCGGGAGTCAAAACTGATAGGTGGAGGGAACGGAGCCTTCGGAAACGAGGAAGCTGATTCCCAGAGAAGCCAGTGACCAGCAATGATGAATTAGGACAGCCGGGACAGGCTCCGGCCATAATCTCACCTCAGAGGTAAGGCGGGTGACAACTCGTGTGGTAGCTGGTGCAATCTCGTGGCCCACACTCTCAACCCCCTAACAGCACTAGGTTCTGGTGAGCCGTTGCAACGGCTTGCATTACAGACCTCGAAACGAGATGCGGGTAGGAAGAGTCCCCGCTGAGGTGTTCCAATCAGTAAGATGCAGATGAGGGTAAAAGAAACAAGATCCCCCCAGTTATCGCAAATTCTGCAACTGCCATCCAAAACTGGTGACTGGTTTCAATCATGCCGGGTAAGCACCCTCTTTGCTGGAGGGACCGGCTCCAAATCCGACCTTAAGCAAGTCGAATCGGTGACGCGATATAGTCCAGGTCTCTGGGGTGGCTACCCTCGCTAATTGCAGCCCCCTGCGTCTGGCTTCATACGCCGAGTGTCATGACCCTCAGAAGCCACCCTCTTCCAAGATTTAAGGGTCACTTGAATCTTCTCTCATGAGTTCCGGTGTAAATGGGAGTAGCTAACCGGATTTTTTACCAAGATCAGGCTCTAAGCAAGCCGAATCGTTGGTGCAACGTATAATGCACCGGGTGTGAGTCCCCTTCCTACTCCAGTTGGTGTGGTCTGTAGGTACCTAGGCACCAGTCTCAAGCCCCGAAGACTCTAAACCCCAAGGCCCTTCTCAGTCTCTGTTGCATGGTTAAAAGTCAGAGGCCGGTGACCCAGTTCCTGTGTCAGTCACCGTAGCTAACAGGTTTTTCGCCTTATCCTATAGCGGTAAGTAGAGTGCCCTTTCACGGCAACAACCGGAGTTCGACTCTCCGTGGGGCGACCAATGCACCATTAGCTCAGTTGTCCTAGAGCAGACGCCTTCTAAGCGTCAGGTCATCAGTTAAAATCTGATATGGTGTACCATGACGGTGGTGGTCGGATGGATCTGACGCTGGTCTGCAAAACCAGTCCCGGCAGGGCAATACGGAGTTCAATTCTCCACACCGTCTCAGTAATACCATCTGAGGGCTACTCCTCTCCCAAGGAAATGCTTGCTTGGTGATGAACCTTCAGTAAGAATGGCTTAGTGATGCAACTGGCGAGACATGGCAGTCTCAAAAACTGCTCCCTTCAATGGGTTGTGGGTTCGAATCCCACCTGAGCTACCAAAAGGAGTGCCCATGCTCCTCCCAACATTTCGGTGTTGGGTTTGAATGTGCTATCAGTGAGGGGTAGTAACCCTCTGTTCAACCCCTTCGGGGTTGCTCATGCTAACCAATTAGTAGCAGCGCATAAAAAGCTACAGAGGCCCCCGGAAGCCGCATGAAACTGCGGATAGGTAGCTGGATCCGACAAAACCAGCGAATCTAGGAGTGCCCATGCTCCTCCCATTCGTAGCAGTTTGTAAAATCAGTATACGATTGGGTCAGATGTGTGGTCGTTAAAGGCTGGTAACCTTTCCCGCAAGGGTCGTCAACGGCTGGTAGCAACACAGAAATTACAGAGGCCAATGGTCGTTCCTCGAAATGGGAACTAGGTAGTTGGAGCCGACAAATCCAACACGTTCACTGGCCCCAGCAATGGGGCCTTTGGTGGTGCTGGTGGACTGCGAGATTGCCCCACAGACCCGTTCCCGAAACGCAGATAGGACAACGGATATTTGACGTAAGGGCCAGCCGGAGCCTTTGATCCGGCACCTATCTCGGTGCCATTGGATTTGTGGACGAAAGTCTCCCCCAGTGGACAAGGGGTCGGCCCTGATGCTGACCCTCGACAAAGTTCAACCCGTGCGCTGCTTGGTCGGCAGCATAGACCTCACGGAGAACACGCAGTTACCCCTAGGAGCAACCAATTGATCAGCTTCTACTGCGTCTGAATGAGGGTAGTGAAGGGTAGGATAAGTTAAACGGAGGATGGGAACCCCGCAAAGGTCATACCCCACCGGCCCTTCACGATTTTTCTTTGCTCTCCCCTGTTTGCCGCACGGTCTAGGCAGGAGCCTTTTAAGCTCTCCGAGTAATCGATAGCGGGTTCAACTCCCGCACGGGGGACCAGTTTGACCTGGACCTATGACGCAGCGGTCAGCGTTCTTGGCTCATAACCGAGGAGTCCTAGGTTCGAATCCTAGTGGGTCCACCAACGCGCCTATCGTTTAATGGTAAGACAGCGGCTTTATATACCGCCCCGAAAGGAGCCGCCAGATTAGCGGATTTTCCAGGTTCGAGTCCTGGTGGGCGTACCAATCTGAGTATTAACAAGTGTTGCCCCTGACTGAAACTCACTGAGGGGGCATGGGGTAGCGGATCCCCCGACCCAGCCACGCATGTGGAATAAAGATTGAACAGGGAACAGTTTGTGAGTTTAAACAAGACCCAAGATTCAATCATCCGACGATTTGTTTCAGCTACTGCTGCGTTGAGCAGGAGTCGTTAGATGCTGAAACTCCAGTGGAAACCGTGCCCCACTGGAAAATGCGGGTTTGATGTAGTGGTAGCATGACATCCTTCCAAGTTGTTCGCGTGAGTTCAATCCTCATAACCCGCTCCAGTTCTGACCAATCCGCCCATCTAGGCGGCGTGGGCTATGGTCCAGCCCTTCGGGAGCACGATACGCTCCCGCCTCCTATCTGGTCCTCCAGTACCCCGTTCGGGTTCGAAAATGAATCACGGCGTGACAGGTTGGACAAAGCACTTGAAGGTTAGTTTCCTCGTTGTTAGCATGATTTGTGTCAACGTGGTGAACCGTCAGAACCTCTGGAACTTCAGAGTACCCACAAACCTCACACCTTGCCGGTTTGGCGCGGAAAGCAGTTTCTCGGTAGTCGGTCCTAGTGGTCCCGTAGTGACTGGGCTGGATGGCCACGACACCCCCAATTCGCTGTGCCGTCTCTTTACAGGCACGATCACAGAAAAATAGACCAGATTTCGAGTTCGATGTCTGACTCTGTTTCCGCACAACAGGCTTCCCGCACTGGGCACACTCAGCCATGATGGAAGCGGCTTGGGACTTCGCTGCACTACTGCACCCCTTGGAGCAAAACCTAGCTCTCTCCAGTCGGTGTTTTGGTACAAAAAACTCCTCCCCGCACTGCTGACACTTGGTCGGAAACACCCTTCTCATTCTTCCGCCGTATTCCATGGTCTTCATCTCTTCACCTCAATTGAGGGTGGAAGAGATGAAAGTCGCGCAACACTTTCAATTTCATTTCACGGGTCGTAGGGCTACTCGGGGTGGCCATCTCCCTTGCACGGAGAAGATTCAGGTGGGTTCGATTCCCACACGATCCACCATTTTGGCACTCCACTCAGTGGGGCGATTACCCGTTTAGAACGATAGGCTGCTTGTGGTTCGGGGGAGCAAGCAGATGCCAATTCAAATCTGGAGGGTGCGGAGCACCTGATATATGGCACAGTGATACGAGAACGGGTTTGGCCTCTTAGGAGGATGCTGAGAAACCCACCGGAGTGATAAGGCAGCTTTTTTACCGGTACCTGCCGCTCGTGCGAAGGTCGTCCATGCCGGTTATATCGGACGAACAGAATTCATCTCCAGATCAAACATCTTGTGGAAGCATGTAGCCACATGCCTGACGAGCGAAGAGCCTGGATGCGAAAGCAGAGAGCGGGTTGAAACAGCCCCAATAATCCCAGGAAGATGAGGTAGCGACTCATCCCACATATCTTATCATGGAGCGGCGTGGAAATCGCAGACACGAAACGGGGAGAACCCAGTATCGCAGTTGCTGGCGGGTGCCATAAGAAAGTGCCGACCGTCAGTATGTAGTATCCCGTGGGCGGAGTAGGTTATAAACAGGACAACCCTTAGCTGGAGTGGCGACCAGCCTCCATGATCAAATCAAAATGACGGACAGAGCCGCCCAGCTAGGTGGGTAATAGGAGTAGAGTCCCACTCCTGCTTTCCGTTAAAGACCCTCTCAGCAACAAGAAAACGGACGATGGGCCGGTAGTGCTCCCACTAGGTCTCCAAGACTAGAGAAAGCTACCAAAGGGTCTTGATTTTTTCCTTCGAAAGGAGCAATACAATGAGAAAAGAGGCATCCGAAAGTCCTCCTGTGTAAGCATCTGCTTACGTTTGGAGGTGCCTTATGGCGCAAAGCAAGACGCACGGTAAGTCCGTGCAGCAGATGTCCACCGTGCAGTTGTTAGCGGTGGCAAAGAGTGGCTCCCTTCTGGCTGCGGCAGCAAAGTATTTGCTGGAGCAGAAAGGGGTGGAGTGGAGGGACAAGAAGAGAAAGTAACGTCAGACCGGGGAAGCCCGGTCCCATTGGGGTGTAGCACAACGGTAGTCGCGCTCGGCTTTGACCCGAGTTATGGGGGTTCGATTCCCTCCACCCTAACCAATTCGTCTTAGCCCCTAACGGGGCTTAAGGCAGTGATGACTGGCACTTACCACGATATTGGGCCATGTCGGTTGTATGTGGGTTCGTGGATCCTATTACGATTGTTCCGATTTGCAATTTCAAATCGGTGGCGATGGGTAGAGGACTTGTCCTCTTCGCCGGTTTCCAACTTCCTAAAAGTTGGTGGTGGAGGCGGTGTGATTCCGGTCACGCTTTCCCCCGTGGGTGTGGGGGTTATCACATCACAAAGCGGCCCTAGATCCGAATGGATCATTTTTAGGTGGTCAAAGACCGTATAGCTGGGTGATGAATCTATTCCCAGCATCCATAACACCCACGGGCCGAGAGGTTGATCGTGACCGGAATTAACCGGAATCGCTGGGATAACCAGAATGGGGCTCCAAATACTCAGCTTCTCCCATCTACCGCTGAGTCAGGTGCAGACGTAGCCAACGGTGAAACGATATACCCCTGGCCATCCGTAAACGCCTTATTGAAGTCACGAACGGTTCGGTAGGATGATGATGGGCTAACCGAACATCCCCTAAGCAAGGTGCAACACTCTGCTGACCCGTAGTGGGCTCCGGTTACCAACTCACTAGACTGACGCTACACTATGCGCTGTTGCCTGAAGACGATCCCCACGGGGTGACACCCAACTACCAAAATGGAGAGGTAGGCACAACATAGGAACTTCGCTGCAAAGTTTTCAGTCACGCTTGACTAGGCATGTTGGTCAAGCACCTCCAGGGGGTGACAGGTTTCGACAGGTTATTCTCATTGAATGTGTTTCACGCCCCGGAAAACTGATGGCCGGGTTAAAAATCAGTTAAAACAAAACTGCCACGATTAACGTAGTAGATTTTGACCGCTCCTTCGTTCCTTCCTTCGCGGAAGTAGCTTAAGGGCAAACCCTCCGGTAATCGTCTGGTACCCAGGGGGTAAGTTCTATGAGGGTGGCTTCGGCCTGCCGAGTAGGGCTAACAGATCACGCTCCCACTGAGCCTTGTAGGGGGAGAAGGGAACTAAGGCAAGTCCTCGATCACAGTTGTCTGATACCTGTGCAGAGGTCACGAAGAAACAGACTAAGCGTGTGAATAAGGCACTTCAATAGATTTCTTGGACGGGGATTCGATTTCCCCCACCTCCTCCAATGAGTTCGATTCCTACTCTAACTAAGGAAATAGACTACCCAAATCTAAATTAAAGGTTTGACTCAGGAGTAGAGATGATAGCTAATGTTTTATGGGGAATTACCCCTACAGAATTTAAAAAATTAGTTGCTAGTTCTTCTTCTTTTGCAGGTATTCTGCGTTATTTCAAACTTGCGGATAGCAAGGCTAATCGAAGAGCACTCTACATGCGAATGGGTGAATTGCAATGCAATATTTCCCATTTCACCCTTCGGAAAAGGGTAAAATCACCATCTTTACCAAACTTCGAAATTTTTTGTGAGCATTCGCCTCTTAGTCGAAAGAATGTAAAAATGAGAATACTTCGTGATAACTTGCTTCCTTATGTTTGTAAATGTGGAAACTCAGGCAATTGGGAAGGAAAAAAGCTCGTGCTCCAACTAGAGCATAAAAATGGAATAGGGGACGATAATCGTCTTAATAATTTGGAATTCATATGTCCTAATTGCCATAGTCAAACTGCCACATTTGCAGGAAGACAAAATGCCCTAAATAACCCCCCCGTTCATAACCATCATGAGCGATGGAATCAACGAAAATTAAAATGGCCCACAAAAGAAGAACTAGAGTATCTTGTTTGGAGTAAGCCAACAACTGAGTTAGCCAAAGAGTTCGAAGTTAGTGACTCAGCAATCAGTAGGTGGTGCCGCTGCTACTCCATTAAAAAACCCGGACGAGGGTATTGGACAGCGAAAAAACCCATCTCTCCGTAGATTAACTGGACAAATCACTGGTCTCCGAAACCAGAGAGTGCCAATTCGAGTTTGGTCGGAGAGACCATCTGACATTCATCTACCAAGTGTAGAAGGAAATCGGGAGGCGCTATGCGACTCCTCGTAAAATTTAGACATGTGCAGCAATCAAAAACCTCGTATGCAGACATGGCTTCGTGCCCCTGCAAAAAAGTTTCGGCGTTCTGTAAAAACGTCAAACGTGTCTAGCTTTTTAAAACTTCCGTTTCCTCTTTTGAATGGAGGGTAACATGCTTAGTGATGCTATTGATGATCATCAGAATATTCGAGACAGATTGGTCAAGTTCATAAGTAAAGAGCCCTTCAATGCTATGGACTTGTTCTCCGTTCGAAGAGACTATAACTGTGATCTGGGCTCCTGGCTTTGGAAGCATCGAAATGCGGAAATAGCCGACAAAAAAGAGTATCAGGAACTCGTGGGGATTCATCATAATTTTCATGAGATTGCTTATAAAGCTCTAATGCTGGGATCTGATAATAAACCAGAAGAGGCTTTCGCGGTTTTGGTTGGCCCCTACGCAGTAATAGAGAAGCAACTGATCGAAGCTATCGTCAACCTTGGAGATGTCGAATGAAGAAACAAATGCATTATTCCCTTGGCCTCTACCCTCTGCGGAGTAGTGGCTATCGGGCTTTCGTCGGCTTCCGCCCCGTGTGGAGGTTCTGGGGCCATTGGATCAACCCACAGACCTATTGGAGAGCCGTCAAATACTTCTGTCAGCGTGGCTACAGGGGATACGCAGATTGCGATCACTGGGACATGGATAGCTACCTCGAAAACGTGATGTTGGGTCTGTTCCGCGATCTCAAGAAGCATACGCAAGGCTACCCAAGCGGTATGGGTGATCGGATCATTGACACGGAAGGAACTGATACTGGTTTCGAAAAATGGCAGGCTACCCTCACCGAGATCATTGAAGGTCTGGAAGCTTCCCAGGAACTCAAAGATGAGTTTACGGTTCCGGAGGGAACCTATAGCAAGGAGCCTATCTATTGGGAGCCGGTCGAGGGCCATGAGGATTGCTTTCGAATGAAGGAAACTGAGACTCCTCGTTTCAATAAGGAGCTTCACGATCAATGGTCTGCTCCGTTGAAAAGGAAGTGCCTGAGAGCTAAGACTTTAATGGCTCGTTATTGGGGTTGCTTCTGGGACTAAAAACACCCCGAATGGCGGAAGTGGCGAGACGCGCGAGACTTAAAATCTCGCATCCGTAAGGGTATGAGGGTTCGAATCCCTCTTCGGGGACAGGTGATGCCTAATAGCATTATCAGACACTCCTAATTCTCTGGCTAACACAGAAAAGTTGGAAGTAGCAAGACGCGCAAGTAGTTCTTCATGCGAAGGCCACTCTATTTTTGTCGGTTGTGGTTTTATAGACTTCTTTTCTTTAGGAGGGGAGGGTGACTTTGAGATATTTTTACCTCGATAGGTATCAGTTTGTGCATGGCAATTAGGGCAAATTACTCTAAGATTACTTAGGGTATTATCCATATGATTACCATTGATATGGTCCAATTCTAGGGGGATCGAGAGCTTGTTCCATTTAACTAACCCACATATACCACATTGTTTTATGAATACCCCCTCTGAAAAGAGCTTTTGTTTCAGTTTTGCTGATTGAATAGGGAAGCGGTTGTTTAAATAATCATCCAGGTCTCGTCTTGGCGGGAGTTTCACCCCTTTGCTCCAGCTTTTCCCCACAAAGTGCTTAGTGCTAACTGGCCATTTTTTGAGCGTTTGATAAAATTGCCGGTAGTTTCCTCCCTCAGCAACAATGTTGAGTTTGGTTAACACCTCCCGCACACAAGTGGAGCCTAACACTGCTTCTTTGAAAATTTCCTCAGTATAAGTTCGTTCAATCCGTTTCATTGGCAGCCTCTAAAGAAGGGCTGCATATTCCATTTCCTCCGGAAGATCGGTGTAGTTGGAGGGGCACACTAGTCTTGAAAACTAGGGTCCGAAAGGGCCAGCGGGTTCGAATCCCACATCTTCCGCCATGCCAATGTAGTTCAGTGGTAGAACCCGAGCCTTGTAAACTCGCCACGACAGTTCGATTCTGTCCCTTGGCTCCAACACCCCCTTTCTCTGCTTTACCCTTACCTGATAGCAGAGCAGGTTCGCCTTAAGGAGGCAATGTGATTATGCACAACAACAACACCGTAGTATCCCTTTACGCCCTGAATGGTAGCCGAAAGACCCCGCTCAGAGAATACGATCACAAGCGTGGGGTTCTTGAATCTGAAGTTAGGGTTCCATTGAAATTTGATTCTGAGTATGGAATCGGTTTCAAGTTTCAGGACATCGGTCGTCGTCGCCTTGAACTCTGGATTGACGGAGCGATGGTGACGGACAATCTCATTCTCGATGGAGAGAGCTTCCTGGAGCGATTCATGGATTCTGACAAGAGATTCCGTTTCGTTGAAGCAAGCAATGCTGCCGTGGCTGATCCGACCAGTCCCTCCAATGGGGGAGTCATGGTGAAGCTATGGCGTGAACAGCCTGATCTCCAGATGTTCAAACTGGCCCCGGATTACGGCAAGCAGTGGCCGCAGCCCCCAGTAGCCCCTTGGCAGCCCTGGACTCCTCCAGTAGTGTGGGGCCGCTCTGATTGCCCAGGAGATCCTTCGCGGTCCTTGGATGTCATGTGTGGGGGCGCTACGTCATCTTCCTCACCCTCCGGTCCTCAAGGTCCGGTTGGTCAGCAAGGAGCCGTTGGAGTGCGAGGAATTGGGTATGGTGACAACATCGGAGAGTGTAATCTCTTCTGTTCATCCGCTCAGTCTCCCAGCCTCGCTGATGGATTCTGTTCGACGGAGATGTCCAACCTATCCCTCTTCGATAAGCTGAAGGGAGCGACAGTTGAAGGATCCACCTCCAAGCAGACCTTCAATGATACGGTTTGGCTGGGTGACTTTGGTAGCCCCTTGGTTTTCAAGTTCCAGCTTCACGGAATCGAAGAAGCCACACCGGGCAATTTCTGCCCAGGTTGTGGGATTAAACGCAAGAATCCCACTAACTTCTGCCCCAATTGTGGAGCAAAGCAATAGTGGACCGAACCTTCAAAGTTACCCCACCCTATGGTGGGTATCCCTACTGCTTCCATGGTTCAGCATAGGGCACTCTTTGAAGTAGCATGGGGACTATAATCCCGGTGGTAAAGCCTCCACAAGGGGCCTGGACGGTTCGACTCCGCCCCATGCGATTAATGGAAGTGTAAGCAAAGCAGGCAAGCTAGACTGTCTCGAAAACAGTTGGCCGATTTTCGGCCTAGGCGTTCGACCCGCCTCACTTCCGCCATCATATTTGTGTGAGTCTTTAAAATAGACTAATGTCAAACTTGGACTGTAACTTCAGAGGCAGAAGGCTGCTTTTACACGGCAGAGGTCGAGATTTCGAAATTCTCCAGTCCAACCAATCCTCATCTTTCCGAACTACCGAGTATTATCATTGTAGGACAGTGTGAGTCTGAAACCCAGACTGACGACACACACACACACACACACAGGAAGCAGTTCATTGAAAATGGTCTCAGCAGTCCGACACACGCTTAGGCCACCAAGGGGAGAACGAGATTAGCTCATGGAGAGCATCGGTTCTTTAGGCGTAGGGGATACCCTCACCACCGTGTGAAACGTTCGATTCGACTTCTCAGACTCCCCGATTATATGCCACAGTAGTAAGTGTGGGCCTACAAAATAGGCTAATGACACGGTTAAGAGGTCTGAGTCGGTCACTGCCTTAGCCGGGGAACCGGATCCAGGTTCCCCGGATTTATACAAATCGTTGAAGCCCCTCAAGGTCCTTGGGGCTCCGATATGGCGGCAACCAGATGAATGGTTGACAAAAGCAAGAGGCCGCTCTTCAAGGCAGAGCGAGTTCAGTTACGGCAACAACGGAGTCGATTCTCCATAGCGGGCTACCGCAAATCGCTTTGAAAGACTGAGCCCCCCGGCTCTCCGAAGACAGGAATCGTGAAACGGAGAGTGGAAGAAGTCCGAACCACTGGGGAGGAAAAGTTGCCGATGTGGGTAAGGTACGAAAGTATTGAATCCCACCCACCATGCACACGCCCCTGAACCAAACCTTCAGGGGCGTTCCATTTCAGGAGAGAAAATGTTTGAGCCAAAAAAACTGAGTCCAGCGGAATTGTGCTTATGCCAGAACACCATCAGCCCCAATACATTCTACATGTTGGTTGGGGATGCGCTGGTATCTGGTAAACCCCTCTCGGTAGTTCGAATGGGGGATGGGGAACGAGCCCTCTATGACTACTGTCTGGGGAAACAGCTACCCAATATCATGGATGCGGATTGGATGCAACGACTCGGAGCCGATGGTATCGCAACGGATGAACTCCGGTATCGCCTGATTCGTGCCGCCACCCACTGCACCCACTTCGCTCCTTCCATTTCAGGAATTCAATTGGACAGTTTCGAACTCTACTCCCTATTCCCAGCCCGAGCCCGTTACGTTGATAACTTTTTTGTCAACGCCTGGACGGAGGAGATGAAGATTCAACTTTTCAAAACTGCTGGCCATGTTCTCTTTATCCATCGGAACACTTCCACCGCAGATGCGATGCAGATCAGAGCCAAATGGGGTCTAGGAGTCAAGGTGACCTATCTGAAGCTAGCTAGTTGGCGGGATTCGGAGTCAGTGATTGAGAAGGCCAAGAGCATAGATGCTCCGCTAGTGCTGTTCAGTGCTGGTCCCGCTAGCAAATACATCGGTCCTGAAATTTCAACGAGTGGTTTGATTCCTCGTGTCACTTTGGATATCGGCAATGTGGCAGACTATTGGACCCTCACGAGTCTGAAAGATGTTCAAAGAATTTAAAAAATTGTATACGGATTTGCCAAAACTATGGTATAATATAGGTGTAGGGCAGATCATTGACAAGAAGCTCCAACGACGAGAGAACACAGAGGTAAGCCTCGTCGCTGTAGGGTTTGCAATCTAGCTTGGGGCATCGAAAGATGCGAACTTGATTCTTCGGAATCAACGGCACAACACAGGATGTGTTTCACCAAGCTTTATGTCGAGATTAGGGAAGCGCACCCAGAACGCTTCTTAACCAAAGTCCCGATACCACCCCAGTTGCATCCTCCACCTTCTAATGACTGCGACAAGAGCCCCGAAAGGGGCTCAAGTTTTTTAATTTTCCAGTAAATCCGGATGAGTTTTTGTTAATCTGAGGTAGGCAGCGTGTTGTACAGGCCCTCCGTTAAACGCCGACACAACACTGGATGGGTTTCGCGCCTCTAAAATCACACGCCAGCCATCCCAACTGGCTATTCGTTTACCCCCAGAATCCTCAACTTTGCTGCAATGAGACAGCACTAGGGGTATCATGCGAAGCATATCAACCCCGGAGGAGAGTGGGTTCTCCTCCCCTGGGAACGCCTCAGCGTAAAGTTGCCTCAGTCTATCCCTCTTAGTCACAGTGTGATGCAACCCCATTCGCTCATCCCCCTTAATGAAATCTATCCAATCAGGAATGCTACCTATGTAGGTGGCTCCAAGCACATCGAGTCCGGTCTCCAAGTACTTGCTCATCGCTTCTTGACCCATTGTTAACCGATCACCCACATGAGTCTCTATTAGCTTCGGAGGGGTTCCAGGACCAGCCTTAATCTCTATTAATTTCCCATTTTTTATTCTTCGCCAATGAGCCCGATGACCCATCAGGACCACATCCCTAGCGGATGCTTCTTTTAGCAATCTGGCTGCAAACTTGAATTTGAACCTGAACATCGTCGCCTCAACAAAGAGTTGCAGATTCTGAAAATTTTTCTATACAAACCCCTTCGAAACAGGGTATACTAGTTAGGTAGGGGACGAAGAGCCCTTCAAAGGAGAAACACATGGAAGGCAAGCGTTTCAGCATCAACGGAATCAAGGTCACGGCAACCCATCTGGGTGGGGGCCTCTATGTCGGCATCCCCGACAACCTGGGTGAAGCCCTCAAGGCCCTCAAGACTCTCCTGAGTGGTGCACTGTTCGAGCCCCGTGACATCCAGCTTCTGCCCGATGAGCCCAAGGGCACCCCGCAGGGTCACTACACCGCCCCCAAGGCTCCCGCCGCCCCCAAGCCCGACTTCTCCAACGAGACGGTCCTGGAGCACTGCAAGCGCAAGGGCTACAGCCAGCGGGACTTCGCTGACCTGATCGGCAAGCATCACAAGACCGTGTGGCGGTGGCAGCAGGAAGGCAAGAAGATGTCCGAGGTCTAACCGGCTGGAGTGCCGGGGAGCTTAGGAATGTCAGAGACCCCCGATACGTAGATCCGGCAGAATGGGCTGAACGTAGTAGGTTGGCCCCTCCAGCGTCAACGCATAGCCCCGAAAGGGGCTTTGGTGGTAGAGGGGGCTATATGAAGTTCACCACTGGTGGTCACTATGGCATAGAGGCTAAGGATCTGGAAGACAATACGGTGAGTGTCGTGGCCGAGGATGGCCGAGTGATGTTTGCAGTCATCTTGGGTGAGGATGGCCACTCCATCGAAGTCCGGAGTTCCGCAACCTGCAAGGTTGGGGGAGTCCTTTATGATTCGCGCCTCTTGGTTCAGCCCGAAGCATCCAATTCCATTTTCATCAAGGCTCGTTCCTATGAGTAAATGGAAATATTACAACTGCCCCCAATGCGGGGCCATCTTGGAGCGAAGATGCTGGGCTCCTCTGGGAGAGAAACGAGTTAGGTTTCTCTTCTGCCGTGAGTGCCGGGTCCGCTACACGACCAAGGACATGGTTCTTAATAAGGAGTTCAAATGAGCAAACTGTGCGTTTTTTGTGAACATATGGAGTTCGATCACGAGGATGCTCATGGCGGAGGCTGTGAAACCTGCGGCTATGGGGCAGATGAGGGCCGAAACGATATGGTCTGTCAGAAGGGCCACTGGAAGACCGGAATTGAGTGGGGCCTGACCAGTTACCGTGAGAAAATCTGTGCCGCTGAAACCTGCACTGATTACGAACAGGCCGAGGACGAAGATTAGCTATACAAACTCTCCGGTCTGAGGTATACTAATTGGGAAGGGGCCGAAACCCCACTGAGGAGAATCGCATGGCTCTCGAACGTCAGGACATCCGTATCTCGAACCGGATATACCTTCTGCTCAACCCGGAGGATTCGGACACCCCGGCCCTGGTCCATACCAAGGACTGGAAGGCTTCGGCCACCTACACCTGTGTGATGGGTGAGGGAGTCCTCATGTCCAATCGAGATGAGGATGTGGAACTCACGCCCCAGGAACTGAAGACCCTTGACAAGTATGAGGATCTGGAATGCCAGTATAACGAGGAAGCTCGTAAGGACTGTCCTGAATACCAGTAGCCCTCCATGAACGCAATTTCCATCCCACTGAGGAGAATCGCATGGCCAAGAAAATCACTCTCGCAACGCTTAAGTCCTTTGTCAGAAAGAACCTCCCCGTTATGTTCATCTGCAAAAGAGCTAGTTTTGACGGGATGACGGACTGTGTGGAATACGACAGCAACGCGACTTTTCAACCGGCAAAAGAGGGCGCATCCTATCCTGAAAACACCTTAGGGATTGCGGGCGTCTGGCTGGTTGGAAGTTCACGTGACCGTATTAGTCGCTATGAAGCCCCAGGCTGGGAAGGATTCGAAGTCTATAATTGCTGTGGGACGTTTGTGGTGGCGGTGAAGGTAGCCATCCCCATGGAACCGAAACTGTAATTCCCGCCCCTCTGAAGAGGGGCATTCTTTGGAGCCATCATGTCCATAGCTAGCCAGTATCTCGCGTTCGAACTTTCAGGGGCTAGTCGTGTCTTTTTGTGGACGCAGTTCAAGCCGCACTTCAAGAAAGTGATGTGCCAGCACATTACCGTCCAGTTCAATCTGACCGAGGAGTCGGCTGTGCTGCTCCAGGAGCAACTGGCTAACGCTAACCTTCAGGTCGTAGGGTTCCAGATCGGAGACGGGGTGGAGTGTCTGGTGGTGGAGGTGAACGGTTCGTCTCGTCGTCCCGATGGGGGCTGCTACCACATCACCCTCAGTCTGGCCGATGGGCATAAGCCGGTCGAGTCCAACCAGCTTATCAAACAGCAGGGGTTCCAGACTTGTGTCCCAGTCGGAATCGAGGCGGAGCTAAAACTCCTCAACAAATGAGGCCATCACACAGTAATATGTATTATAATGCCCAATCACTACGCCACTTCATGGATGCCCCGAGAGGACTTGGTTATCTCCCTATCCGATGAGACTGCGGCGGAGCGGACTCAAGAGGAACGAGACCAAATGTTCCTAGAGCTTCGTGAGGTGGTGAAACAGCATGGCTTTGACCTCAACGCCTGGGGCTCTGATGCTTCGTTTAGAAAATATTATCAGGCACCATTGAAGAAAGAATGTGAAGGTTTCTTTGACGTATGGGACTCATACTGGCTGGCCAATACGTTGGGTGGCCCAACCTTCGACCAATTGAGCGAGGCAGCGGAGCGGATTCGCAAATTCATCATTTGACATCTTCCCTGAAATTTGATATGCTGTAAGGGAGGATGTGATGATAAAACTCACTGGCAAGCTTCATTACGACCACACTCCCGAGTACGGATATCGGCTCGTGCTGGAAATCTGCCCCGGTATTCCCATGTTCTACCGGTGGCTCATCCCCAAGTGGTATCAAGTGAATGGACTGAGGGCCAAGGCTCACATCACCGTGATCCGGAGGGAGAAGCCTGCTAACCTTAAGGCATGGGGTAAGTATGAAGGGGAGGTTGTGGAGTATGAGTATGATCCTGAGTCTCTTCAGACTGATGGCAAGCTGTACTGGTGGTTAAACTGTTTCAGCCACCGGCTCGAAGCGGTTGCTGAGGAGTTGGGTATGCCCTTTGTCAACTACATCAAACCCGCCGAAGGTTACCGGAAGGTTTGGCACACCACTGTAGCAAACATGAAACAAACGAATTAATTTCTATATACAAATCTGACCGAAAGTGGGTATACTAGTCTAAAGGAGTCACATATGAACCGTCTCGTTCGTCTCGCCCTTCGCGCACAGCGGAATCTTCGCAATCCCCTGGTCTGGTATGTGGCCGGGATGGTTGACCTGACCCTCATCCTGCTGGTCTGCAACCACTTCAAGTGGATCTGATACACAGAAAAGAAATGAAACGCCTCCGAACGGGGGCGTTTCAAGTATTAGCTAGTAAAGGAGTAGTTCAAATGAAAGAAGGATACACTCACATCTCTGCCATTATCGACCGTTCAGGTTCGATGTTCGGCATCAAAACCGATACCGAGGGCGGGTATAACACCTTCCTGAAGGATCAGAAAGAACTGCCAGGGGAGGCTACGATCAGCCTCACTACATTTGACGACCGGATTGAACTCGAATACGGAATGATCGCCATCAAGGATGCCCCCGCCTTCACCCTCCAGCCCCATGGTATGACTGCCATGCTGGATGCCATTGGTGTGACCATCAAGAACCTGGGAGCCAAGCTGGCAGCCATGGATGAAGCCGACCGTCCCGAGAAGGTTCTGGTTGTGATTCTCACTGATGGCGAGGAGAACAGCAGCAAGGAATACACCTATCAGACCATCAAGGCCATGATCACCGAACAAACCGAAGTTTACTCCTGGGAGTTCCTGTTCCTAGGAGCCAACCAGGATGCGGTTCTGGCCGGGAGTCAGATTGGCATCTCCGCTGGCAAGAGCATGAGCTATGCGGCCAACGGAGCCAGTGTGGGCAACACTTTCACAACCATATCCAAATCCAGTTCTGCTTATCGGATGTCGGCCCGAGGGGTCGCTGCCCCTGATTTCACCAATCAGGATCGCGCTGATTCCATGATTCTGGATCCGAGTGCAGCAACCAGTGTTTCGGCTGGGGTTCCTAACGTTCAGACGTTCAACCCACCTCCGGTTCCCCCAGCAGATCCTAAGTAAGCTCAGCGACTAGCCGCTTCTAATGTGTGAACCTACAAAATAGGCTAATGACACGGGAGGAGCCATAATGTCCATCTTAACCGAGTGGGTCTCTACCCTAGAAGCCACCACTTATCCCTGGACTGATCAGTATTTACATACGCCTAATGGGTTCGACCCATTAGGCGTTTTGTGTGAAATGTATCGTCTCACGTTCTCCGCTCAGCCGATTCAGGATCAACCAACTTGGGTTTTGGGCCCTACTGGCACCTTTTACATCTTCACCGATCCTGGGGCTACTGACGGCATCAGCAACAAGCTCCCTGAGTCGGTTCAGCGATGGGCTGATTTGTTGGAAGCGGATCCAATCATGGTTCTGACCGATAGCAATGTAGACATTGGCTATCCGGTCTACATCCCTCTGAATGAAGTGGTGGATGGATTGGTTCTGAAGGTGGATACCACCATCCCCCCGGTTTTCGGGGTGCAGCAGCGGCCTTATTCAAATACTGAAATTATAGCTCTTATCGCTGCATTCGTCGCTTCCTACAATCCTGATTAAACTTTTTTGAAAAAAGACTAACCAAAAATCAAAACTCGCGGTATTATCTCTAGGTAGACGCTAACAGCAATCTCATCCCCTGTAACGGAACGAAACTGCGTCTAGTGTTTTTGTCTCATGGCCGTGCCATGAGTGGATTGAAACAAATAGGAGATCGTCGTGTCCAACCTGCTTAACGCCATCACCCGCACTCAGAACTACACCCGTACCGAGAATGGTGCGCTGACGCATCAGTCCACGCTGGACGGTGTGCTTGACTTCTATTACCACGCTCCCGCTCGTCGGGGTCAGGACAACACTGCCCTCTTCTTGAAGGCATTTGGCGAGGACCGTCTGACGGCCATCCGCTGCCTTTTCTACATCCGTGACATCCGTGGGGGTCAGGGGGAGCGTGAGACCTTCCGTCAGGGTCTGCGCGAACTGTACAAGAACTTCCGTGAGGTGTTCGACCACATCCTCTCCTATGTGCCGGTCTACGGTCGTTGGGACGACATCGTGGAGTACGTCTCCGATCAGAAGGTCGTGTCGGTCATCCATGAGCAGCTAAACCTGGATCTCGGATCCGAAGAGGGTGTGAGCCTCCTGGCGAAGTGGATGCCCTCCATCAACACCTCTTCCAAGGAGACGGTCGCCCTGGCGCACCGATGGGTGAAGGCTCTGGGTTGGACTCCCGTCCAGTACCGCAAGAATCTCTCTACCCTCCGTGGCCGCATCAAGCTGGTCGAGACCGCCATGTCCCAGAACCAGTGGGACTCCATCTCTTACGGCCAGATTCCATCCCGTGCGGGTCTGCTCTACAAGGATGCGTTCAAGCGTCATGATGGTGCTCGTTACGACGAGTTCCTGGCGGCGGTTGTGCGGGGTGAGGAGAAAATCAACTCCGGCACCCTCTACCCCTACGAACTGGTGGCCAAGTCCATCGGCCAGAAGGACCAGACCGCCGAGGCGATGTGGAAGTGCCTGCCGAACTATGCGGATACCGACGACAACGCTCTGGTTGTCGCAGATGTTTCGGGCTCGATGTGTGGGGCTCGTGGGCCAAGCAACATCGCCCCGATCACCGTGTGCATCAGCCTCGCCATCTATCTGGCTGAGCGGAACAAGGGGATCTTCCACAACAAGTTCATCACCTTCAGTGAGACCCCGGCTGTCCAGTCTCTCAAGGGGGACACCCTCTACGAGAAGGTCAGCAACCTCTCCAGGGCAACCTGGGGCATGAACACCAATCTCCAGTCGGTGTTCAATGTCGTTCTGTCCACGGCGGTCAAGGCGAAGCTCCCGGCCAGCGAAATGCCGACCAAGATTTTCATCATCTCCGACATGGAGTTTGACTCTTGCGTGACGAACAACACCAACCTGGAAGTGATCAAGGCGAAGTATGCGGCCTCCGGCTACACGCTCCCAACCATCATCTTCTGGAACGTGGATTCCCGCAACGATCAGACCCCGGTCACGATGGATGAGAAGGGCACGTATCTGGTCTCCGGATGCAGCCCCAGCATCTTCGAAAAGGCCATCAAGGCTCAGGCGTGTAGTCCCATCGAAATGTGTTTGGAGGTTTTGAACGGACCTCGCTACGAGCCGATCACTCTGTGATGTTTTATGGTTCCCGCTTCTGTTCGAGGAGTGGGAACCATTTTTTAAAGCAATAACAAGTGTTTACGCCCAGGAGCTACAATGGCTAAGTCACAGTTCAAACCGATGCCGATGCCGGTCTTTAATTGTGCTCCGAATTGGGGTACAGAGCAAGATATCGCTGCCTGGGGTCTGCACGGCTGGGATTTGGCAGAAAAGCTGGCAAGCAAACTTACGCCGGAGCAGTTAAGCGAGTTTGATTTTAAACCAAGGGATGACATCTCTAAGCGGGTAAGGCACCTCCTAGGTCTGGAGAATTTTACCATCCCCACTGGTTACAACTGATGCTCAGTATCACCTGGACCCCGTGAACCATCTGGAGGAACCATGAGGAATTTCAAAACCGACCGAATCGAAACCGACTATCGGCACTATGTCGATCTGGTGAACGAGCGGGATGCGCTCAAGGATGCCATGGAGAAGATTGCCAGTGGAGTCCTCACCGCAGAGGGAGCCATTGACGTTGCCCAGGAAGCCCTCGCCGCTGGTCCCAAGAATCCCTACGAATAGCACCTGTCCAAGATGTCCAGGATCACCTGGACCCCCAAGGAGAACGACATGGAACTTTCAACGATCCTCATTCGCACTGGTGCATGTCTTGATGCCCGGATCTGGGCCAAAACTCAGCCCGATCTAGAAACCGCATGGCGCGAGTGCAAACGCTCGGACTGGATGCTCTGGCTTCTGGCCTGGACCACGCTGAGCCAGGACGATTCCAGGTTGCGCCTCATGGCCTGCGATTTTGCCGAGGCTGTGCTGATCTACGTCCCGGCAGGTGAGGACCGGCCACGGCGGGCCATCGAGTGCGCCCGGCGGTTTGCCGCTGGAGATGCCACCCGTGCGGAGATGGACGCCGCAGGGGACGCCGCATGCGCCGCACGGGACGCCACACGGGACGCATGGGCCGCCGCATGCGCCGCACGGGACGCCGCAGGGGCCGCCGCAGGGGCCGCCGCACGGGACGCCGCACGGGACGCCGCAGGGGCCGCCGCACGGGCCGCCGCAGGGGCCGCCGCATGGGACGCCGCACGGGACGCCCAGTCAGACATCATTCGTCGCTATTTTCCGGAGTGCCCGGAAATCAAGCCCGAATTGCTGCATAAGGCCGTGTAGCACCTATCCAGTTAATGGTGAGCAAGTGGGGCTTAAGTAGGGATTACTACATCCGCTCGCTTGACTTATAGGAATTCTAAACCGCACCTGTCCAAACCCATAAGCAGGCCCGGCAGGATGGGCTCAACCGGGTCGCAGAACTGGAGGCGGAACTCGCCCGATACACCACTCCGGCAATCCTGCCGATCGATAACTCGCCCATCGCGGGCTGATGTCCAGATGCATGGCGTAAAGTGTCTAGTGTGGGGCATCGACAAAGATCCAACCGTTCTGGAGAAGACATGGCTTTTCGAGTAGTTAGACTTGACTATTGGGATTACCACCACCCCACTGGGTTGGTTTTTGAAGATTCGGAGAAGGCTCAGGAAGAAGCTAACAATCTGAATCGGACTAATCCCGACCCCCTCAGTTGCTACATTATCATGCCGGAGCCTTAATGTACCATGAACTAAAGACCCTCCCCCAATTCTATGATGAAATCATCACTGAAATGAAGCGGTTTGAAATCCGCCAGAACGACCGTAACTTTCAGAAGGGGGATATGCTCCTGCTTCGTGAGTGGGATGGGGAGAACTACACCGGACATGCCCAATATGCGCGTGTCACTTACATTACTGACTTTGAACAGAAGCCCGGTTTTGTGGTGATGAGCGTTGTTCTTTGGGACCCCGCTCCAAACTTTTAAATTTCTCTATACAAACTCCCCTATTGTGCGGTATACTAATTGTGGAGGAGTTACCCATGAACGGTCTGTCCCCTGAACTGGTCGCCATCATCCGCAACGAAAAAAAGGGTGCGTGGCTGAAGAAGTTCGATGAGTCCGTGGATATCATCAACGTCTCCGCCGCTCAGGACGCCTGGGTGCCTCGTGGCTCCATCAAAGCCAACGTTGGCTTCGGTCAAGGTGTCGGCATCCACACCCCTGAGACCAGCAGCTATACGAAGACCGGCAACATGGTCCTGGGCTACGGCGACCAGCTTTGGCCCGCAACGGTCGAGAACCCCGACCATGACGCCGAATTCGCCCTCCAGATGTGCCTCCGGTTCGGCTCCACCCCCCACTGTGGGGTTGACCACATCGCCAATCGGCTCGAAACCATGACCAACCAGGATGGCAAGCTCATCCGTGGCAAGCACTCCATGGCGTTCGTCAAGGCGTGGGTGGCGTTGTGCGAAGAGAAGGGCATCATCTGTGCGGCTCTGGACGAAGCCCGCCCCAAGCCCGTCATCACTGACATCGGTCTCTCCCCTCGTGTCACTACCACCCTGGAGGAGATGGATCTGCGGGTGGACCTCCCCTCCATTAAGATGGCGGAGATTAAATACAATCTGGTCCCTCGCCGTATCGCTGATCGCAAAAATCCCAATTTCGGCCAACTCATGATGAGCCGGGATGGGAACGCTTCTCTGCTAGACAAGGCTTACTACGTAGCATGGACCCCTGGCACTCTGCATCGGGTTACCCGCTTCAGCGGCCTGAACTGCAACTGTGAAGCCTGTGGCAAGCACATTCCCTCCGGTATGTTCGTGCCCATCGAAGCGGATGATCGCAAAATCGGGCACATCGGAATGTGGATCGGCTGTGACTGCGCCCGCAACATCTTCGGTGTCAAAGACATCGGTCTCGAAAGGAAGTAGTATGAACGACAGCAATCAACAAGCCATTTTTTGGGGTGGAGTCATCATTAGCTTCGCCATCGGCCTCCTAACTCGTGCAGAGTTTGGATGGATCAGCTTTGGAGTGATGCTGGTGCTGAGTGGACTGATTAGCCACTTCTATGGGAACAAAGAGGAGGAGGAATAGGATGACAAGTGTTATCTCATGGGCCATTCTCACCTTTGCTGGAGTTCTGATTTGCTGGCTCTATTTCATGGCCATAGCGGATCGGATGAAGCAGCACAGACTCACTCGCTGTGGTCTCATGTCCTACACTCCAAAGGACCAACTCCAGACTGACGTTCAAGCTCGGGTGGATTATGATCACTGCTGGCTGCGCTACAAAGCTCTCCTGAACACACAGTGGGCCAAAGCGCATCCACCAGAAAATTAATAAAATTTAATGCATACTTCCTCTACCCGTGGTATACTTAAGGTAGAGGAGATAACCCCATGCCCTTCACCTTCCGCTCTGAATCCCGCATGAACGAACTGGTCGCCAAGGCCAACAAGCCCCTGGTGAAGATGGGCTTGTCCACCCTGGTCGTCACCTCCGTCACCCCCCGCAAGGTCAACTGCACCACCGAGGGTGGCCAGAACATCACCTACGTGGTGTTCGATGCCGAGATCACCGTCCCCGAGGAACTGGTTCGCATCGCTGGCACCCAGGTCGTGGCTCGTATCGAAAACGTTGAAGGGCTCAACATGGTCACCCGCATCGGTGGCTACGAGGGCAACCTCGACGCCTACCGCACCGCTGCCATCGAATGCCAGCACTGCGGCTTCAGGCGCAACCGCAAGGGCTCCTGGATCGTCATCGACCCCACTGGCACCCAGAAGCAGATTGGCGACACCTGCGTTGACCTCTACTTCGGCGTGGACGTTGCGAAGATCCTCAGCACCTCCTACCACGTTCACTCCATCCTGGACAGCGATGACTGGGGCATGGACGGTGGGAGCCGCAAGAGCTATGATGACACCGCTTCCTTCATCTCCACCATCGCTTGGATCGCCTCCACCAAGGGCTTCGTCACCAAGAAGCAGGCTGATGAGAACATGAGCCAGAGCAGTGCCGACTATGCGGATTACCTGACCAGCCCCCTCAGCAGCTTCGCTGATGCCAAGGAACGGGCCGCTTACTACGCTGCCAAGGAAGAGTGCTCCGTTTGGCTGAAGCATACCGGTATCGTGAGTGTTCAGGAGACGGTCGTGGACTTCTGGATGGAGAAGGACAACCTGTCCGAGTTCGAGCACAACTGCCGGGTTGCCATCCTCGCGCAGTCGCTCCGCTACAAAGGTTTGGTCGCTTATGCGACGAAGATGTGGGTCGATGCGGTCAAGAAGGCTCAGGCCGAACTGAAGGCTGCCCAGGCCCCCCAGGCTCGCACCGTCAGCAATTACGTGGCTGCCAAGGGTGAGCGGATTGTCCTGACCCTCACCGTCAAGAACATCTACTCCTACGACACGGCTTACGGCACCACGACCATGTTCATCTTCAACGACGAGCAGGGCAACTGCATCGTCTGGAAGGCCACCTCCAACCCCTCCATGGAGATCGGCCAGACCTACAGCGTCAAGGGCACCGTCAAAGACCACACCGACTACAAAGGCACCAAGCAGACCCTTCTGACTCGGTGCCAGATTGGGTAATAAGTAGGGTAGGCAATATTGAAAGGGGCCTCATGGCCCCTTTTTCATTCCAACAGGAGCAGTATGAGCATTTTCGAATGGATTTTTTGGCCCCTCTGGCTTGCCGCGATATGGTTCCTACGATATGGTCCTTCGATGCGATTTCAGGAGTGGTTCTGTGACTGGCAGGTTAGAGTCAATGAAAAAATGAGTATTAATAAGAAGGAGTAGACATATGAAATTTCAAGACATTCCACTAAAAGGGTATTTCCGGCTCACTCCGGATGGTCGTAGTTTCCAGAAGACCAGTTACTTTGGATACTACGTTGACTCATGCATGGGAGAGATGCAGGTTCAGGGTGATCTGGAAGTCATTCCATTTGATACCCCGACTGAACCTGAGTAAAAATGGCTCGATTTCTTACCCCGGAACAAAAGGCTGAGTCTTACAAGAGGGCGAAAGAGGCTAAACTTTGTAGGTGGTGTGGGTTAGACGTTCACCGCTTGAGTGCAAAGCGGAGAACTTTTTGTTCGGATGAGTGTGTACACGAGTTCAACATTCGCTCTAGTGCTAGTTACATCCGAATCTATATTGCCAAACGTGATAAATACATCTGTCAGATTTGTGGATTGGACTGTAAGGGATTCGTAAGCAGACTTAGGCGGTATGTTCGAGAACACATTCAGGAACTTCAACAGCAACCCATCTATGCAGGCTACCAGAATTACCGTCATGCTCAGAGGGCTCTGGAAATGGAGTTCTTCGACCTTCGCAATATGGAATGGGTGAATACCCATGGGAGGTCCACCTTCTATGATATTGATCACATCATACCCGTTTCCGAGAACAAAAATCAATGTGGAGAAGAAAACCTCCGCACCCTCTGCCTGGGCTGCCATCGGAAAGAGACGGCGAAACTAAGGGCTCGATTGAAAAAGGCTAATCTTGCGGCTTCTGATTCCTCTCTTCAAGTTCCAGAATCACCATCTTAGGCTTTGGCTTTGGTGCTCGCTTCTTTCTGGCTGGTTTGGGGATCCCCACCATGCCATTGCGGAAGCTATCAACCCACTCCAGGGCTGAAATCAATTCAGCCGCATCAAATTGAGACATCGCTATGTACTTAAGCTCCGCTTGCTTCTCTCCGACCAGCAGGATGCGGATCATGTCCTCATCGTCTTGAATCTCCATCACCCATTTGCGAATTGTGTCTGACATTGGCGTGTCCTCTTTGGATGTCCTCGCGGCTTAGTTCCTGTAAGACAAGTCGTCTGTTTTGAGAGTTAAGGTCGTTCGATAACTTCTTCCAGACTTCAGACCCCTTCAAAAAAGAGTCAACAAGTCCGTTTTCCGATGGCCATTTTTGCCCTCGTTTGATATTTTCAAACTCCAATTTTAACGCCATCGCGGCAGTCCGGATCTCCGGGGGGATTGGGTAATTAGAGGAAATGGTTGAGAGTTCGGGCTCCTCCGTTGGCTTAGCCAAAAATTTCATTCTAGCCCTTTTCTTGAGTAAGGAGCTAGCCTTTGGTTGTGAATCGAGATACCCACCCTCACGAAGAATTTTTTCTACATCCATATTGTCAGGATTTAGCATCCTCTCCACGTGATCAACCGCATCCGCTCTAAGTGCGTCCAAATCTTTCCGTTGTCCCATTAGTGCGTTTAAATAGGCGTAGACCCGCTCCGCATCCTCTTTTTTCAAGCCAGGAATGATTCTGTCAATATTGGCTTGAGTTGCGCGGGCTCCGCCTCGCGCGTTGTTTAACTGAGTATCAAATGTCCACTTCTCATCTGCTGTCTCTGGCTGTTTAATCTTTCTTGCTTTTTCTATAAGTTGGAAGTAATCACGCTCAGGAGATTCAGGGCTATTGATATAAAATTCTAGTTCCGCATCAATTTTTTCATTTTGTGACATATCAGGATGATAGAGGCGTTCCACCTCTTGCCCTATTATATCTGAGTAGTTAGATACAAAGCAACTCCTGCTACAGAAGGGGCCGTCATCTGTGTAATATGCGTCAGGAGAATCCTCATCTATGTATTTTTCGCAATACGCACATTGGTCATACGGATGCGCGTCATCCCAATCGTTGAATACAAAGCCCTCGTTTACCCAGTGAGCTAGGGTCTTGTCATAATTGACCAACACTTCTACGAGCCACCAGTAGTTACCATCGTTAAAATAGTAGAGATGCCCTTCCGCTTCTTTCTTTCCAAAGTCATTCCCATCTACATCCTGACATTCAAAGTGTTCAATGTCGTCCGCACTAGTTGGAATAGAAAATTGAGCGTAACGATCTGAGCCGTAAGTCCCACCCACCTCTGCCTGCACGATTACATAAAGTGGGCCTCTAGCTAGGTAAGTTCTGGCGTAGTTCTCATTTTTTGTACACCAATGGGAGCCTTTGCCCATTAGCATTGCAGCCTCTGGAGTAGTTACTTTAAAAAAAGCGTAGCCCCTCTGCTCTGTCAGAAGCTCACAGCCGTTATTCAGATACTCTTGCCGTCTCCGCTCTACTTCCCTCTTTTGCTCTTTTTTAGATAGCTGTCCCCGGTCCATCTCAGCCATTTGGGCTGTAAATGTGTACCAATCATACGCCAAGATATCTGTGTGGGTGTCGGGCATAGCCTTGAACTTTTGGGAGTTCTTTAATCGGTTGAACTTGACCAGTGATTCATGCGCCTCTTCTAAAGCCATCTGATTAAGACCCAATCTACCCTTTGTAAACTCCCTAACCAGGAACTCTGTGTAGGTTCCATTGTTGGTGGGGTCAATATCTGCAAGCTGCTTAACAGCCTCTGGGGTAGCATGATACTTGCTCGCCAGTGCCTTTTGCCTAGCTTCCGAAGCGGCTGCGCTGAGGAGGAAAGCATGTTTGAAGAGTAGTTTGAATGGCATCCCAGTTCCTTCACTTAAGGCTTGAGTATTGCGGTTTCGCTCAGTTTTTGTGAATGCTTGATATGGAACTCAAAATTATAGCCAGCCTGTTTGACTGCTTGTGCTTTGGCGTGGTTCATAGCCAAAGTTTTTTGATAAGTGTACACTGATTTTACCTCAATGATTAGGTTCTTGGATTTAATAAAAATGTCAGGGTAATACCTACGTAATTTTCCTTTGAATTCATAGAAGAAACTAGGGCAGTCAATTCCGGTTAAAATATCAGCTTCTGAAGTGCCCGAATCTAACAACTCTTGAATAACTAAAGGCTCGTATCCTTGGACTTGGATAGTCTTTCCAGAAGGAAAAGTGAACGTCTTACGAGCATAACCTAACTTTAATCTGGAGTGAAAGAATATGGGAGACTGAAGCGGGTAAGGCACTCCATACTTGTTAATATTTGTTACCTCTCCTTTTGCACGAATCTCTGCCGATTGATAAGGGGCGGTAACTCCATAACGAGCCACACAAGTCAAAGCTCGCTTAGCTTCGCATTCCGGATTTTGGCGGGGATGTTCATACCCCGTCTTTATTCTCTGACCTTCTTTCCATTTTTTATTTTTTGCGTAGTGTCCCCCATAACGAGCATTTATTGTCTCCTGAATACGCCTACCCATCCCAGGAATTTGAAATACGTTGTCCACTCCAAACATTTTTTGGAGCACAGCTTTTCTTTTTTCATACCCAGATTTTAAGGATCCATGCCTGCTAATTTCAGTCTCCTGTTTTTTAGCTACAAACTCAGGAAGACTAATGGGATTAGCCACTCCATAGCGGTTAAGACAGGTTTGCTCTCTTTTCTCAATGAAAGAGTGATCCTGTGTATGGTGCTCCACGCCGTACCGTTCCAATGAAGTTTTTCTTCTCTCTTCTTCAGAATGAGCACACTTAGCCGGACACTTCTTGTAATGATCTGAACAACACCAATACCAATGAAGAACCTGCCCCGTATTTGTCTTGACCGATTTCATCAGATGAAACTTAGCCAGAGATCCACAGCCATTTTCGCATAGTTGGCCCTCAGAGGGCAACTCAGCACTCCTCCTTGCTTGCCGCTCCTTCTGCCCTTTGGCATGTCTTTCCTTTTGAATTTTCGCTCTGGTTTCCAAATCCATAATAGAGACTGCATGGGCTGTAGTATTTTTTGATTGCATAAGTCTGTAACCTAGACATTCCCTAGCCTTTTGATGACAACAGTACAACCTTTTAGCAGCATGGTAGTAATTTCCAGCACCGCCACACAGATAGCAGCTACCCACTTGTTCAGCCGTGACCTCAACAAATTTAAAATAGTTTGAATTTGGTATAACGAACTCCTTTGTATATTAATACTCGGAAAGTTCGTTTTTTAGTCAGAATTGCAGGACCCATGACATAATAAAATTAATACCCGCTGGTAAAACTAGGGGTGGGAGAGTCTTGTAATTGATCAGAATAGCGGTGTTCGTATCGTTGATGCTGGCCTGAGTGGCGTTGTTGAAGAAGGGGGCGGCCCCGAGGGTGGTAGACGAGGCGGTGCTTCCCCCACCGATAAGCCCAAGCTCCCTGATCGGAGTGTTGATTGAATCGGTCGTAGCATTCAGAATTGTCTGAAAATCAACTATGTTGGAATAGCCCTCGTTTGGAATGACATTCAGATTCTCATCCACGAACTGAATATAGCTGCACGGCTTGCGAAGAATTGGGGTGATGATGTTCTGCTGGGTAGGCAACGCATCAGGCTGGTTGTTCAGCGGCCAATCAGGCGCACCGGCTCCAATCGCCAGCCCCCACACACCCGCAACCGGATCACTGATGTTAGCCATCATTCTGGCGAACAAATATTGTGTATTCAAGCACACAGTGTTATGCTCCGCAAATATTGTGTTGCTTGGGTTAGCTTCTTCGAACACTCGAATATAGCCCTTTGCTGGGATGGTCATTCTGTCATTGTTTTTCATGCTTTCTCCTTATAATTCATTACTCTGGCAAAGAGGACTTGATGCAGTCTGGACTGCTTCTCGCCCCGTGGGAGTTGATCACTCTCTTCGTCCAAGAGTTTGCGGAGCCGTTTAGACGCCTCATCCGCACCAAGCACTTGGAACAGATATTTGTAGCCCCAATTCTGGTTTTCAAACATCTTGTCTTCAATTTCTTTCCATCGACTTTTCTTTATCTCAGCGATGTATTGGAGTATTCCGCTGGCTATATCTACGGGTCCATCGTCATAATCGGTTCCCCATTTTCTTTCATTAAATGCTTTAGCTGTGGCTGCTTCAAGCTCGGGCCATGGCTTCCCATTCATCCGCTCCTTGATATACTCAATCGCATTAGTGAGCCCTCTTCTCCGTCCCGCCCTCTCTATGAGGGTCTCTTCCTGACGAGGGATTCGCTCATTCTTTTCGTACACTCGATCAATATATTCCTCGTTATCCAGGATGGCCGGATAGTCTCTCTCAAGCTCAGGCCACCGTTTAGGGTGGAACCTCATCATATACTGATTGAGATTATAGTTACTGAGGTAACGTGCCTTCTCAAGCACCCATGCCTCACCCACCGCAGAAATATTTTTCATTTCAGTCAATGTATCCATGATGTTACGGTCATCAAATGAGGGGGAGTTGATGACCCACTCCAAAACCTTATCAGTGGGATCGGGGAGATCCTTATCCCGATGGTTATCTTTCCAGAACTCATACTCCCGCTTTGGAGTTGTCCGAATTTTTGTTTCTCCTCGATCCACTTTTTGGAGCTTATCCTCCATCGCTCTTTCAGTCAGGAGTTCAATTTCAGTGATCTTCTTTTCGAAAGAGGGCTGCGCCCAGGTGGGGATTTTCCTAATTTTGAAGGGGCTACCGTTGAGGAAGTTCTCTCTCCCATAGGCTGCCACTTCCTTCAGTTTAGTGAATCCCGCTAGGGCTGCGTCAAGCTTCTCTCTGGCTGGAGCTTGGATATCCTTCAGAGCCTGTCCGATAGCGGCAGAAGCTCGTTCCTCTGCACCCCCATCTCCGGAAACTCTACGTTTGTAGATGTCCCCTGCATCCTTCAATAGTCTGTATGCTACGCCGTATTCTGGTTCTGCTTTTGCCCGCTCAACCGCCTTCTCCCAGGCTTGGTTCACAAAGGGACGGAACATGTTCTTTATCATTTTGATATAGGGCTGAACCGCCGTATTTCTTGTGAAATCCCTAGTCTGCATCCCGTGAGCCCCATATCCACCCATAAGTTGCACGGTAAACCCACTCACATTTCCATCAGCGTTGTTATAACTATAGGTGGATGAGGGAAACTTGCTGTTCAACAAACCTACCAGAGCCTCGCCCTCACTTACCGCTTTCTCGCTTCCTTCTTTTACAGCCGCTCTAAACTGAGCAAACTTCTCATCCCAGTCATATTCCTTAGAGAAAAGGGCAAACACCTTCTTGAACAACGGTTCAATTCTGAAGGCTAACCCATATTCTGCCGATGTGAGGTGGTTGGGATCAGAATCGGGGGTGCTCATGGACTTAACGAAGTCAGTGTAGGATTCAGTTCTATCAATTTTCTTTGCAATTTCAACCACGTTCTTATTAGCCTCGTAGTAGGGGGCAACCGCCTCTCCGGTACGAGCGTAACGATTAGTCAACTCTCTGAGTTCATCTGGCTCTAAAAGTTCGTATCTGGGACGAATATACTTTTCCTCGACATCCAAGAACTTCTTGTCCTTCTTTACATTACCACCATTGACCATAACATACTCTTGCAGATAAGAGAACGTCTCAGCCGCATCCAGATTAGGGACCTGATAGCACCCCATCGTTTTAGTCAGATCTGCCCTGGCCCGGTCGTTCATTGTGCCCTTAGCTAGGGCTTTTTCAATCAATTCCGCACACTCCGGGTTCATCAGCTTGGTCCCGTACATATGGGAGTTGTTTCGACTCATGAACTGCGCCTTGCTTTCATTGTTATGTTCGTCCTTTGCGGGATCAAGTTGGAAGAAAGGGTCGCCGTTCTTGTACGCCACATAATTGGGGCCGGTGGATAGATACTTGGTGGCAGTGCCTACGTCTTTGGTACACCATGCGGGTTCATTGTTTGGGGGAAAGCGAGAGAGAGCAGATAGGTCTTCTGCACTAGTTACCTGCCATAAAATATACGTCTTGTCCTGATAGATAATTGTTGCCCCCTCTGGGCTTAGTTCAGGAAGGGTGTAGATATCTGAAGCGGAGTTGAACTTTGTCAAGGTGCTTCTCAGATTTGCCAAATCAGAGAACCGGTTTAGGTCGGTGGGGAGGTCTTGCTTCTTCCACTCAGGACTTTTACGGAGATCAGTAAAATCAGTCAGATTCTGTTTTATTGATTCTGTGTCTTCCTTCCATTGATTTTTCTGCCCATCATCCATGGCCAGCCATATCTTCAGCAGCCATTCGGTGAAATCATTCTTGTTGATGCCATCCGTAGGGTCAGCCGCAGCCACTCCGGTCAAAATCTGAGCATATTTTGCATTAAGCATCTGCTCATTCTGCTTCTTAGCTTCTTTCTGGTCTTCCTCGTCTCCCAGTGTCTCATCCATCAGATTGACCATATTATGGGTCGTCACATAGTGGTAGAGCTTAGGGCCGTATCGATTAGGACCGGCCAGAAACTCTATCTTCCTCTCGCTGATTGCCTCTTTATGGATCAACGGAGAAGCCAATGAGGCGAGAAGAGTGATGACTTCGGACATGTGGGGCTCCAAACAGTTCAATAAAGGATTGCGAATTACGTTGTTCTGATAAGACGTTTCTGCCTTACTGGAGTGGGATAGACGTTTAGCTCATCCTCTATTTCGTGAAGACGGTCGTCAATCTGGTTCCACCGTTCCACGAGTTTCTCGTACTCCTCTGACCATTTTATAGAGTCCCCCTCCTGAGCATTTTCTTCTAGGGCTTGGTCTACCACTTGCTGCTCTTTGGTTAGCTGTTCCTTTTCATCCATCAGAGGGGCAAACTCAGTCTCTTTTTCGTCAAACAACAGCCCCTGAGCCGCATCCATTTTCTCAACATGGAGGTCCATATCAGGATATAGCTTTTGGAGATACTTGAGCATCTCGTGACCCACATACTCTCTTGGATCCACAGCTTTGCGTAACCGCTCGGACATCAGTTTCCTGGCCTCTAGAGTAGTCAGAGCTTGGTTTCCAATGTCGATGCTATCAATCCACGGGTAGCCCTCATAGATGGAATAACGAATCTCTCCCACACAGAATCTTCCGTTGAGGGCGAACAGTGTGAAGTAATCCTGGGCAAACCGGCGGTGGTGGTGCTCATGTTTGAACGTCAACGCTCCAATCTTTATCAGCAAAGAGGAGTTTATTTTGCTCGCAGTTGTTCGGGAAGCTCCGCCTCCAATTCCGGTGGGAGTAATGCCCCCGGCTTGTGATCCGGGTATGCCATCCCCAGATACGCCTCTCTTGTAAGAGGAATCTTGTGAGTCTGCATGAAGCATAGGATCGGATCCGACCCAGCTTGGGGTTTCGAAGACGTTTTTTCCGCCCCTTCGTTCTTTGATAACAGCGGTGATTTTTTCCCTAGCTTGTTCGGCATTGAGCCCTCCATCTTCTGGATCGTGTGAGGCCCAGATCTCATTTGCAATACGGATGAACTTCTTGTCTCGCTTGTCCGCAGGGCTGAAAAGTGCCCTCACGGCCTCCCAGGTGATTGACTGGAGTTCGCGGGGTAGGATGCCCACCGCAGGGTCTTTCGCGGCTCTACGGTATGCCTCAGCGTAAAGAGCATAGAGTCCGTTCAGACCTGTGATTGAACTATTACTCGGACCTGGAATCTTCTCCATATCGGGGTCACCCTCGACATATTCGCCCTCATCATCATCCCATACCCACACCTTGCCATTTTTGTCTTTCTTAGGGTTGAAACCGGTGCCAAAGTTATGAGCGACTTCTACCGCCGCACCACTCAGCGGGCGAATCAGTGCCGCCGCAACCGCATGGGTATCAATCGTTACATCACCCTCATCAGCCATTGGGGCGATAAGATTGTTGTAGAATGACCGCACCTTATGATTCGTTCCAACCAATTTAGATACATCACTGACCGATTCTGATTCAAGGATTCGGACAGCCTTGGAGATGGCGGCGAAGCTGTTCCAGCGAACCTTAGCATTCTGTTTCCCAGTTTTGAACCAATCTCCAAAATTCCCTTCCGGAGTGACTTCACGAAGCTTGTTATCCGTATGTCCTTCGGCCCAAGCCCTGATCCATACGGAAGCCAAATACTCTCGACCTGATTCAGGGGTATTTTCTGTTAGCACTTCGTTGAGAGTTTTACCACGAAGCAGAGGAATGGCCAACGCTGTAGACCACTTCAGCTTGGGCTCCTTGGTTTTCTTGGGTTTCCTGGCACTTTCCTTTTTCTTCTTGCCACCCTCCTCTGACTCTCCGGCCCTAACCGCTTCCTTCATGTCATCTTCCAGGTCATCCGGGGTCCAGTTGCGATGCAGGGCCACCCGATCCATCTTCCAATCCCAGCGGAAGTCTTTCAACTCTACCAACGCTTCAATGATACGTTCTGCGGTGGTGACGTTCTGGAACCAGTGAGCCTGGGGGGACATCGCCGCCACCACAGCCGCCACCTTGTGTGGCTCCAGATGGAACTTCTCCGCCCACCTGTGAATGATGCGATTGCCTCCCACGTACCATAATTTAGCCCTATCCGCTAGGGATTTATCCCAAGTCTTATACAGCCAGATGAGGTTTGCAGCCATGTGGTTGATGATCTCTTCAGCCTTTTCATGAGCATCAAACTTCTGGAAACGGCCCTCTCGCATATATTTAAAGTTGGGGTAGTTATCTACCGCTAGGTTGACATTATACTCAAACTTCTCATTCTCCATCATCTTCTGAAGGTCCGGTTGGCTAGTAGCGTGACTGTGGGGGTCAACCTCACCGGGCTTCAGCACACTGCTTTGGGCGGCTGGACTGATGCGCCTATCCGCCAGTGACTTGGCTAAGTCCTCTTCCTCTTGAGTCGGAGGAGTAACCTTTTCAGCGTTTGGTGTCTCCTCATTCACCATCCCCTCCACGGGGTCTACGTTTAACCCACCACCTTCGGTTCGGGGCTTCACTGAAGCGGTAAGCAAAGGGCTGGAGGGGTTGAATGTCCCCTTGTTTCCTATGGCTGATTTTACTTGACGGGGATTCCATACGATGTAATGGCGAGTGCCAGGGGCCATTCTCATGTTTAGAAATTGAGCACTCGCATCCATGATAATCCCATCGAACCCCATGTAGCGGTAGATAGCAGAGATAAGAGCGCCTGCACCTCCTTGAGCACCCGCACTTTCATCATTTCCTCTTACAGCTTTTTCAAATTCATAAGCAGAGCAGCCCTCTAACAACTTCTCCACCAATTCTTCCCATATGCGGTCTGCTCGTATGTCTGACTCTGAGCAAGCAGCCTGTACCGCCTCATAGAGTTTGGTAACTTCAGGGCCATCTACCCACTCATCTTCATTCTCCGGGTCAGGGCCACCATCCCCACCCAAGTAGGTTCCGCCTTTTGGTGTTACGATGACTGGGTTTTCCATTTTCAAGTAAGTGAGGTAGACGGCCCCCTGATGAGTCCCACCTAACATTTCCCATGCTTTTTTCTTGGCAAGCTCTCGGATAGCTTTGGGGTTGTCTTCGTGCTCTTCCCCCATCTCTTCTTCCCAATCTCCCCCATCACTCATCAAGTCTTCTGCAACCTCATCAATTTTTCCAGCCAAATCTCGGCAATTGATATCTGCATACTGACTCGCATCCACTTCACAATCGGTAAAATATATCCCCTTGCTATACCAGCCATCCGTGTATGCGTTACTCATAGAGAATTGGTCAAATTCATTGGTGGTTCCGTGCATGACTCGTTTTGGGGTTCCGTCCTTATTGACAACTTTGGAATCACCGAACCACGCCTTAAATTGCGGAGTCTCATGCGGCTTGGGTCTTTTTGCAAGTTCTCTTCCAATTTGTTGAGCGGCTTCATTTACAGCCTGCTGGGCCGACATCGCTTTCTTGACCCTTCCGATTTTTGAGATAGCCCCAACCAGCCGCTCTGTAGCTTCATTGCGGCTCGTCACACCGGTCATATCGGTGTTCTTGATTGCCGCCGCACAACTCAGCAGGTAGGATTTGGACTCCTGGTTAGCCCCATAGAGCGCACAGTCCAACAACTGGGAGAAGTCAAACGCCCCCCTGGACCCAGACTGAATGATGTTTACTACCGCATCTTTTGGCAAAGACTTGGCTTGCCGGATATTTTCCCGGTTCTTTTTAACAAACTGAGCCGCTTGTTTGATTTGGTTGGACAGGCCCAGCCGGTTGTTCAGACTATCCGGAACGGGAAGCAGAGACTCAATCCCCACCATCTGCATATCAAAATCCCAACCATTCTGATGACCATAATTGACTGATTTAGCTATACTGTCCCAATTCTGCTCGAATTCACTAAACCAGGGTTCTAGGCACCCACCCTCACGTAGCACTTCAAAGAACCGCATCGGAACCTTGCCGACAAGCGCACGTTTGGTCTCTTCTCGGATACGATCAGCCGGGAGGTATTGTAGTTCTGGCTGCATCCGCCGCATCATTTCTACCAGTTGGGGGCTCACCTTCCACTCAGACCCAAATTGGGCACTGAAACGAGCCGCCCTATATACCCTTAATGCATCCTCAGCAAACTTCTCACTGACGTTCTGGAGGGTCTTATCCTTGATATTTTGCAGTGCTTCAGGAGGTCCGAACAGCTTGCCGTCCGCATCCACCGACATGGCGTTCACGTTTAGGTCCCGGCGAACCATGTCGTCTTCGAAGTTGCCGGTTGGAGTAACATCAAAATCTTTGTGACCCACCCCATTTTTTTCTTCGGAACGGGCCACCGCGATTTCAATTTGGCCATAGGTTGGATCTTGGTAAAGGTAGACAGGGAAAGCCTTCCCCACATTCTCCAGACCCATTTGCTGCAACGTTTCTGCCGTTGTGTTGGTAACCACATCAAAGTCCTTTGGCTTACGGTCAAGTAGCATGTCTCTGACGCAACCACCAACAAAACGGAAGTCAGCCCTGGGGTCAAACATGTAAGCCATCTGCTTGAGCTTCTTCAGCATATATAGGGGTAGCTTGACCTCCTGGTCATGAGGAAGCTGAACCATCGCAGCCTGCTTGGAGGCAACTGTCATCCCCTGGTACCGCCAGACTTCACCTGGGTTCTTCATGTTTAGAAGCTCCCCAATTGGAATCCCTGCGTATTTTCTGCCACCTTCGTATTGCTCAATGTAAACCTCATCCTTCATTTGGGTCAAGTCAGACTCCTCCAGTCCACTCTCATTAAATACCCAATCGATGATGGTGTCAAGATTTCTTGGAGTGAGTCGCCACACTTCAAAGTTTTTGTCTACAACCCGGATTTGGTTGTAAAATCGCATGAAGAACTCTCGGACTTCGTTCTTGAACATGTCATACTCGCCATTAAAAATGGCATCACACTCTTCCAGAGACACATAACCCCAGATGAGGGTAAAGAACACATCTTCCACTGGAAAGTCAGGCTCCCCATACTTCATCGCATGGAGCTTTCGCCACTCTTCCTCCACCTCTCCTGGGTTGTTGTCATCTTCTTCTTCGTGGGCCTCATGAAGATGACGCTGACAAGCACTAAGAATTTGGTCCCACTTGTCATTGAGAATCTGTTCTCTGGCATAGGTTTCGTGGGTATAGTCCCCGTCTCCACTGCATTCTGCATAGTTGTTCGCTGAGTCGCCATCTACCCAGTATTCACCATTGATGAAACTACCCCACCCTGCGGCAAGTTTGCTGCTGTAGTGTTGTCGGGCCACCTCTTCATCAAGTCCGTAGTCTACCAAGACCGGATACCGCTCACCCCTACGTTCGACCAGCCCCCACTGGCTCTCTCGATCAATGTCCCACCATTTAACACCAAGTGTCTGGCATAAGAACTGAAGAGATTTCACTGCCTGCCTATCTGTAAGAAATTCTGTTCCCCCACGCTCTACTTTTTTACAAAAGTTGTAGGCGTTGGTTGCTCCATATCGTTCGAAATCTGAATAGGTGGCCCCTCTTAGGACTCGCTCAACTACGAGCCAGTGAAACTCAGTATCATAGTAAAAAATGCGAGTGATAATAGTGCAATCCTCAACCTTCTCATACATTCTGAGTTCGGCTTTGTTCTGAGCCACACCGGGCTGATTGATCGCTAGCTTGATTGCAACATGTTCATTTACCCCGACGACCATACGGGAAGACCCTTCCCCTAAAACTGGAAGCTCCATTCCGGTTCGCTCTCTCAGGAGCTTTAAGCGATCCCTGACGGTCTGAGAGTAGCCATTAGGCTCCTCCCAATTGTTATCCCCCTCCCCTTCATCCTGACCTTCTGGTGATATTTCGTGAATGCCGGGAAGTTTTTTGAGCAGATCCTTTGGGATATTTTTAGGCTTCTCTTCAGCCACTTTGACTTGATCGGCGTCCTGTTCCCCAAAGATGTCAATCAATGCAGTTAAAAGTTCCCTAGGTACTTCAGAGCCATCGGCCCATTTGGTCAGTCCCTTATTGGTTACACGACTAACGCCTCGTGGAAGCCCATTGCGGTCGTATAGGATGACGAACAAAGGGCCTGGGGTGCTCTTGTAGATGGTCTGCTTGTAGCGGTCGATTATCTTACGAGCGTCATTTAATTCCTGTTTATCTCGTTTCTGCACTGGTTTGCCCAGGTCCACCATCATACGCTTATTTGTGTCCGGTGCTCTCCAAACAGATTTGGAGATGCCCTCTTCCCGTCCTGCATGACGTTCTAAGAACTCTTCATCACTGACGTTATCATCATAAAGCCTGCTCCATGCACCAGAGTCTTCACTGGCCGTCTTCTGATTGACAATTCGCTCATGAACTATATCGTAGAATTGCTGGCTCAAAGGGAACAGGATTTCATAACCGTACATCAATTCAGTTCCGTAGAAGTCGATCTCGGTCTGCTTGATAGCCTGCATCATCGCCTTGATGACCCCCGCATCCTCTCCGAACTCAGTCTCGGATAAGAAAGCCTTGATTTGTTCTAGGATAAGTGCAGTCCCTTCATGAAATACAATCTGGGTGTGTCCTGGGTTGTCCAAAGGGATAGGGAGTTCTAGCATGAATACTGAAAATCGAGGAATACCCAAGTCAATCAGCCACTGGATTCGGGGCCGCTCATCTCGGATGAAATAGATATTAATGACACCCTGCTCAGGTAGGACAAATGCTCTCTTCATGCTCACACTCTCAATATTGATACCCATAGTCGGGGAGTTTGAGCCTGAGCCTACTCTCCCTCTGGCAGAAAGCCCTCTTCAATCAGATATTCAGTGAGGTCTCCGGAGTAGCCATGTCTTCGAATATACTGCTGAGCCTTCTCTATTTCTTCCGTAGTTATATCTGGTTTGGCAGAGGTCATAGCATCTTCTACCTCTAAATCCACCTGATCCCATTCTAAACGCTCACTTGCCCTAATGGCACAGTCCTCTGAACAGTAGGTATCAAACCCCTCACTATCCGAATAACAATCTCTCCGGCTGGCTGGGAGGGGTTCTCCACATTCCGCACACTCTCCAAACTGTCGAATCATCCAGTCTCTTAGTTCATTGGTTGGGTTTTCCCAGCCCTCTTTACCTATATACTCATCAAAGTATTCTGCTGCAACTTCATCATTTTTTCCAGAAAACAGCATCTTCTCAGCTTCGGGCCAGCTATGTCCTAGGACATCACGAGCATAATCGTAAATATGAGACACTCCGTCAATGATCGCATCTTCACCGGCTGGGAACCGCTGATTGTTTAAACAAAAAGCAGCATACTCATAGCTGTATCTTCCATTAGTCGCAATTGCAGCTTCCCCTTCTGGAAAAGGAATTTCATTCGTAATCGCATAACTGAAGGCAACTTTAGGGATGTGAGAGTAATTCTTAAGCAGCGAATCCGTAAATTTCTTGCTTAACCCATTTATATGCAGCTTATATAAAATTCGATAAAAGTGGTCGGCATCCATTAGTCCATATCCATGATGTCAAGATTGTCATCTGAGACTTCCCAAACGACCAAAGTAGGTCCGATCTCACCTGGGAATGGAGGCTGGTTACCAACTGGAACAATGTTTCCCTTAGCATAAGTGCTATAGGTATTGAACTCAGCAAGCGTGTATGTTTCCTGGAGCGGAGGAGCCCCAGAGGATGCCTGTACGAAGGAGTTGTACTCGTTGCTATCCGTGTCAGTGCTAGCCAAACCGGTATCCGGGGAATCGGAGTCGAAAGAGGGGGCCTGATAGAGAGGGAGTGGGAATGGGAGGTCTTCAATCATGGATGCGGTAATCGTCAACGAATCGTCAATGCCATAACGGCCATATATGTAGTCCCCAATGTGCTCGTCTTGCCCAAAGATGGCTGACAGGTTAAGGCCAACATGCGCCGGTTTAGCTAGATCAATTGCAGTATATAAGTCGTTTGTGATGGTTTGAAGGGTGCTGATCGTCCCGGAAATGGTGGCCTCACCGGCTGCAAAATTAATTAAAGAGCCAGAATCGCTCCCAGCCACTTGAACGGAAATTTGTAGCGTGTTGCGGTCTGTCGCGTCATAAACTCCGTTTCCAATTAGTTTGTATAGTTCCTGGACAACAATACTCTGCCCCGTATAGGCTTGGATGATGTTTTCTAACGTTACTACCCGACACCCTGTCTGGAACGCCTTGACCAAGTTCACCACAAGACTCAGGTAATCCTGATCATACTGACCTGGGTAGGGTGAGTTTCGACTGATAAACAACACATCTCCCCACTGCCTCTTCGCATCCGGAGGAGTTAGATTTGCAGGGTTCTTTCCAATGATGTCGTAGGTGTGGGCGTATTCCAGACGAGCCAATTCGGTAGCTACATTACGCAGCAGGGAGCCCCAGATGGTCTGATCCGTCTGGCTGATGTAAAAGTTTGGAACGTTGCCAAGCAGATAGTTAAACTCTGAGTCCTCGTATTGAATCAAGGCATCTCGGGACTGGTTGTAGAGTTGGTCAGGGTTCGCCATCATTACCTTCAAAGAAGCATTAAAAAGTTCTACTACAGAATCTGTTCGCCTTCCACATTTTTATTTTCGTCTAAATGAAACACGAAAACTTCAGAGGGATAACTATTTTTCCATCTCAGCCCATTTATAGAAGCCTCACCATGCTTTAACATGTTGGTCATACTGTACAAAGCTACCACTAAATATGGCTGCATGTAAGCCTGTTGAAGTGCATCCACTAAAAAGTAGCGACCTTTTCGTGTGGGAATAGTGATGCTTTTGACTCTCTCAATTCCTCCACCCCGCATGAACTTACTAGCCATGACCAAATGTCCACTGAATAGGTGCTTTACTTTTTCCTCATCTGGATAGCCATCCTGCCACCCCCACTCATATGTAAAGCAAGAGTCTAGAAGGGCTTTTAGCCTCTCACTAAGAAGCCCCTTCTCAATTAGGGCTTTGAGACTCTCGTTGCGTTTCATGAGGTTGTGTAAGAAATCGTTACCGAACCAAGAGTCAGATACTCGGTGGAGCTAAGGGTAATGTCTCGATATCCACCCTCACGCCATGCCTGATAAGTTACCTTAAAGCTGAAATCAGAGGGGGTCACATATTTGTTGGAGAGGTAGGATGGGAAAGTGGCAATGATACAGCCTTCGTATACGGAGGGAATGGGAGTGATGGAGTTAATCTGATCTTCTACTCCGATGATGTAGAACGCTCCATCCAGGGCCGTGGTGCTGGTAGGTGGGTTCTGAACCAAATCCATCACACTGCTTGCCCGTCTGAACTGGTCTCCTTCATACAGCATCCCAACGTATGCGTCTGGGAGGCCCCCAGAGGGGATGGTCTGATCAGGTAGGACGTTGGCCGTGGTTGAGAGTATCCATGTGTTAGCGGCGAAGGGAAGGCTGCCAAAGGTGGTGTCCTGGGTGATAGGTAGCCATGTAGTGCCGGTTGGGATGATAATCCCAACATCGTATGACCCATCCGACTTAGCTAGTTTGGTCAGTGGGACGATGACATTGGCAATCCCCGGAATAGATTTCACTTGCCTGATTACCTCTGACTGGGTTACAGTGCTGTTTGCGTTACTCAGCACCACACCTAGAACCGTTCTAATCTGCCCATCTATGACCACTGAGGTCACATTTGGGTTAAGTTCCACTGATAATATGATATCCACCGCATTTGCCATCATCTGCTTAATCAGCACATCTCCTCCCGCATTTTTGGTTTGGGAGATAGCGTTGGCCACTTGTTCGATGTAGCCGGGGTAGCCGGTGGTGATTGAGAACATTTCGTTGTAGAAGTAAGAAACCAGAACAGAAGACTTGTCTGGGATTCGACCTGTTAGGACTCTAGCCACATATGCTTGGTAAGTGTTCTGATCAATGGTCAGATTGTAATCCTGTCCTTCCACCATTACAGTTGGTCCTGATCCATTATCATAAGTCACTTTAATATAACGATTTTGTTTAGGAATGAAAGCAGAGATCAAAGTGGAGTCCATCGAAAGCATTGTGTAGCCATAGGACTCTGGAATCCATACATTTTGAATAAATCCTGGGTTAGCGAGGGGAACAAATGTGGACCCAGTGAGAGTTTGGGCTTCTCCGGTAACCAGAGTGCAATACTCATGCAGCGTGTATTTGTTGTAGCCAATCAACAGGGCCTGACCCAGGGGGATGATTCCCGTAGGGAGTCGCTGAATGCTGTAGGCGTTATAGTTGCAAATTGGAGCAACTTGAGGACTGATTACGGCTGGATTCCCAGAATACGCGCTAAGTCCAGTGGGGATGATGGTATAATCCACATTCAACTTGTAAACAGTGCTCAGATCCGCAGACCGCACTGAGTTGATTCCATATACATGACCCTGGTTGTCCAGACTTACTTGTATATCCGTGTCAATGGGCATGATGGAAGGGCCACCGGTTTGAAAGGCAAAGGGGACCAGAGAACCAGGAGCTACCCCAGGCATAGTGGAGAGGACGATTGGGGTGATATTTGAGTAGGTCGCATTTGCAGTGGTGTCAATTTGAACCAAATCATTGGCTTCATTTGAGAACCCGTTTAACAGGGGGTCTTGGCTATGAATTAGTCTTACCCCTAGCGGAGAAAGAGTCCCACTATTCCCGTTTCCTGTGACACTATAGACCGTTGAAACCGGCTGAGCCGTAGGGTACCGTTGAAGTGGAGTCTGCATTCTAAACCACCCCACAATTGAAATATTGGCAGCCTGGGGAGCCAGAAGGGCAATAATCATCTGGTTGGTTTGATTCACCCCATTAAGTTGGAATATTTGATACTGTTCATTCGCCCCACCGGCATTGATAAGCTGGTAGCAAAGTTCTGTTGGGTTTAAGTATACGGTGTTAGTGAGAGGGTCCACCTTGCAAGTTTGCACACCAAAGAAAATCTGGTTTGCTCCCTGTGTGGCAACGATTTCTACGGGAGTGTAAATAGCATTTGAAAGTGCAGTAGTGGGCTTGATAGCGAGAAGAGCTTTGCTAGAAATCTGTAATGGAACATAGCTGACAAAACTTCTATATGTTGAAGAGCTACTCCCCCAAGTGAATACCTGTCCATCAGTCTGTTGAGAATCGCTTGCTCCCCTTACATAGATATCCACACAACCAAATATATGCTTTCCACCTCCGGCCATTGTAGGCTGGATGAGCCAGTCTCGAAGCATTTCCACATCACCGGCAGCTACTACGTTTGCTCCGATGATCCCTGGAGTGGCCAACGCAGTGTTCAAATAACCTAGCCGACTACCACTATCCACTCCAACAACCATACGATTCTTGATCATAACCGCATAAGATGAATTGGATTGTTGGTCTGTGCCATATGTGGCTGGCCCTTGGTTGATACAAAGCCAGCCGGAGGGTAACCCTGAAGCCTGTGTAATCGCACCCGCACCCACGTTTCCAATGGACCCCACTACTGTGCATTCTGCTGGGACATTCACACTCCACCAATTATTGGCCGAATTATAGATTGAGCTAATGCTCTGTGGGGTAACAACCGCTGATCCCACCGCAGAGAAGGTCACCGCTGGTGCCTGACTGTTACCAATAGAGGAAAAAGTCATTGCTGATTGGGTGAACGACACTTCCGTGGTGGGCTTGGTGTAGGTAAAGAGGGTCATCATGACCACTGATTGAGTGGCCCCACCTCTTGGAACCCCCGCTCTTTCTCCAAGAATATCGAACTGTTTGTTAATCAAAAGCTGAGTATTAGACGCAGATAAGTTCCATGCGGTAGCGATTTGAGATTTGAATGGACTGGTGTTGAATGGGTCTGAAATGCCATCCCCGTCATAGTCATCAATCGTTGCCATCGCACTGATTGATTGAGAGCAACGACCAAACCATTCCCTCACAGATTGCTGAGAAAGCTCCAAACTGATTGGGTCAATGTGAAGATCCCTAAGCTCGGATCTAGGAGTCAAATCCAATTGTGGGTAGTTTGCCATCGCAGAACTAATTAAGCGTGAGGCGATGTCTTCTTTCTGCTGAAGATACTGGTAATCATAAGGACTTACTTGCCGCAAGTCAACGAAACCTAATTGGAAGGGACCGTTGAAATTGGACTCGTAAACTGTGTTTGTTGTTGGATCCTGCACCACTGTAGAAAGAACAGCGTAGAAGTAACTAGCTCCTCCAGCAATCGACTGAGGAAATATGACCGAACTGAAGCTCACAGGAGTGGTAGTGGCAGTGGTGGTTGTGGTAGTCTGGTTATCCACCACTGCTGTGGAAGTGGTGGAGCTAGTAATGCTATTAATGGCTCTTGTTATTTGGGTTACCAATGGGCCATACTGTTGGTAGGGGACGTTGATCCCCGTTGAATCAGTGCTATACTGCACTCGAACACCCATGAAACCAGGAGTGGTGGGGAGCACCCATTCCAATTGCGCTTGATTCAACCCGTTATAGGTAGCTACCCCAGATGGGGGATTAAGAACTGGAAGAACCCCTGTGAGTCCTGTGTAGACTATTCCAAATGAGGCGGTGGGGGTTGCGAAGGCTTGACCTGGAAGCGGTGGGTTAGATATATCATAGTTCGTCCCAACAGCTAAAACCTGGATTACCGAAGATGAGGGAGTCAAACCCGTTACGCTTATAGTAAATTGATTGAAGCCTCCGATCAGGGTGGGTGAGGTGGAAGGAAAGGTGCCCCCCTCAATCGATACAGTTACTGCAATTACAGCCGTGGGGGCATTGTATACTAAATCTATTCCGTTTGTGTCTATACCAAGCTCTTGACCGGTCACTATGGGGCTAATGAGGGTCAAGGGGCTTAGGGTAACTTGGGGTATGACTGTCATTCTCGGCCTCTTAATTCTGAATGTTGTTGTTGGTGGTTTGAAGTGTGAAACTCAAGGGAAGGGGACGAGGGGTGCCGTAAGAGGAGACCATCATATTTGTTGTAATAATAGTGGGGTCCTCAGTATTCCTTACTGAACTAATACTCTCAATATCCTTCAACACTTCCTGTGGGGTCAATACCTGCACATTTTTTTGAGCTAGCTGTATCCTCTTCAGATTATCCAGTGCGTTTGAACACTCATTAGAGATATCATCCTCAGTTCCTAGAAACTTTTGTCCAATGAAGTTTTTTAATTGAGAGGTAAAGGCAGGATAAAATATACAGTTGGAAGTTAAGAGAAACTTGTAAATGCGCTGAACAAGTTTGTAGAACTCCCATACATGTAGGAAGGATCCATTTTGGGCAATCGTGTAGTCATTTACTTTATTGAACCCGTTGCACTTCAAACAGTAGGCTGCAACTGTGATATATTGAATCTCTATGACCGGGTTGGTCAACCGCATCGACTGTCGAAACATGATCTTAGAGAGTTGAGCGGAGGCGGGAAAAGAGGTATCAGGCCATACATCCCAACCGTATTGCGGATGATTTTGAGGAATCTCCACACCTGAAATGAACACCTTTACCGAGGCTTTGGCACTCACCGTTCCCCTGATATGAATAGCATCCTGGTAGGCATTGGGGCTGGCATAGAGAAGAGTTTTAAGATCCGTTAAATCAACCGTCATCCTCTCCTTCACTTGGAGGTGGTTGCAGGGGGATAGGCGCACATCAAAATCGTAGGACATAGTTCTCTCAAAATAGCTCCGGATAGCCAGATAGTTGGATTAGCTTCCGGCACCCGCCTGTTGAGGGGTACCCGGAATTGCAGCCCCACTGGATAGGTGGCTGAATTGAGAGAGTTCCCATGCGGTCGGCTGATCTAACTGATTGACACGGAAGTAAGGCCCAGGAATTGAAATGTTGTTTACACCTACAACTGGAGTTTTGATGTCATCAACAAGAACATTCTGATACTCATTCTTTCCAAACATAGTGGTTAACTCAGTCTGAAGCAATGGGACTTGAATTTCCGCATCATTATGTAAATTGGCCATGTCTTCATGCCGCTCTATATGGTTCCGTAACCAATTCATCCAGAACATCCCCTCATCATCACGCTGTAACATATACTGATAATAATTTTTTATCTTGCTCATGTTTACGGCACTGAGTTGGTCATTCCCGTTCACATAGGTAAAGTGGCCACTCGGTCCAGGCTGCCACTCTGCTTTTTGAAAACTAGGAAGCATTGGCTGTGGGGCAGATATATCGGGATATTCAGTCGCATAATATTTTTCCAGCAAACCAGCCGACTTTCTCAACTGGTTCGCTCTGATTTGATACCATGCCATAGCCAGAGGTTGATTTGGGCTATTCCTGGTAATCCAGGTGTTCAGAGAATCATTTTGAGTTTGGGACATGTGTCCCAAGAAATTGAAGGGAGGACCGGGCAGGGCGTAAGTATACGGAGATGTCATTTAATCCTCACTAATAACCCTGACCCTTATCATTATATGGAGGAGCGGGGGCAATCTCCACAGCTTCCACGGCTAGTAATACGTTGAGAGGTGCATCAAACATGCCGGATTTGGCGTGAATGGTGATATTGTAGCCTGGGCTGGGTGGCGCACCATTGGCCGTAGCGGTCAGTGTGGTAGTCAATGCGGTCCCCCCTGGCAGTAAGCTGAGGGTGGTGGGTGCGAAAATGAAAGTTGTTCCAGAAGGCTGACCTGTGACAGTGAAATTCAAGGTGCCGACGAAGAGGAAGCTGGGGGTGTATTTGAGCACCCAAGCAACAGAAGAAGTCCCATCCTGGACAAACGTCTGGGTTGTTGCAGAGGTGGTGGAGACGGTGTAGTCTGGAATGGTACCACCGATAGCACTCTGATTCGTAGAGAAGGCGATAGAGCCAGTCTGCACCTGTGTTTGCGAGGCTCCGGGGTCCAAATCGGTTGTCAATTTCCATGCGATTGTATGATTTCCAGTCGGAACAGAGAACTGAGTCGTATCGATAGATGCAAGACCCATAGCAATGTCTCCGTTCACAGGGTTGGTATAAGTTGTAGTCAGATTAGCAGTAACAAAGGATCCGCTATCAATCTGATACTGAATCAAGGAGACAACTTCTGGAGCCGCATTTACCACATTCTTTGGGTTCCAGTTGGGGGAGATATAGAACTCAACCGTGCCACTGAAATACAGATTGGTAGCTGGATTTCCCTTATCATCAAACCACACGCCTGACGAATAGGAGTATTCATCCCCACCGACCAGAGCGTAAATAGTGTAGGCTGTAGTGCTCCCAGTTAGGTTTCCATTGATATAAAAAGATCCAAACCAATTTGTATAAGGAACAGTTGGACCAGTTGCTGAATAGCCAATTGACCACTCTGGGTAAGCGTTCCCTGAGGGGTCTAGCAGCAGCGTGGATGTATCAAAATTTGCATAGTATTGCTGCTGATAAACATTGTCCTGTTGAGCATTAATTACTATGGTTGGGGCTCCAACTTTTTCCATAGCCATAACGATTGTCCGATTATTGATACTCTGGAGTTTAGGACTAGAGTAAGAGGTTCCCGTAACAAAATTGGCAGGCATAGCTACAATATTTACCGGAGCGGTCAGATCTGACAGAGTTCCAGAAGTGAGGGTTATCTGAGCTGTCAATCCTCCAGCGATGACACTAGAGGTAGCGGTTACGATGCCGTGAATGACGTCAGTTCCGGAGCCCCCGACCAGTGTAGCAGCCGTTGTGGCAATGGGGATGGCTGAGGAAACTTCTGAGACAATACTGAAACTCCAACCACTAGATGGGTAGGTTAGAGCCTGGGTTACAATTGTGTCTCCACTCAGGTAAGTGGCATTCTCAGTGAAAGCAAAAACGAGGCTCTGCATGGAGGAAGGTTGAGCAGCAATTGCCGTAGCGGTCATGCTCCACCCCGTGATCTGCCCATTCGCATTGGTGATTGGGGTGGGGGCTCCTAGAGTGACACCGCTCCCAGTAATGGAGGGTGAGAAGGTGGGGGACTGTGAGCTGTGCAGCCTTCTAACTAGAGACACCGTGATAACATGAGTCGCCCCATCAGCTACGATGCTAGTCGGAGAAATGGAAGCAACTTGGGGCTGACAGAGAGCCCACACATCAAAAGTAAATTGAGAACCACCGGACCCAGGTCCATTTGCTCCAGAAGCTGGGGGGATAAATGTATAGAGGTCATACTGATTAGAATTACTTATAAAGGCGATATCAGTCAATGCGATTGAGACTGGAAAATTATCTGCCATCGCTGGGTCCCAAGTGAATGGGGAGGTGGGACTCCCACCAATATATTGAAGCTGAGTGGTATCACTTACTGAATCATAAGCTATTTGTAATCTACCCTGCCCAGATCCCAGTGCCTTTGAAAACCCAATTACGTTATTTTGAAGGGCCAGTGGCTGTGTGGCGGATTGATTGGCTCCAGTTGCGTAAACTATCCCCGCCACTGTAGTGCTATTTGTCAAGTAAACATACCCCGAGTAACCTTCGAGGAGTGGAATGTATGGAACTGGATTAGTGGAAGACATTAATTCCTCTTAATAGGTTGGAAGAGCGACCAAGAAGCCCTGCAATATTGTTAATACTCCAGGATTAATGGTTTGGAATGAGAAGGTTCCACTGGCCTTGGCCCCATTGGCAGTATTAATTAGTGTAATATCCAAGGAATTGCTTTGGATTCCAAGAGGAGCATTGGTCATATAACCATTTTGAAGCCCCTCAAATACTAGTTTAATAACGACAATTCCAGTGCTGCTAATTGACTCGATAACCCCCACCATATTTGAGTAGGCTCCAGTGTTGCTATTGACAGTGGTAGTGACCTGAAGCTGAGAAGCTGTTACCCCGGCTGGGATGCCGCTTCCATAAATATAGAAGCTCTGGTTGGGTCGGGGATTGATGGCTTGAATGTCGCCAGGAACTAAACCGATTGTACCCAAGAAGCCGGTTTGCGACCCACTGATAGAGTCAGGTCCAGTTTGTAGCGCACCCAAAGGAGTGATGGTTTGCACCTGGAGATTCAAGGTTGCGCTGACGGTAGCTCCATCCGAATCAGTAACGGTGAACTCAACTGGTTGATTGAAGAGCGCAGTTGTCCCTGTAGTGGCGAGAACCCCACCCTCTGAAAGACTAACTCCGGTGGGTAGCACAGAGGCTAGATTGCAACTGTTACTGAGTGACTGAGAACAAGAGACTGTTTTTGGCAGAGTATCGGTTGGGGAAAGCTGGAAGGGGATGTTGATCACGCCTCTGATGGTCTGGTTGGTAACCGTGTCGGTAACCTGGACGGTTCCAACGTAGTTGTAGAACAATGTCTTGGTCAAACCAGAAACGGCAGGAACGGTATTTGTCAGAGTTGACCAAGGGAACAGACCGGTTCCAGAGTAGAGACCACTACCTCCCGTGGCTGACACTGTGTAGGTTCCGGTTGCTCCAGTAGTAGTCAGGGTTCCTGTTGCCGCAACCGTAACGGTCCACCCATTTGCCAACAGCCCACCACTTGCGGGGTCAGAACATTCCCAGACATAACCTGTTCCGCTCCCTCCGGTCGCAGCTAGCGTGTAACTAAAAGGCTGCCCGTTGGGGATAATGGGGAGTGAAGAGGTGGTGATGGCTAATGTAGTGTTAACAATAGTGATGCTAAAGGTTGCAGTGGTGGTATCACTGATCCCATCAGTCAGTTGGAAAGTGGTGTTGTAGGTTCCGGTCCCCGCCGTGATGTTACCAGCCGTGATGGTTCCGGCAGAGTTCATTGACATCCCAGACGGGAGGGGAGTAGTTGTGGCCCAGGTGAGAGGTAGGTTGTTACTAAATCCAGAAAGATTGAAGGAGTAGTTGGATCCCGTCTGGCCTTGTGGAAGATTTGGACCAGGGGTGAGGATATCCACGCTTTCGATAGAATTGAGAATGATATACCCATTAACCAGTCCACCCGCACTATCAGCCAGCGTGACTTCAACTGACACGTTATTCAACACAGCCGTGGTGACCCCGCTGATAAAAGCGGTTCCCCCCTGATCCACGCCATTGGCGTTGATCTGTAAACCTGCTGGGGCTGAGGCTGGGTTGGAAAACAACCAAGTGTAGGGAAGGACTCCAGAGCCGGTGGCGGTCAGAGTGGCGGAATAGTTGCCACCTCTGGTGATTGGTCCCACCCCCGATACATTAATTCCCAAGGGTGGGGGCTTGGGGACAACCGATAGATTAAACGGGGAGGAGGTTGTGTTGCTGCCTGAATCGGTAACAGAAATGGTGATACCATACAGGACTGAAGCAGGGATTGGAAGGGTTGCCCCCGCTACGGTCCCGCTGATAATTCCGGTGCTGGTATTTAACGAAAGTCCGGTTGGTAAAGAAGGGGACACTCCCCAGACATAACCAGTTCCAGTGCCACCCTGTGCCAACAACTTGAGGCTGTAAGGGACATTCAATTCCACATTAGGTAGTGGGGAAGCATTGATTATAGTCAGAGCAGATTCCACCGTTACCTGAATGGCCTGATTAAAGATGTTGTCATCTGAGTCAGTCACGGTAAACGTGATGGACTGAGCATAGCCTACATTTGAGGAGATACCACTTAGCAAACCGGTGGCACTTAAAGTAACCCCGCTTGGAAGAGTTCCCGAAGAGACGGTCCATGTGTAGCCACCCACCCCACCAACAGCGGTGAGTTGCTGGGAGTAGCTTTGAGTAGAGATGACGGAGGGGATGACAGTAGAGGTGATGGCAAGGGGGGCGATAAACGTTACTTCCAATCGCTTATAAATGTAGCCCTTCTTTCCAGTGCTGCTGATTGAGTTAACCCAGAAGTCAAAATAACCAGCTTCGGTGGGAGTGCCGGTGATAAGCAGAGTGTTACCACTCGTTGTAATGGTGAGACCGGCTGGCATATTTCCGAAAATCACGGAACCGCTAGTCAGAGCATCGGTTGAGGTGGAGGTGATGAACCCATTGTAGACTGATCCCAGCTTTCCGATTGGAAGGCTCTCGATCAGTGTGTAGTCACTTGCAAAGAAGTTGAAGTTGATAGTGAAGGTTCCAACAACAACGCCGCTCTGATTAACAAATTCGATGATTGCGGGAGAGGTGTTGGCACTTTCGACTGGTCCGTATATCAATCCGGTATGTTGATCCAGGCTCAATCCAGTGGGGAGAGAGGAGCCTGCTTGGACTCGAACATACCATGTCGCATCCCTGTCGTTATCTGGGGAGTTGAAGTAGGGCTTCTGGACGTTTAGAGTGAAGAAATCTCCTACGACCGCCGGAACGGTCATAACTGTGTTTGCTCCTAGATTTTCAAGGCTGCTCCCCGCATAGGGGATCGTGACATACGAGCGGTTGAGGGTGCCGATGACTTGGCTTGCTCTGATGAGAGGGATCTTTACATTGGCAATCGCGTTGATAGAAGTAGTTGGGGGTCCGGAAACTTCGATAAACTTGGATGGACCATCCACATATACCGTCAGGCCATTGGCTAGAGTGACCGCTGGAGAGGTCCCGATTACCACACCGGACTGACTTCCAGATACCTGGAAATCGTATGGGGTAGTATCTGAGGTGGCCCAGTATTTGTTTATTGCATAAGGAATAGGAGCAATGACAGAAGTTGTAGTGTTTAAAAGATAGTTGTAGGTTCTGGTTGTTATATTACTTGCACTATCTGAAATTCCTATATTGAACTGATGAGAGCCAGTTTTGATTCCAGCTTCATCTACAAATAAGATTTCGATCTGCCCATCGACCAGCTTGTAACCTGTGTCGGAGGTGGCAATAACGGCGATAATTTTGGAAGTGGTATTTCCCAGTGAGTCTACCGCAACCAATCCAATGTGGTAGGTGCCAAATCCATTCACCGTATAGCCTACTGTACCCTCCTCAACCAGAGCGGAGGCTACAGTAGTCGAAGCGGGAAGCACATTCCAAACTACATTTCCAGAGCCCCCATACTGCTCTAGCTCTAAGTAACCTAGGTATGGAAAAACAGTGGGAACAACAGCAATGGACTCGTTAAGAATGTTAAATGTCGTGTTGCTTAAGACATTGATAGGGACAATCTGGTCATTGGAATCCCCCGCCGTATCCACCACATGAACACGAATTGTGTATGTTCCGGCTGGAATGTAAGACCCACTCACCTGAAGGTAAGGCTGTCCACTGATGTTTACAATGCTTACATTGCTTGTTGGATTGGGGAGGGTGGTCTGGGGGTCATCGTAAACGATGGAGAAGCCGTATGGAGCCGTCCCCCCCACTGCCACAAGCTCAACTGTTGTGCTTGGGGTAGCGATTCCACTCCCCGAAATAGAAGCAGAACTCAATTGGTAATCAATCTGAGCCAGCACATCTAATCCGGTCCAATCCGACCCATTCTGCACATCAATTTCAAGGATGTTAGTTCCTTTTTCGAATCCAATTGAAGTCGCATATGTTGAAGGAGGTGCAACAGGATTGGGGTTTGGGGCGTTATTGGTTATGGCTGGCTGAGGAGCCCCTATTACATTACTGTTCAAGGCCACTCTTGGGGAATAGTCTGAGCAGAGTAGGGCCAGATTAAGAGTTGCTGTAGAAAAGTTGCTAGGCAGAAGGAAGGTGGTATGGTAACGATAGCGAGTGTTCAGCCCACCACTGGGTGTAGAGGAAGTGGAGGGAGTGGGGCCGTCTCCCGCATTGACCCAGGTAGTCCCAGCCAACGTCCCCCAGTTTGGGTTAGGCTGCATAGCCTTTGCTGGGATGTAAGTCCCAGTCACCACGTTACCGGTCATTGTGGCTACCTGCCAGTCAAGATCAGACTGTCCGTATGCTCCAGGCCCAGTGGTGATGGTTACTGCGTTGACTGGTCCAGAGATTCCAGTGGTGCCAGTGGCTGAGCTAGGGGGGACCGCCTTCACACCCGCCTCTGTTAAGCTAATATCGGCAAGCTGCCAACCCGTTCCCACATAATAGGGTGCTCCGTTTGCAGAGTAGGGGTAACCCACTGGAAGAACAAATCCGCCTGAAAGGGTGAAGCGAACCAAAATACTGGCCGCTTCAAGGGCTGTAATGCCGGGTATGGTGGTATCATATTGATTTCCTGATGTGATGCCCCACCAGGGTTGGACAGCCCCATTCTGAAGGCTTGTGCCGTGGGAAATAGCCGTGTTCGGCCCTAGAGTTTCCACCAGATAGCACCAAAAGAGTCCTCCACTCAACCCTGTGTTGTCAGAAGTGGTGGGCCAAGATAGACTGGTGATGGACACCCAGGTATTCCCACCATCAGTGGAGTAGTCTAAAGCCATAGTTGGAACGGTGTCATCTGTTTTTAGAGCAGCAATTGCGTTGTAGCCGCAGACTACTGAAAGAAGGCCGTCAGCCCAGCTATCGGTTAGAGTTGGGAACGCTCCATATACCACGGTTTTAGTGTTCATTCCCTGCGCTGAGGCAGGAGCCGCCAAGGCTTTAAACCCAGTATGGTATTGTTGAACCAGAATGTTCGAATTGGAGTTGGTGGCCCAAGGATTTATGATTTGCCCATTAACCCCAAACGGTGAGACCTGTCCCGCTGGGAGAGATGAACTATACCACCACCCCCCACTGGTAAAAGGAAACTCATTCCCTCCCGAAGGGCTGACTACTACACTCGCTGGATGCAAGGTAGGATCAAAATAAAACCCATCGTTAGTGGTTTCAGTTACTGGGCGCAAAATCTGAGTCATCGGGTGCCTTCTATTAAGGATGTCGAAAATCCGTTTGTTTAAGCCACAATCAGGGTGATGATGCTGGTCCCGCTGGTAGAAACCCCAGTTGAATCAGTAACAGTGATGCCAAGAGTGACGGTGTAAACCCCTGCGGTAGGAGCCCCTGCATATGCCGGGATGGTGAAACTCTGCCCAGTCTGACCGGATAGCTGTAACCCTCCGTTCCAAAGTCCAGTGATGTTGTCAGTTGGGGCATAATCCTGATAAGTCACAGGATAGGCAGAGTTATTTACCACAAGAAGTTCGTTGGATGGACTTGACTTGATGAAGGCGCTAGCCCCAGAACTCATCGAAACAGAGGTTACGTTCCAAGTGAAAGGTGGGTGGCCAAGCTGAACATGAATGCACTCAGCCGTCGAATAGGAGACAGATTGACCAGCGGTAAATGCGTGAGCGGTAGAGACAAACTGCACGGTATTCATTGTCTCGGCCTGCACATAAACTGAGATGGTTGCGACCACACTAGTCACCAACGGGGTTCCACTGCTATCCGCCACCTGATAGGTAATGTTAGTCGTGTAAGTATTCCCAGGAAGCCCCATAGCCACGTTGAAGAATGGCTGTCCGTTACTGTTTATACCGAAGTAGGTTGGGTTACTCACAACCGTGCAAACTGCTCCGTAAGGAGCGGTCCCACCACTGATGGATAGCGGGGGGGTGGAAATGATGAAGTTTGCAGAAGTGTACTCGGATACGGTGAAGGAGACCGTATTTCCTTGTGCCGCAAGGGCTGGGGGTGAAACAACAAAGCTAGCAGAGCCAGTTAAACTCCCGGCATTCTGAATAGAGAAGGTTCCGGTTCCTCCAACCGAAGCAGTAGTGAAAGTGTAATACAAATCATAAGTCTGGGCATAGGAGGAGTTATAGTGGTTGGTCACGTTTACAACCACTGGATTACTCAGAGTGCCAAGATTGGTGATGAGCCCAGGAGCCGGAGAAGCAGCGGACAGGAACCCTTCAACATGCAGACTGACGAACGGGCTGCCTTGAGCAAGGCTGTAAGTTGTATTCGGCTGAACCTGACCTCCACTGGTCAGATTGATAGTAGCGGTTTGTGGGTTAATAGTCAGTGGGATGGCAACGGCGAAGGCTGAATACCCCGGTGCGGTTGCGGTCAGATTTACCGTCACATTAGCTGTATTGATTGGAGTCCCAATCAGTTGAATAGTCTGGTTGTAGATGGCAGTGGCATTACCCCCACCAGAGATGGAAGTTCCATGCATCAAGACTGTTCCGCTTGGATCCGCAAGCAGCAATCCAGCCGGAAGCTGGCTATCCAGAGTCCAGGTAGCATTCGTGCTCAAAGTGATAGACTGTGCGAGTGGGGTGACGCTCACACCGGTCCAGAGAGGCCCGCCCGTTAGTGTGTTGGTCAGAGCCTGAAGGGCCGGGGCCAGCCCGGAACTTGAGGTTGTCATCGGGATAACCGTGAAGGGCACAGTTGCAACCGTAGACTGGTTACCATTCGCATCTGTCGCTTGAACTTGAACCATGTAATTCAGAGTTGAGTTCAAGGAGTTGGCAGACACAGTGGGGAGGCTGTTAACCAACAGGAAACACCCGGTATACGGGGTCTGTGCGGAAGTCCCGGTAGGACTGAGGAACGTGGTGGTGGTCTGATTGTTATGGACCGTTACACCTGGGAAAGTAGTTCCATTCACCAGTGAGAAGGTATAGGGTGCAGTGCCACCAGTTGCATTCAGGATATAGAACCAATTTACGTAGGTTGTGTTAGCCTGATAACCTAGAGCCGCTGCATTTAATGTATCTCCCTGCACGGTAGTTACGGTGACGACTGGAGTTGAGGTCCCGCCGCTGCCACCCCCCGCGACTGAGCAGTGAACGCTCATCTCCTTGGATAGATTATTGTTCGTTACCACAGTTCCCAGCGTGTAATTTCCAAGACTGCTGATAGCGGAGTTTGAGGGTGAGGTTCCCGTATCATCCAAGATGATGAACGTATAAGGGTTAGACCCTAAAGCAGTTGTGGTGACACCTTGAGTTGGAGTGACGGCGGCGGTATCGGCTGCTCTCATCTGTGTATGGGCGAGGTTTGAGTAATCACCTTGGTAGTAAGCGACACCCATAGGGAAGTAAGGGGTGGTGATCCCACTCTGTTGGGAAGTCACGCTTTGAGCAACCGCACCTGAGCTAATCGCACCAGCCTCACTGGGGGTTAGTAAGGAGATTCCAGGGAACACCTCGTTAACCACAGTGGTTCCGCTGGCCTGGGTGCTGGTGATGGTGCCACCGGCAACTGAGTAAAAAGCAAAATTGGTGGAATAAGTGTTAGAGTTTGTATCAGTTGCAATAATCTCTAGCACGTATGGGTTAGAGGCAGCGAGTGCAGGGGTGGTGAACTTGCTGGTTAACAGGGTGGTGGGCACCAGAGTGACGGTTCCAGTTGAAGTGGTTACAACCGGGCCTACGACTGTTTCACCCGCAGAATTGATTCCGGTGAAAGTGGGGTAGGGAATCGTGGTGGCCCCACCGATGCTCCATGTATAGACTTGCTGGTCTGCTGGGAGATTGGGCTGATGGACAGTGATGATAGGATCATAGATATCCTGCCACTGAGCGGGATAGGGCTTACCAGTGGTGGGGTCCACAAGATTGCTGTTTGAGGTAGAGAAAAGGGATTGCAGGATTCCAGAGAGCCCTGAACCAAGACCAGCGGTGGTTGCATCCACAATAAACTTGCTGTTATTAGACTGCCCCGCTCCGCCAACCGTGGAATAGAGATTAGTAAATTGGATTTGAGTCGCTTCGGTTCGCAGATCATATATTTGATTAGAAGTTGGGTTCCAGACAGCAATTCCAAAGAAAGACCCAGGAAGAGATGGTGGGAGGTAGGGAGACCCCTGCTGAGCGTCTGGTAGATTATTCAGAGGAGTGAAGGTCCAGTCAGTCGTGTAGGAACTACTGTTCTTGTTAATGATGACATATTCAAGAGCAGAAGGTCCGGTACCACCAGATCCACCCTTAAGAGTGGAGGTGAGGTTAATGACCTTGGAGACAGAAGCTCCGGTCTGGTCCACTACATGAGCTACGATTGAGTAGGCTCCATCCGCAAGGAAGGTTCCACCGGCCAGAGAGGCACTAACAATGGGGCTCAGTATCGTGTTGAGTGCAGGGACGGAGATGTCTAGACTCCAAACATATGGGGCAACCCCACCCGTAGCAGAGAGGGGGAAGGAGACGACATATGGGTAAGCGGTGGGGCTGAAAACCTGATCTCCGGTCATGATGGTAAGGGGGGGAGTTCCCAGACCAGAGACTACATCTACTGCCTCTGGGGAGATGATGGATAGTGCGTTTCCAATGGAACTATCGGAAGTGAAAGAGGAGATGGTGTAGGGGCTTCGGCCACCAAAGACTGGAATGGCCATTTTGAAATCCATTCCCTCAGAGATGATGGTTTGGTCCATGTTTCCTAGAGTCAGATTCATGGGAAGCAACCACATTTGGAAACTCACTGAAGAGTAAGAACCAATGGAGTCTACTACTTCGGTGACGAATACAAACTGATTAACAAAATCGGAGTCGGAGTTATAGGTGACCGGATAACCACTGATCAGGCCAGAGCCAGCATCCAGGGAAAGTCCTAGTGGAAGCGCACCGTCCACGACACTCCAGGAGTAAGGAGGTAGCCCGCCCGTGGCGGTAAGCTGTGATTGGTAATATGCACCTACAGTGGCTGCGGGAGGCGTAACAGTCTGGACAGCAATATCTGACTCAATGGTGAGCATCACAGTGGCTTCAGCAATGAAAGCTGGGCTTGTCGCATCCTGCACAGAGAAGTTGATGTTATATACCCCCACTGCTAGCGGTGTCCCGCTTAGGGTTCCATCTAGAGATAGGTTGAGCCCGAACGGGAGGGAGTCGGAATACCAATCGTAGGGGGTGGTCCCACCTGTAGCTGAAAGCTGAGTCTCCTGCATTGGCTGCCCCACAATGGCAGTTGGCAGAGCCGTGGTGGAGATTAACACTGGGGTGACCAATGCCAGATTTGAAGTGAAGTTCAATGCCGGAATAACCAGATCCTTCAAGTTAGGACGATAGACCAAGGGAAATACATCTGCCGACATGGTATTCAACAGAGAAGAGGCGTTGTTGGTTCGGCTGGTGGCCACTAAAATCTTCAACTCTTGAGTCATATTGTCCTGCACTAGGGCTTTTACAATGACCATGTAAGGTTGAGGTTGGTAGGTGGAACTACTGGAGGATGCGATTTCGAATCCGGCCTCGCCTCCCAGACCTACGTTACCGGTTCCAATCACGCCTGCGGTAGTGGAATTATACACTTGATTCTGAACAAAGACACTGAAGGTCAATGAACGACGAAGGTAAACTGGGGGAGTCAGAGTGGAGTAATCGTATTCAAGCTCAACTAGAATAGCCTGACTGCCAGGGGTGCTGAAAGTCGTGGCCTGCGTCTTCTGACTGATTGGAAGCCAGCCAGTATTTGTGCCATTACTGTAGGTTATACGCCAGTAATCGGCTGCCGCATAGGACTGGCTCAGAGTGATGGTGAGAGATTGCCCGATGGAAAGGGTAGACTGACTGACCCCCACCAAGGAGTTATCGATTGGACCAGGGAACGCTAAGAAATTGGACCAGGGGTTAGAGTCCAGAATAGCCCCACGGTTGGATGACAAGGCCGTCATATTCATGGTATAACTATCGTTATTGGCCAGTTGGTAGGTGAAGAGCCTGGAATCATTTGAAGTGTTGCTTACTTCTAACCCAGTTGGAGGAAGACCAGCCAAATTAAATAGCTGAACTGGGGTTGCCCCATTGTCGGACAACTGGATGTTCCAACCTGAATAGAGGCTGTAAGTGTTGTTTACTGGCAGAGGATTCCAGATAACCGTCAACAAGTCGGAGTCATCAATCTCTGCGATGGTGGGGGCTCCAGAAAGCTGGGTAGCATTCACAGAACTATTGGAGACCACAACAGAAGGGATGGAATAGACACTGGTGCGATAATCTGTTCCGATGAGGGTGTATACACTGGTCCCCACGATAGTCTGAGTGCTCTGTACCGAATTGAGGACGCTAAGAGGGACATCAGCGTTTCTTTGGAGCATCAATGTTACGGGGGATCCCGTGACTCCCCAATTGACATTAAACTGGATGTTGTCAGGAGTCTGAGTAACGGCTGGACCGAAACTGGTTATGGTGAGTGGAGAGGCCGAGCCGGTTACGACCAAAGACACGTTCGTGAAGGAATTGGAATAGTTGGGCTCCGTTCCCAGCACCTGGAAGTTAAAGCTCCCCACTTGGGGGACCGCTCCCACGATCTGATTGTTCACGATACTGAGTCCTGGAGGGGCATTTACCAAAGAGAACTTGACATCAGTAATAGGTTGAAGAGTTCCGCTGTTGGTTGCGACTAGGGAAACGGGGGTGATGCTGCTTCCAGTGACTTGACTCAAGGTAATGATGGCGTTATTGTTTATGCTGAATGTTGGCAATCCGGTCGAGAGTAACACTGCACTCAATTGGCCAGTTCTAGTGGGGGAAGTTAAACTATTGTTTGCCGTCACCACCACTGTCCACTTGCCTTTGAATTGAGCGGTGGTAGGAATGACTAGATCAAAGGTGTTGGAAGGGGCTACAGAGGTCAGTGAGAAGGTTGTTGGAGGTGTGATGGAGGGCTCACCATTCGCAGATACCAGTGCTACCGTTACGTTGATGGTCTCCCCAGCCTGGAACTCGGTTGTGGGAGTGGCAGGGACAGATACGGTAAAAGGAACGGAACTTCCAGCAGGGCCAGTCTTAAAGGGAGCGTCAATCTGAAGTTTTATTGCACTCGTAGAAGTCCAAGTTCCAGTGGCCTGCCCGACTTGGAAGGGACCAAAGTTGAGGTTTGAAATGGTATTTCCAGAATCTTGGATTGCCACCTGGAATTGCACCGTTCCAGCCGTTTCCGGAGTCCAGTTCATGGAGGAAGAAGTGGTAGTCCCCCCCTCAGTAATCACACCCGTAGCGGTACCGGAAACGTTCCAGATGAAGGCAAGCCCCCCACCCAGTCCATCCAGATAATCAGATTGAATATTAAGCACCATGTAATCTTGGGTATTGTCGAAATAGCAAGACATTGCGGCATCTAGCATCCCCACCTTGGTTGCTAGAGTCCCTATCACAAGGCTCAGATCATACGGATAGGTCAGGGAGTCATACATGGTTCCAGGGCAGAAAGCCAAGAAATCATAGGTTGCGGGGGAAGAGGCTGCCATTCCTCCGGAGATTGAATTGATGTTTGGCTGTGCGACTTGAAGGGACGCAGAGTTTCCATCAGCCGTGATAAGCGAAAGACCGCCAGGAAGACCGACCGGGGTGATGTAGCTTACCTGTCCGTTGGAGATGGGGGTTCCGTTCAACCCCAGTGCCTGTAGGGTTACGGGAACTGCGGTGGAATCGTATGCTAGATAATTATTTGTCCTACCTGAAACTGAAATAGAAAGAGGTTCAAGAACCTCTATGGCCAACGGGTAGTAAACTTGTGTCACTCCATCATCAGCTTTAACATAACACTGGAAGAGTCGAGTATCTGCACTAGGGCTGATGAACTTCACCTGAGCCGTGTTGGTTGCAGAATTAGTCTCTAAGGTGAGCCAAGAGGGGTTTAGAAACAAGCCCCAGCTAACGGTACTGGCAGGATTCACAGCCGTCAGGGTCACCAAATTAGCCGTTTGAAGGGCTGCGATACGTACGATTGCCCCCTCATCATCAGCGTTCAGAGTAAGAAGCACGTTTTGTTGGTCAATCGTTGCGGCAGAGAGTGTTAAGGCCATTGTTTCAAGTCCTCATAAGAGCGGTCGGTATTCAGGAATTGGAGTTGTCTGTCAGTTGGGTAGAACTGCTATCAATCAGAACTCCTCCTGCAAATGGGGTTGCGTTGGCCGATCTTACAAGAGTTGAATTGGTAGTAATTGTGGCAGATCCCTTTGAAGTCCATGAGGACTGGCCATTACAAACCACCGTGGAGTTTAAGGAAGCCAGAACAACTGGAGTCACATTGGTCACATTGGTCTCTTCACCAAACCCATGATTTTCAAGGGTCAGGTTTGAAGTAAGCTCGATGTCAAAGAAAACAGGGCTGTTTGGTGTGCCCGTGGCTACTAATTTCAACCCCGAAACTGTCATTGATGTATCGCTGAGGAAGAAGCCCACACCAGTTCCAATCGAAAGAGTGCCGTTACTTACATTGACGGAGCAGTCTAAGAATCCCCCGGCCTGCTGGTTATTTGTCCATTTGCAATCCGAGAAATCGACCTGAGAATCAATTCCGTAGACTGCTGGGTTTCCCGCAGGGAAAGAGTCAAAAGTTACTCCGTTAAACAACACCCGAGAATTGTTAACAATAAAAGCGGATAATGGGGCGTTACTTGGGGTGTAACCCACAGCCGTGATGGTCATATACCCGGAATCACCAGGGGCTCGTCCAATATAAAGACGACCCTCATCTTGCACCGTGTAGGATAAACCGGCCACACAAGTATTTGCCACAGGGGAAATTGTTCCGTCTCCAAGGTAAACATCCCTAAGACTGGAGGTGTTAAACAAATTCTGGATGACGAAAGGGGTTCCCGTCTGGACCAAATAGATGGCACAGGGATGACGGAGAATTGGAGGAAGCGAAGACAGAGCACCATAGATTGTCAACTTAGGTGTCTGAGCGGTTAATCCATCGTTGCCATCGTTGCCACTAACATTATTGACATAAAGATTGATGGGGGCAACGGTCATGACCCCCCCACTAGAGAGTGAGGACTCTGGGGTGGGGGAGGTAATAGCGAAGCCTACGTGGGGTGCAATTTTTGCAAACCCGCGACCCGAGGGGTAAGATAGCTGAATTAGCTTACGCTTCCATCCACCTACCGGTTCAATAAAATCGTTAGTATGCAGGGGGGTGAAGAAAGTGTGTTCAACGTTATTGAAACGCTTTGCCTCATAGTTGTTATCAAAGTAATTCCCCACGGCCTGATTGGTCATATCTGAGTCATTCCAGGTAGGTTGAGATGGGAGCGTAGTAATAATGGGAAGCTCTCTATTATAAGGATACACATCCTTTAGTCCGACAATTGGGGCAGCCCCGGTTCCATTGGTTGTCACCATGGCTGTATCTTCTGAATGAAGGAGTGTGTAAGTGTGGGTCGCATCCCCTTCTCCCTGATAAGGCAGATACTCCATTGCTACGGCCAGAGCGGAGTCTACACTGAATGAGGGGTTGATGGACCCGGCCATGAAGTAAGGGTATATGGCAACATTTGCTTCGCTGGGGACGGTGACAGTGGTGATGCCATTGAAAAATTGTACATCCAGTAAAGGGTAAGCCTTGAACCGCTGGGGGTAGGAAGGGTCATCAGCGACAAAGATGAACTTATTTAGAGTGCTCCCACCCACACCAGTTAGGGTTCCATTAGTGGTCCCAAAGATAAGGGAGGTGGAGGCAGTAGAGCCAGAACCAATCAGCGTGGAGCTTAGGAGTTTAATTCTAGGGTCAAGTGGGAACAGGCTGCTTGCAGAGTTCTGATAGTTGCCAAACAAAACAGTCTCGCTGATAGAGGAAACCGCCTTGACGGCTGAATTATAACTAAGTTGGGCCGTCTGGTTCAATACCACTGTGAAGACGATGTTTACTGTAGCAGGGACTTGCTGGATCATCACGGTGAAGTTAATTGGATCGACTGCCGTGTAATAAATTGAATAACTGACCCCCGAAGCCAAGTCTGTGGCCCCTACGACAAAAATACCGTTGAAGTTGGCATACCCGTTGATACTAGTCCTTGGGATAGTGAATTGGAGAACACTTAAACTATCATATGTTGTAGGTGTTCCACTTGAAGCGGGCAAGGGGATACTGACCCTGGTTCCGAATACTTTATTGGAATAGAGCGGGTTGTAAGCATTTAATGTGTTTTTTTGGTTGGTAACTGCTCGGAATGTTGAGTATTCAGATATACCAAAGACCGGAAAGGTCTTGTTAATCTGCCCATCGTAGAGCGACCCACCCATGATATTGATTGGAATCTGCTGCAATGAGTAGTTGGATCCGGCTGGGTAGAGAACCCCAACCGTCACATACAAATCATTTACCCCCGGATCAAAAGCAGTTCCGGACAGATTGCTGTTAAAGGTGGCCGTAGCGGTGCGACCTCCAATCCCAGTAGCGGTTATCTGGCCACTTAAAAGAAGAACTGGATTGATGGAGCCGTTGGATTGTGTGACCTGGGCCTGAACCATCAGGTAGGAGATGGTGGCTCCAAGGCGTGTATTTGAACTATCAAGATTGATAGTGATGCTATCACCTTTGCTCCATCTTACTCCATTGGTTCCAGTGACTTTGTTGTTTATCGAGATTGCTTGAATCGAATAGAAAGTTCTGAGGTCTGCCCCAAAGCCATTCATATACCCATCAAATGCCCCCAGATAATCGGTGTTAGGAATAGCCTGGGGGCCGAGAGCGATTGTATAGGGAAGGATGGAACCCATGATGGAGGGGTCTGCACCGGGAATCTCTCCCCTTCCAATCTTCTGATTGATATTTCCATTCACTAAATCTACGAAACCACTCTGAAGTAGCTTGTCCCAGTCGTAGCCATTCAGGCTCACCGATAGCCGAGTGTCCACCACATCTTCTGGGTAAACTGCATCCGCATACTTGTAGTCATAACGACCTGACACACCCGATGCCAGGAGACCGCTGTTGGCAATCTGAGAACTAGCGCAGCCATTGGGATTCACCGATGGGTCGAACACCCCTAGATTGCGCTGGAAGACCACTGCAAGAGGCATAGCGTAGCTGTAGCCATCAAGTGTGGGGATGGGAGGGGCGAAGGATCCGATGCCACTACCGGCCTGCCAGAGGCCAAAGTCACCATTAATTTGACCCATGTTCACGAATGGGTAGCCCGCATCCTGACCCACGACAATCTGAGACGGGGGGGTGGATAGCATAGCTTGCCCAAAAACGGCATCTTCAATAGTTCCCAATGAATCCAGCCCAAACCTACGCTGGGTAAAATCATAACTGAGCGGAACTCGAACGACACGAATGTTCCATTGAATCTGAGCCCGAGAAGTGGTGTTTAATCTCTGAAAGGGATCCAACACATCATCAGCGATCAAATTGGAGGGGTCGCAATTGATGCATCCCAATGCATAAATCCATCGGGCTCCCGTCACATCTACAAAATACCCTTGGCCATTACCAGGATCTAAAGCCTGATACCACAACTCTGCAAAGACTACATAGATGGCCGCAGAGTCTGCACCCTCCCCATAGGACCAACTGCTGGGGGCCGGGAGGACTACCTTATTCATAGTCAGATCTGTGGAACGACAGCCTCCTAGGGTGACGGTCTCACCGTTGAACATTACATCAAAAGCTGGGATGAGAAACACCTGTTCCTGGGCTTCGTTGAAAATATAGGGCTTTGCCTGAAGTGCTCCGGAAAAGACCATATTCTCCGTGAGCAGGTATCTTTTCATATCTTGTAAATCCTGGATCAGGTTGATATCCGCATCAGTGATGCGCTTATCATGTTTGCCGACTACCGTTGTAAAACTTCGTCCGCTGGGGTCCAAGGTTCTGCTGGTAGATCCTAATGGGTAAATCTTTTGGGACATGAACGCCACCTTAAAAATCAGCTTCAAGAAAGAACTCTGTATTCCTTTTATGTGGAGAGCACATGATTACCCAGCAACTCATCGTAAATCCAGGATTCGAGATTCAAAACAATCCTGATGGCTCATCTCCTTCGGCCTGGATGGTGGAATCCCCCTACATTTTAATGAATCGCACCGAAGCCTATTCTGGGCAGTGGTGTGCTTCTCTGTGTGGACATAGCTCAGATAATCAAATTGACACAATTTACCAATCCTTCACTATCCCGGCGAACTCCACAGCTTCTTTGTCTTTTCTCCTGCAAATAGATGACAGCCTGACACAACCTGACAGCCTGCTCACCCCTTCTTGCAGCCTTACCGTAGAGGTGGAGGATCAGTATAGTAGTTACACTACTGTGGCCACTTATAATGTGGGAAGTCCCTTGGTGGGAAAGGGGTGGGCTCAGCAGGGGGCTTACGATCTATCAGTTTTTGCGGGTCAAACCATCACACTAATCTTCACATCTACTCAGGCACGGTTTAACCAAGGGATGACCTTTAGTATTGATAACGTGTATGTTACCTCAATTTTGAATCTTCTCGTATCCTCCTATCCCCCCCTAATATCCAACCTCTCTCAAGATCTTCTGGGAGATATTCAGCTTTATGGGAGTAATGTATACTGCTCCTGTCTGGTTCCCGCACAAAGCACGGATTTATTCTATAATCCAACATTTGCTGGGGGCCTCACCGGTTATGCGGCGGATGGGTTCAAGTATACATCTGGAGTCCAGAACCCAACCCTGATAGCCCCTTGGTTCTCTGAAGCTCAGGGTGGGGGTGACCAGATGACCAGAGGTGACACGCAGGGGTTCCCAGCCGCTGCTTTAGTTCTGGTCACTGATGAGTCCATTGCCATTCTTGATCAAGTTGATAATATGAGCATGTGGATGATATTTAAAAAGGGTAGCAACAACGCCTATTCAGATACTTTTGGCATCGTAGGGGCTGCGTTTGTCCCCAGCAGTGCTAACTTCAGCTCTGGGGTCTTGTCGGTTACTTTCTCTCCCGCCCCTGGCACGGGCTCCACGGCCTTGGTGATCCTTAATATAGATTTCGTTAAGGACTACATCTTTATAGACACTGCAACAACTTAAACTTTCTGTTTCCAGGGTGAGGAGTCTCAAATGAATAAGTGGTTAAAAAGTTTGTTCAAAGACCTGTTTGCAGATAGTTCAAAAATAGATCCCCAGCGAAGAGCCCAAATTAATAAAATATTGATGTGGGGTGCGGGTGGACTTTTAGTATGCTTTATCGCGCTAGCTGCCTATGCCTCTCACACTCCGGTTAGTTCAGATAGCGCATGGTGGCAGGCTGTTGTTAGCGCCCGTCTCACTCTAGTCAGACTGTTGATGGCCCTTCCCGTTATCGCTCTAGGGTTTCTTTCTGCTGCAACCCTTTTTAACGTGGCAGAAAACTCGCGTTTGGGTAAAAAATATTTGGAGCCCCAAGATGGGGAGTCAGAAGAAATTAAGAGTAGAAAAATCTCAAATGGTGGAATTTTACTAGCGGCATTGGTGGGTAGCCTCCTCAACGCTTTAGTGCAAAGCCTGCTTAAATGAAATGGCAAGGATTACTTCTGGGTTTGATTCTCCCCCTCCCCTACCAGGGGCAGTTTCAGCAGATAGATGGTATCAGATGGGTTGACCGTATCAGCCAGTGTTATCAAGAGTCTGGGTTAAGTCCAAAGGCTGTCAGCAGTTGCGGAGCAAAAGGTATCGCTCAATTTATGCCAAAGACTGCGAAACAATACCATCTGACTGACCCTACCGATGTTCCAGCGTCTATCCGAGCCAATTCAAAATATATGCTCAGGCTGGAGGCGCAATGCCATCAAGATTGGGATGCGGCTCTGTGCTCGTACAATGCCGGATTCGGAAATTATCAGAAGGCAGAGTATTTGGCTGAACAGTTGGGCGGAAACATGACTTGGCAGCAGACCATGCCCCACGTGATTAAGGATGCCCAACAGCCAATTCAATACGTGGTTTTGATACATAAATGGAAGTCCCAGATTCAAAAACAACTTAATTAATTCCTTCCAACTTCACTGGCTGGTAAGGACATATCCCCCTCATGAACGATCTGGAGGGGTCCAGGAATCTGAATCACTTCTGGCTCTCCTTTCTCCTGTGGTGGAGGAGGTAGAATCTCCCTGGAGTTCTTTAGAAGACCCCACACCTGTCCCGCAATCGCCAACTCTTCCGGGTCCAGACCGCCCCCCACATGTTTATGGAAAACGAACATTAGGTATTCGTAATGTTCTTTATTCGGAAGAGTGACGATATGCATAGGTAAGACTCCTTCTACTTATTACTCGGTTACAGTCCCATCGCTTTATACAGCTTTGCTGCTTCGAGAACGTCTCTGGAGTATGCTGAGGGCTTTACTATCCTAGGTCCCCCCTGATACATAGAAAGTGAGATTTCAAACTGACCCAGCTTCTCCAGGCCCAGGTCTACGGCCATATCATGATAGTCTGCCAAGGTGCCGATCCCAGCGATGATACTGTTAATTGGGTCCATAAGCGCCTTCCTCGTTGGATCAATTCGCTCAGTTCTCAAATAGGGCTTTGCGGTAGCGGGCATGACTTGCATAATACCCACGGCCCCGGCTGAACTAGTCATATCGGTCTTCCAGGTTCCTCCTGTCTCAACATGAATTAAACCGCAGGCAAGGGATAACGGGATTTGCTTGACTGTGGCCATGTTCTTCAAAGTTCTAGCGATGAGGACTTTGGTCTCCATTGGGAGAGAAAGTTTTTCATCAACAACTTTGAGCAGTATTGCTTCCTGATTATTTTGACTCAGTGCCGCGACCAGTTCCATATGGTCCTTTTGGGCATTCCGAATCATGGTGTAGACTCCAAACAATCCGGCAATGACGACCAACGCGCTTACCAGCGCAGAGATGATGCTGGCAGGAATGTGGGAAGTCTTGAGGATTGAGACGGGGACTACTTGGTGAATCGTTGGTTCTTCGCTCATGGTTCTCCTTAATTGGAAAAGAGCAAGGATGCGACCCCTGCTCTAGGATTATACTTTGATTTGCGCAGTTTTGGGTAGGATTATTTCACAAAACTATTTCAAATCTCCGTAAAGTTGATGTCTGAAACGAGTTGCTTGATCACTTCAGACATTGCGCTGTTGCGGACTTCATTGTCCACTTTCTGGAGCAGATCGTTCTTTGCAACGTCCACTCGTTTGTCAATCTCCCCGTTTATTTGGTCTTTGATACGGGGGTCCACACCGTCATGGAATACGTTCCTCATGAAAAACTCGGATTTGGACTCCGGGCTGAGGTTGTTCCATTCGATTTTATTCATATTTTTGAAGCTAAGTTGCCCTTCGACGTTGGTCTGGAGCATATTGAGCAAATCATTGTTGAGCAGATCTGATTTTTTGGTAATTTCCATTGCGGCCTCTTAGAGATGTTACTGCGTTCTGGTCAGTCGCCAAGAACCTCATTGAAGTTCTCCTGCAACCACCGCTGAGCCTCATCCTGCTCAGAGGGGTCTTTAGCTTTTGAGGTTGGCATGACATTCTCATCGAATGCATAAATGTGCCCAGATGCCGATTTAACTAGAATAGATTTAGCGGTTACAATGGCAGAGAACTCTTTCAACTGGGGCATCTGAGGGGTCAGCTCCCCCTCTGTTATGAATCTACCAGGACCATCCTTTTTTGAAACTACTGCCTCCTCAGCGACCTCAGTCTCCGAGTTACCCTCGTCCAACCGTTTGAACTCCACCAAATGAGCTTCAATCTTCCAGACCCACTTTTCAAGTTCTCGACCAAACTCAATCAACACATCCTTGGTGGTCTCATCGTCTCCTAGCTGAGGGATGGTGGTGTGGACGATGGTCGCTAACGCATTTCCTGCAACTGCAATACTCTCCAGCAGGAACTTCTCATCTCCTAGGAGTGGGGGACCAGAGAAGCCCTCTAGCGCACAGGCGGCTCCACCTTGTTGAACGATTCGTTCGGCCAGCGTATCGGCCCAATCGTTCATAAAATCGTAGAAGTCCCCAAACAGTTCATGCAATGGGAGAAAGCTTGGTCCCTTGACATTCCAATGAGCCTCTCGGCAACGTAGGGCAAGGGTTGTGGCCCCACTTACTAATGGATGGAGTAGGGTCAGGGCTGCTCCATCGAGATTAATTTTAGCTTGTTTCATCGTAGCCTCCACTTCTAGAAGTGGAAAGTCGTTTGATTAGACGACCCCAGGCTGATTGGGCTTCCGGTTAGCCTTTGATTTATCTGCTATCTCTTGAAACTGTTCAGGATGAACTAGTAGTTGTGCCGCATCTTCCCTGACGGTTTCTGAGAAATGGTGAAAATCTGAGCCGTGCCCTATACTGAGGTGATGCTCTTCCGTGGTCCCCATACACAAGGTTATTAGGTTACTGGGATCTAGCTCTTTTGACGGATCATCGTTAAATGGTAGACAGTGGTGGCATTGGAGTAGGGTAGTCCCTCCGCAGGCAGCACATTTGGGGTTCTTTTCTAGAAAGTGTTTACGAACCGTAGGCCATCTATCACTTCGGGTTGCCGGTTTGGTAAGGGATTCCCTGATAACCGAATGGACGATTCGGGCCAAGTGCAGTATGTGTTTAATCATTACTGTTGCTTACCGGCTTCTTCAACCGTGTAGAGAGCCCAAAGGTCATCAGCCAAGTTTGCGTTGAGCAGATAGTCATAGGGCATATAGAAATAACCCTTGTCACCCCAATCGGCCCCCCAACTGTTGCGAATGATGAACGTTCTTTTGGAACGCTCGTACCCGACACAGAGAACTGCGTGACCCCCTAGACACTGTTCAGTGGGACTGGGCATTGCCATAATCCCAGTCTGAGCAACTGCCTCTGACTCAAAGGAAGAGTAGACGGTGAACCCAAAAATGACCGGATAACCCTTGAATAGACATTCCTCAATTCCAGCTTGTGACTGTTCAACCCGAGCATACTGCAACGCTAGGTCCTGAGCCGCTGCTTTGACATAGGCATCAGGAGGGGCGGTAGCAAACTTGGCTGGGACGTATGGCCACAAGGCTTCTGAAGCAGCACCATTGGTGGCCAAAACTTTCACCGCATCACGAATCTGTGCCCCGGAATCTGAGGGTACCGTCCCTTCGAGAAACCGTTCTCCATAATAGATGGCGAGTCGGCTGGGAGTCCAACTAGGCAGTCCTTGCCTAATCAAATCATATTCAAATGCTGCCGCACTGGATTGACTAGTGCAACTCCCTAACGTTGTCTGATCGTAAACAGCAGGCATCTTTGGTCTTAGGTCAACCGTGTCCGGAGCTGCAATTGGAGCGGTTGCTCTGGCTAAACGAAAATCACGAAAATCTGGCAAATCTGGGTGCCACCCACCCTTAAAAATTCTCATCATCCCTCCCGAGATTCTACTAAAGGGATGGGGTATTATATTTTTAGGGTTCGTCAGGGTTCATTGAAACGAGGGATTTTAGACTTCTGATTTGTAAACTAACTCTATTGATTGAATCGTTTAAAGTTGACAAGACATTTTCAAGATTATCTTTTATTCTCTCACAGCCCACCACTACTCGGGCTTGACTGACCTGGATGAGGGCTTGGCTTATTTTGATATCAGCTTGACTGAGCTTAATGTCAGATTGGTTCTTTTTAATCGTATCGGTCGCAGTCTTCACCGCAATCAGTTGATCCGCAACCACATCGTTGACTTCCCTCAACTCCGCTAATTTTGCACTCAGTATGTCTCCGAGACTGACAATCTCAGCCTGAATCTTTTCAATGTTGAGTTTTCCTCCGTCATCCATAAAACCCCCTTCAAATGAATTAAGAAGTCAGAAAGGCAAATCACTTCAATTGAGGCAGAACGCCACACTCAACTATGACTTCTATTTCTTAAGCACAGGTATTCCAATATTTCTATTCTGGCACGGAACCTGCTTATTCTTCAGTCTCAACTTCATTTCTTTTAAGGAGATAATATGAAGAGATTCTCGCTCGTCGTTCTCGCCCTCGCCTTCGGAGCCATCGGTTTCGCACAGGCTCCCGCTCCAGTGGCACCCGCAGCCCCCAAGGCCGCAGTGGTCAAGACCGTCCCAGCCCCCAAGGCAAAGAAGGCCGTCAAGAAGGCAAAGGTAGCCCTCAAGGCGACCAAGGCCCCCAAGACTGCCTCTCAGAAGAAGGAAGTCAAGCCCATCGTCCCCAAGGTCGTGAAGCCCTAAAGGCTTGCTAGACAAAGCAAAGGCCCCCTTCGGGGGCCTTTTTTACTAGTTTCAGATTAATCTCTTCCCTTACTCCATTTCCTCGCTTGCATTTCGTTTAGTTTCATCACATCCATAGCATACCAGTAGGCCCGCTCCGGATCAGTCCGAATCGTCGGCTCCGCCTCCGGCCATCTTTGTTTCATCACACTCCGAGCATACCAGTAGGCCCACTTTGGATCAGTCCGAATCGTTGGCTCCGCCTCTGGCCATCTTTGTTTCAGCACATCCATAGCATACCGGTAGGCCCACCCAGGATCAGTCCGAATAATCGGCTCCGCCTCCGGCCATCTTTGTTTTATCACATCCCGAGCATACCAGTAGGCCCACTCCGGATCAGTCCGAATCATCGGCTCCGCCTCCGGCCATCTTTGTTTCATCACACTCCGAGCATACCGGTAGGCCCACTCCGGATCAGTCCGAATCGTTGGCTCCGCCTCTGGCCATCTTTGTTTCAGCACATCCATAGCATACCGGTAGGCCCACTCCGGATCAGTCCGAATCATCGGCTCCGCCTCCGGCCATCTTTGTTTC